CAGATACATCACCTGTCTTACTAGCGCTATCAAAAGTAAATTTACCCTCTTCTAATGCTTTTATCTGTGACTCTGTTGCATGAGATTGATTATACTTTACACCAACATCTGAGAATTGTGTATATAAGTTCTCATAACTTGTACCAAATTGACCCATTATCCAGGGTTCGAAGATTACTGTTTTCCAAATTGCAGCCTCAGTAGCCTTAGAAGCTACCGAACTACCGATTACATCATCTTCTTGATACGTTAAGTTGATTGCCTCGTTAAATATCTTATCAACAAAAGTTGTTCCTGCCACAATCACATTACTTAGTGCCGATGGATTATTTCCCAATGTAAAGATAAGACCAATACTAATAAATGATGCAAATACACGTTGAGCTATCGCCCACGCATGAGTTTTACCATGTATGTACTTGGTTACTAACCCAACAATGTTAATAATGGTAAATATTACCCCATAACTTGTGAGTACATATAATAAAGGTACAAATATTTTACCCCAGATTTCTGTGCTTGAAATGGTCTTAAATATCTCCATTATACCAACCATAGGTGCATCACTCATCAACAGTGTAATGAATGAAGTTAATACCTTAGCAACAGATAACCAGAACTCTCCTGCAACAAAGGAATATCCATCAAATCTATTATTTGATAATGCGAATACTCTTGCATCTGTTTTTCCATCTGTTATCTCTTGTTGTGTCAGTACTCTAGGTCTATCGTCATATACGTTAGCACTTAAATATCTATCACTTTGATAAAATATTGTATCACCAATTGAAACATCTGTACTTCCATCTTTTACGGTACTATAGATATGGTCTACCAAGCCAACTGTTTGAGTAACCTCACCTAAATATCTATAATAATGAACATCAGAACCAAACAATTCGTACAAACTGTATTTATTCTTGCTTTCACCACCATTAAGTGATTTATAGATTTCAGTAGATGCAACATTTGCAAATTTATCCCCTAAATGCCCTATGTCAAACATAAAACCACTATTTTGGGCCATTTTGATAACTGGACTAATTAAGTCCTGTATAATACTTCTATCTTCTGGTTCGTTAGTTGGATTGACAACAGTAGTGTTGGCAAGTTTTAATACTTTCTCACCATATTTTCTATCGCCTGTATCCCCATGAAAACGATTATACCAGTCTAATGCTAGTTCTCTTCTCTTTCCTGCGTTGTGAGTATTACCCTCAACGTTAATCATGAAATCATTTGTAGCATCATCCACATTAGTATAATCATTTTTAGCATAGGTATCTATGATATAATCTGCTTTGCCATCAATATAACCTTTTGGGTCTGTTTTAGTCAACATATAGGCTAACTGTGCTTTCATATCATACCACTTTAACCCATGAGATTCTGCCCACAAGACAAGTCTACTTGCTCTAGGCCCTGTAAATTGGATTAATCCTATACCAACAATATACTTACCATCTACCCCTAAATATGCCTTAGAGTTTATTGTATGACCACCAGAACCAGTAACACTTTGAACTGTATTGCCAAAGTTATCACTACTTCCTGATATACTCCAACCACTCTTAATGTAACTCTGTACTAAATCATTTCTGAAATATGCACTTAAATCTTTAAATGCCTTTGATTTCTTCGCACCATTAGCATCTCCATATTCTCCATAAATACCCTCAATAGCAGTAGGGTCAGCACTTGACTCAGCAAATATGTTGCCTAACATTCCTGCGGCCGCATAATCGTTCATGCCAAGTGCTTTACACACACTCCAAATTCTGTATGCATTTGACCCTCTTGTAACTGGTTCATCCTCTATATTTGTAGAGTAGTTTGCACTAACAGAAAAAGTAGGTAATAAGAGGAACATTACCATAAAAACACTAAATATTCTAGTCAGTATCTTCTTCACGTATCATCTTACCACCTTTCTTCTTTCTTCTTCCACCAATCTTCTTGTATTCAAGAGGTTCGCCACTATCCTTTTGCATATTCTGAATGTTTGTAATCTTGTTATGTTTCAATGTTTCAAGACTTTGATTAATCTTCTTAGATTCGGCACTTGATAATGGAGATTTATTATCTTCATCTTTCTCTGATTGTACTTGTTCTGTCTCGGTATCTGATAAATCCCACGATGATATAGCATTATTTGCTTGCTTATCTTCAGGGGAAGATTCAAAACCTAATTCCTTAGAACGTTCGACATCTTCTTTCCACTGTCTATACAACTTAGTATATCTCTTGTCATTTGGATATTTAGGTGTACCGTCTGGGTAGAATAATACCTCCCTGAGTTTAGCACGGTCATTCATATTCTCGTTTGTTAAGTCTAAACCAAGTCTTTCAGCAGTACGTTCCATTTCCTCATCTTCAAGTCTATCTCTTCTTTCTCTTAACACAACCTTCATATTTAATAATGCCTTTAATGGTACAAGCGTCTTAGGGAAATACTTATTTGTACTCCAGGTTAAGATAATTGCTCTTGTAGTCATAAAGATACCAAGTTGTATTAGAATAGCAACAAGACCAGAAACATATCCATTAATATATACAATTAATGCTGAATATGCTCCTAATAGTATCATTGCTAGTAATGGACTAAGAGTATCAGAAATAATATCTAACCATGACCTATTTCTAGTCTTTTCCATAAGTGTAATAAAGACAAACGTATATATTCTATACCACAACCAGAAGAATGTAAGTAACTTCACCAGTGAGATAAAGAATACATTTAAAATACCAATAAACTTTGAAATAATATCAAAGAATCCATGTTGGAATTTACCATTATAGTTCTCATTTTGTGCAACAGTTACCTTAATATTACCATTAGATAATCTTTCGTAATTAACTCTTGGTGCATTAAAGTGGTCTACTACTCTATAGGCGTTGTTATTGATAACTCCACCATTAACCAGTTTTCCACTACCATCTGCAACACTATAAATTGAATTACTATCTCCATGGTAACTAAATGCATCTGCTAGAACCACAGACCAATGTTGTACATCTCTATCTGCTATTCTCGGTCTATACATTCCAACTTCTTCTGTATCGAATTTTTTAATATACTGTTCTTTATCTAAAATACCATACCCTGTATTATAAGTACTCCATAGGTCAAGATACGGAAGATAATAAGTAACTCCACTTGTGTTATCTCCAAACATGTAGGATAACTCATGTTGTTGTTCCATACTAATCTTTTCCCCAAAATTCATAACAGTATCTAGTGCTTTCTTTGTAGCATCCCAAGTCTTTTGAGGATTTATCATAACATTTGCTACAAAACCAACTTCTAATACTGCCACAAGGAATACAGCAACTATCTTGGTAAATCTACCAGTCTTAAAAAACTCAATCGTGTATTTAACAATTCTTGTAATAGTTAAGAATAACACTACTAAATAGAATAATGTCGCAAATCCATTTGTGAACATATCCACAGGGCTAAGTCCAATTGTATCTAAGAAATCAAAGTTTATTAGTGTTTGGAAGAATACACTCAACTCAGTTATTCTACCACCTAAGTCTACCAAGATTCCCTGTAACTTAATATAATTATTAAAATTAAAGGAAGGAGTAAACTTAGTAATTAAACTTCCAAACATACTATCCTTATATAATTTAACTCTAGGGTCTTTTATAGTAAAGGATTGTCTATCAATATCTGACATCGTGTCAATATCAAAAGGCATTACCCTACTATCTACTGAGTTAGATACTTTAATATCTACTCCAACAGACTTAGCATTTAATTTCATAATTAATGTTAGGTTAGATAATACTTCATTGTAATATCCACCACAATAATCTTGTAATTTCTGTAAGATTTTAATAGTATCTTCTCTAGTTAGAGTTTTCTTATCCTTTGTAATCTCATATACACCACTTAATACATAAGCATGAGCAGTTGAGATTGTAGCAGGAGAATCCTTACCCAATCTAGTAGTCTTACAAGCACCTACTTCATCACTATTAATTAAACACTGTCTATATGAATCGTCTTTATTGAACTTTTCAATAAAAGCATCATACTGTTCTTTACTCTTAGTTGCATCTTCATACTTTTGCACTATCTGAGCAAATAACCCATCAGATTTCTTAGTTATTTTTAACCCCTCATAGTCAGGTAAAGTATCATCCATATCCTTTATAGCTCTGATTAATGTTTCTCTATCAGACCACTGTTTAGGGTATTTATCTGAATGGTCACGTCTCCAAATCGCAAACATTTGAACATATGCTTGACTCGGTTCTACAAGTTCTCCATCCCCAAATAATGCTGTATAATGTGAATCATATGTAGCACCATCTAACTTATCCACAACTGACTTAGCATATTTATAAGCCTCTTCACCTTCCAAATGAGTATTAGCATCTACATCTAATGATAAGTTCTCTATAATACTCTTAGCATTTGTAACTGTTTCATTTGAAACATATTCTTTTCTAAACTCATCTGGTGAACTAAACTGACTTGTAGAGATAAAATCTTGAAAATATGGAATCCAATTATCCTTAAAGAAGTTGATTACATTTTCGGAATTTGTTCCATATCCATGATTATAATAGTTAATAGTATTAAACTGTTCACTACTTGGAACATCAATAAAACTTCCACCAAATAGTGCTGTAATACCTTTTATAACTACTGAAATAATACCGTCTGGCACAAGTCCATCTGAACTCATATAAGCCTTTGGATATTCCCCTAAATAGGTGTAGTTAGGTATCTTAAACCCATATCTACTGATAATATTATCTGAGATACCAACAGGAACTAACCATTGAGTATCTTCTACTTTATATGTTTGATTTGTATAACCATCACCAATATTTGATATTACTTTATTAAGTGCTAATGCTTGTAAGTTTGGAACATTATAATACCCTTTTATATAAGTATTACCATCTTCTCCTACATATTCTTTTAATACTGTGAATGTACTTGTTTTAGATAACCATTCTAATGCATTTGCTACATTAGATAGTTTGAAAGTAAATAACTCTTTTAGGTTCTCATTACTTGCAATATAATACTCTCCACTACTATCAGTTTTTGAGTATTCTGGCTTTCTTTCTTCTCTCTCAGAGGTATCTAACGTTCCATTATTTGAATCACCAGACTTAATAGTATCATCTGCTAATACGTTCTTTGGCAGTAATGTTATTAATACTAGAAAACAGAAGATACTCAATAGTATCTTACTGAATTTATTATTTCTCATTTTGAGTATCCCCCTATCTCTTTTTATTCACAAAGTTCTTCTATTTCATCGTTTATTGATTTAATATAGTCATTCTGTTCTTTGTTTAATTCCATAATTTCTCTTACATTATCCTCAGTTAGAATAACTGTTTTGAATGTATCTGTTCTGAAATCAGATATGAAACCAATAAGTTCTCCATTATAGCTACCTAATGATATGGTTGTATACCCAATGGATAGTCTTAAAGGAGTTTCTATATACTTATCTAGTGAATCAACATCAATCTCATTAGTTAAAGAATTAACTAAATTGATATTTGAATCATATATCTTTTTCAACTGTACAAACCACTTATCTATAACAGGTTTCATTTCCTTGAACTCAGTCAAGAACCTTTCACTTGTACTACAATGTACTACACTCTTTGTTTCAAGAACATTAGGTATTTCGCAATAAAACTTAATATCATAACCTGTGTCTGTATGTTCAAATATAACACAAACATCACCAAGAGCATTATAACAAGCAGGAACATAACTATTTTCTGCTACATACTCTTCTGCAGTCATTAACATATTTAATTTCTCCTTACAAATACGCTTCTAATACTTCATTTTCACTATATCCATTTGTACTTTGCCAATAGTGTTTCCAACCCATTTCTCTATCTGCTAACTTAAAACCTAATAGATTGAAATACTTAGAAACATAATTTGCCTGTCGTTTATGTTCCTTGTAATAAATAAAGCGAACCTTATTACCTGCAAAGTAATGAATACAGAAAGACAATAATTTAATTAAATCTTTCTTACTGGTTACATAGATATAATCAATCATGACAGTATTTATACCATTTACCTGTACAAAATGGAATGTAATAAAACTATCTTTTCTATATACAGTGTACCCAGTTAAGTTAATATTCTTATGGTAGTTTTTACCATTTTCTCTATTAATTAACTTCTGTAATTCTCGTCTTTTTAAATCCACAATTACACATCCTCTCTCATATAAAAGAAAGAACAGGTAGTTACTCCTGTTCTTCTTCATCCTCTTCTACTCGATACTTAAATGGTGAAACATCATTAGGATAGTTTACATAGTCATCTACCATTGAATCAATATGTCTCATTACTCGTTCACCATCTAAACCTTCATTACCATTTGAGTATAATTTATACTGGTCTGATTTAAAGAAATCTACACACTCATCAAGTAATTTTTGGCAATTACTAATGCCAGTAGCAGTATTCTTACCTTTTGCTAACTTTCTCTTGCATACAAAGTAATCTTCACATGCCTTTAAGATAACAGCACTTGCTAATTCACCACAAGCTTCTACTTCTGAAATAAATCTCATTATTTATTATCCTCTCTTATAATTCTTCTAAGAACTTTCTTAACTCTTCTGGACTAGGACAATTGTCCATGTAATGTCTACCAGCACTATGACATAAGAATCCACTATTTACTCGTTCCTTCATATCTGGATTTTTGTCTAAGAACTCACAGATTACCTTATCTGTTTCCAATGTTCTTTCTTCATGTCCAAGATAACCAAAGACAACACCACCATCAAGATACTTGAGTGTTCCTTGAGTGAAATACTTTTCTAGTAATCCGTAATAATCTTCTGGTTTCATACTATCGTAATCTTTTGTGTAATTGATGTATCCTTTATCCTTACGAGCATCATACACTTCCTCTTGGCATAACTTAAAGTGCTTATTATATAGTGTCTCTAAATACTCTTGCTGAGTTAAATCAATATTCTTAGCATCTATTTCATACTTTGACATAGGTTTAAACTCATATGAGCGACGCACTAATTTGCCATCAATATTTTGGACTTCTTGACACTCTTCCTCATCGGCAATTTCATTAAATACATCGTCATCTATCTCGAAAAACAGTGACTTATCTCTTGATGTGAATGTACCTTTACCTTGCCCATATCGAACTTTTTGTATATTTAACATAGTTAATCTCTCCGCTAAATTTTGTTAAAATATTCCTCAAAAGCAAATTCAAGAAAGTCATTAAACCCAGAAAAACCTAGTTCAAATAAAACTTTCGTTAACCCACTACTTTGAATCATCTCACGATAAAGACACTTTAGGTCCTTATAAAGTCTAAGTGTGTCATTAGTCCAACAGTAATCAGAATCTTCTAAATCTTCAGAGTTCTCATACTTTTCAATTACAGAAAGTAGAAATTCACTAGCTGTTTCTTCTTCAACATCAACTTTACCAATTTTCGTTCTTAATAAACTTAACAATACATCCTTACCCTTGATTTGCTCGATATATGGATAAGCAACGTTCTCAATACCCGTTTTAGTGTTAAGAAGTGCAAGGTAAGCGTGAAGAATTTGCTCTGAAAGTAAATTAAAGAACTCTGTATAAGTAAACTTTCTAATTGAATTATCAAGATTACCAAAATAAACACATAAATAACCATCTAAATCATTTGTGAAACTGATGTGATAATGTTTTAATCCCATCTTTTTAAGATACTCAGTTAATTCACTTAAATTTTTCCCAACAGCAATTCTGGACCGTGGTACATGAGTGTAAGGAAAACACTCTCTTGACATGTCAATCCATACATCAATAGGTATGTCTGTTACAGCATATTTATCTACTAAACCGTATAACATTACTACTCCCTATATAGATTATTTAGTAAATCACTTACTTTGTTATAATCTTCTAACACTTCTTTAATTTTATCTAATAGTTCTCTTTCTGTGTTTAGTGTATATCTAACAACACCAAGAGTACTTACCCCCTCATCTGCATTAAAATGTCCACTATGAGTTAAAATATAACAGTCAACCTCTGGTGCTTTTTCTACTTCAAATAGCGCCCCTAAGTATGGGTTGAAGTTAATCTCAAACAAGAATGAATATGGATTAAATGGGTCATAGATAACCTTTTCTACTTCAAACTGTTCTTGTATTTCTTTTTCTAATTTCTCAAGCATTATAACATACTCCTTCAATTTCACTAAGTTTTACTATGGTTGAATATAGTGGTGTCTTAATTTCTCCTATATCAGTGTGCAACACTAAATAGAATGCTACATGCACAGAATCCTCTCCAAGAAGAAATCCATCTGTTCTAAGTATTGGCAGAGAATTACAATTAATAGCCTTTAATATCTCGTTTCCACAATAAGCGTTATTTCCACCAATGAAGTTAGATGAAATGTGATTTAACTCTAAACCATATTTATCTCCAACCTCATTTATTAGTTCTTCCATCTTCTTTGTACTTTTAACTTCAAATCTTTCCATGAAACACCCTTCCTAATGATGTAAATATTTTAATTCTTCTACAATTCCATCCACGTCATAGAATTTGTATTTAAAATCGTTATAAATATTTTCTATAATGTCTAGCACTTCTTTATAATTAGTTTCATTAACAATGCCGTGGAGTAGTGTCTTTTCATCATTGAAGAACAATCCCTTTGACAATACAACCTTAATTAAGTTAGTTTCTTCTTCAAATGCAATAATCAACTTAATACCGCTGGCTAGAATTACTGTTCTTGGACTACCAAATAAGTCTTTCAGTTCTCCAATAAACTCTTCCTTCCAAGCCTTTGTACTCCGAGGAATTGAATACTCCTCAAAGTCCTTAAAACCACTTTCTAGGCCTGTGTCGAGTTCAGCTAATCTTGAAATTGTATTGGATATATCCTTCATAATTTCCTTAACCGTTGCATTGGTATATTTATCTTCAAAGACTGGTATGTATTTATTATTATACACTAATTTCTCAGAAACAACAACTATCTGTTCATCATCAACTGTATCTCCACTTACTTCAACCCTAAGATATACTCCTGTTTTTGTAACAGCAGTATTAAAGTTAAGTTCAAAACCATTACAATATATGTCTAAGAGTTCAATACCAAAATCTGTATTCTGAATTAACTCATGTAATTCTCTTATTTGACTCATATAATATCCTACAACTTTCTATCTCTTCATTATATAAATAGCACAACTTCCTATCTTCTCCACACAATCATATTAGAAAACATCTCTAAGTCACAGAATCTACTTTTAACATATTCAAAGGTGTTTCTAATATTTGATAAAACTTCATTATAATTATTATCACATACCACACCTACTAATAGAGTCTTGCTATTGTCTGGATGTGAAGTTTGTACTACATCGACAGAGAAAGCATGAGTATCGTCATTAAACTTTACAATAAAATCTATTCCAATTAAATGAATCGTTAAATCATTATTTCTATCTACCTCAAAATCTTTAAAAATATTAACTAATTCATTCTTAAAGACATCCACCCAGTCTATACTAGGTGCAAGCATAATATGTGTTTCTAGTTTAGAAATTCCACTACCAATTTCATTACTAACAGTGTAAGTATCATTTATAATCCTAGTTAAAAATCTAATGACACTATCCACACTTGTAAGAGGGAACTTCCCCACCATTGGTTGAAATTTATCTCCACAACACAGGTCTACTGTCATATAAATGTCTATTTCTTGTTCCAGTTTTACTTCTAAGTATAATCCACTTTTACACTTTGCAGTAGAAAATTTAAGCAGTAAGTCTTGACAATTATACATATCAACTATATCTAAGTCAAAGGTTGTATTTTCAATTAGTTTTTGTAATTCAGTTATTTTTCCCATCTTTATCTCCACAATTCATCTAGTTCTTCCTCGATATTATAAATATTCCTAGAACTATCTTTAAACTCAGTGTAAATCGTGTCTACAGTTTCTAACACTTCCTTATAATTGATTTCACTTACACAACCTTTATACAATACCTTTTCCTGTGTTCCAAGGACACCAACAGATAACCTAACGCTAATGATGCTAGTATCTTCTGCAAAACTTATAATTAAGTAAACCCCATGCCGTGTAAATCGTGACCAAACTCCTCCGAATTTATGAGTTAGGTTCTCGACAAACTCTTTTTTCCAAGCACTACTTTGTGGAAACTTATACCCATCAAACTTCTCGTAGTACTTATCTACTTGTCTATTAAAGTCGGCTAACCTAGAAATTGCTATTGATAAATCATTAATAATTTCCCCAATATTCTCGATAGGATACTCTTTTTTCCATGTGGTATCATTATCAACACTATACATTTCTAAGGTACAATCCATAATGAATTTACTATCTTTAAGCTCTATCTCACCACTTAAATATAACACGGAATATTGAGTACCCTCCACACCAAAATTAATCTCAGAATCCTCGTATTCTAACCATTCCATATTAAGTGCAAAATCTGTCCTGCATATTAGAGTGTACAACTCTTTTAGTTTATTCATAATAACTACTTTCTCCTACTTCCTAAAATAAATTTCTTGCCACATTTATTGCATTTACCGATAAAAGAACCACTTCTACTCTGAACTAGCTCTGACCCACAAGTGCATTTAACTTCTTTTAATCTATTAGCCATAAACTCATTTATTTTATCAGAATTATTCTTTCGTTTAACAGATTCTAAAAGACCAAGAGCTTTTAATGTTTCCTTGTACTCCCATTCAATCCATTTTCCACCAGGTTCAAGATGTAATCCATCACCCATCATGTCACCAAGACGAACTAATCTATCTTCTAACAAATCCTTACCCATAAAATTCCTTTGTCTCCTCAATAAATAAATGGAACAACTTTAATAAATTAATATCCAAAATTCTTTAGTTGTTCAGCTATCCCATTAATGTCATAGAAGTCATGTTTAAAATCACTATGAATCCTATCAAGGATGCCTAGAACTTCCTTATAGTTACTTCCGTCTACGGTTTCTTGTAGAAGTATCTTATTTCTAGGTGATACTTCCCCTCTTTTTAATATAACACTAAACAAGTCTGTATGCTCATCAAAGCATATCACTAATTTAATGTTCATGGACTTAAGGATAATGTCAGTATCTCCAAATCTGTTAGTTAGTTCATCAATAAATACTTGTCTCCAACCAGTAGTATCGCTGGGGGCTGAATACTCCTCAAAATAACTAAACCTCTTATCAGAGAAATTAGAAAACTCTATCAATCTTGAAAGTAAATCAGATAGATTGACAATAATCTCATCTCTAACTTTAATACCATATTCAACCTTAGATAGAGGAACAGTTACATCATCATATCCTACATAATTATACACAATATAATGATTGCTGTCAAACAATATTTTACCACTTAGATATGTTCCGCATAGTGTGCATCTTGTTTTAAAATCAATCTCTGAATCTGAAAATGATATTTCCCATAATTTATGTCTAAAATCAGATTTATTAATTAAATTATATAATTCTACTAGTTCTTTTGCGTCTCTCATTAACGTTCTCCAATAATATCCCTCATCCAATAATAATAGAAAATAGTGCCATTATTAAGATTGGAAATAAGAGTAGAGAAATACTTTTCTTTATTCTTCCACAATCTCTCTAAAATGTATTCATCATCACCGGAAACAATATTCTTTGTATTAATGTTAAATAATACATACTCATCCAGAATATCGTAGTGAGATGATTTTTGAACTGCGTGGACTGCAGAAATAAAATCACCCTTATAAAACCAACTGAAAGTGTTAGATTCATTTACGTCTATAATATATGTAGCTTCTCCAACTTGTTGAAGTTCCTCTAAGATTTGCTTCCAAGTTTCTATGTTAATTGAACTCATTGGTACTTTTAATTCATATCTACTCATATTCCTCAAACACCTCTTCTAATATCATAGACAATCTAATATCATCAGTTTCTAAGAGTGCTAAATATAGTTCTATTGCTTTTTTCATATGTAATGATAACACACTTAAAATTAATCTCTCATCCCCAGATAAAATAAGATTGTGGTCTATATCATATAACACATATCTATCATTTACACTGTAATTAGGAGACATAGAAACTAAATATGCTAAATGCATTAGATTATCTTCAAACCACTCTGCCAAAGATTCCTCTCGATTACACATAATCACATATCTGCAATCATCATATTCTTTTAGGATGTTAAATATCTCTTTCCATTGTTGGAAATTAATATTCTCAACTGGTATCTTCAATCTATACTTACTCATTATTATTCTCTCTCATCTTCTTCAAATACATTCTCTAACATGTGAGGTAAATAAAAGACCCCAATATCTAAGTAAGCTATGTAGCGAGCTATTGCATCTTTAAAATGTGGGGATAGTACCTCTAAAATTGACTTCTCATCCCCAGATATAAGAATATTATCGACCCCATCCTCTAGTACATATTCATCATCTATATTATAACGTGGAGAAGTGGTAATTAAATATATTAAATGTAGTATACTAACACCATACCAATCTTCAAGTGGTTCTTCATCATTTTTTAAAATCTTATAATTCAAATCACCAAAACCCCTTAAAGTTTCAAGTATCATTTCCCACTGTTCGAAAGTTATTTTCTCTACAGGAACTTTTAATCTATACATGGTATTCTCCCTATCTCCATCGAGTCAGACTTGGAAAATCTGCTAAATACAGACATACTGCTGGTTTAAAATCTGCATCTTCGATTGCCACATCTCTTAAATTAATTCTATAATTTGCAAATTTAGAGGTTGCTAATGCACGAGTACTTCTAAATACCCTAATCGTTCCATCAGAATATGTATTAATTGCAAAACGCCTAACATCATACTTATCTGCCTCTTGTTCAACAAATTCTCTGACAGTCATGTACTTATCCACTTTATTACCCATTTTATTCCCCCTTTAATTCTTTTTTAATTTATTTTATTTATTTTTAATTTCCATTTATTTTTTCTGTAAATTATTTCATTGTTAAGTTTTTAATCAATTTCACAAGTTTTAACCTGATATGTTTATCACTTTTTGCTTGTTTTTTGAAAATACTTGTTCAGATTGAGGGGGGTCTATGTTTATTTTTATTTATTTTTAATTTTTTATTTAATATATTATAGTATTTAATATATAATATGTCAAATATTTTAAATTAATTATTTTATTTATTTTTTCTCTTTCTATTAAATAAATATGATAACTTTACTTTTCTGCTAACCAACTGTTTGATGATTCAACAGTATAAAAGGTATCCGAAAATTCCTGACAAATATCTCCGATAGTTTGAATAACACTATACATATTAGTTTCAGTAACAACTCCATGTAATAAAACTTTTTCGTCATTTGACATCTTAAGTCTAACAGTGATTTCATTTGTTTCCTCATTAAAGAAACCAACTAGTGAAACACCACAATAATCCACGGATAAATTATTAGTATCAGATTTACCAAAAGCAGATGATAGTTCCATCTTAAATGCAGATTTCCAATCTGATACCAAAGGTGGCATATTAAACATTTCAAAGTTTTTAAACCATTTACTAGTTAAAGATTCCATAATTTCTAACTTCTGGACTAAATTAAAAACTTGGTGTTCAATTTTTTTACCAACATCTTCACTATCAGAAAGACTAAAAACGGTATGAGATAAATTATATGACTCTTGATTATATTCACTAACACAATCTAAAATAATAGAATCATACTCCCTAGTAAGAAACATTGCAACTCTTACCCCACAAGCATTTTTCTTAGTATAACAGAAAAACCCATTAGGTGTATCATCTATAGTTTCTACCCATCCATACGTCTCAAATATTTGTCTTAATTCCCTTAATTCCTTAATCATATCTCCCTTTCCTACGACCATAGTTTGTTTTGGCGCTGAGCCACAAGTACAATTAACTTCCTTAAGTCTATTTGCCATAAACTCAACTATCTTACTAGTATTCTTTTTAATCTAGCATATAATATATCTTCTTCCCCACCTATCTCCGAATTATGTAGTTCTTTATACAGTACTTTCACTAATTAAGTTAATTCCTTTGGTTAATAATTAAGATAATCATGTTTATTTCTCATAAACTTCTTTAGGTCTTGTGAAGAACTAATCATACCTTCCAATAACTTAATTATTTCTTTTTCGTTATGTAATTGTCTTGAAACATTAACTACTTCCACACTATCCATTCTATTAATATTGTATCTGGAAATAACAATTGCTCCAATACATCTGTAATAACCTAACTCTTCTTTAGATACGTGCAAATAAAAACCAACCCAACCGGCTTGCCATTTAACAGTTGTAACATGGGGAAGAGGTTTGGAAACAGTTAGTTCATCATTCGTATTAATATACTCCAATAATTCTTTCATGTTTTACCACCTACTAAGTATTCAACTCATACTCTAATTACTAGTCTTTTATTGTCTAAAAGTAGCATCGAATTTTTTCTTTAAAGTTTGGTTGAGTTCTCCTTTTGTCTCTTCAATATCGTAGCTTCCTAATTTATTAAGTGTCTTTAGATACTGTATTAACTCTTCTTTACTTTCAATCTCTTTCCCAACTTCATATAATACATCACCTGTGATTTTTACTGAGGAGAATACTTGAAATATCTTTCCAACAGAGTTAATCTCAATCGAAAATCCTTCTCCTTTAATATTCTTATTTAACGCAACTACAAAAGATAGATGAGAGATTACCTCATAATTAGGCATTGTTTCTTTTACCAGTTTACAAAGTTCGTCTAATTCCATCATTGTTTATCCCACTCTTTCTTTAACTACTATATATAAAAGACACTTATTCGCTGTGGCAATAGATTCCTCTATTAACTCAATTAGTTCTTTTTCTGTTTTCACAGTTTTAAGTATTTTAAGTAGACTGATTGGGTTAGCACCACGTCTTTGATATGAAATATTTCCGGTACACTTGTACATTCCACTATCTTCAAATTCGACAGATAGGTTAATATAAGTCAATTCTCCTACTTTCCCAGTTATTGTTATTGAACTCATAGTATGATTTCTAACAGCTATCTTTAGCTCTGTATTCTTATCTATATAATCTACTGTTTCTTTGAACCATTTATTGACTATCTTCATTTTTAGTCATTTACCTCTTTTTCTAATGTACAAACTGCAACAATTAGTTTATTTGCTATTGAAATTGATTTATCTATCAGAGTAATTACCTCTTCTTCGGATTTCGTAAATTTACGTATCGCAAGTATATCTGTTGGGTTAGCATCATATCCTTGATAGGAAATAGTTCCATCACATTCATATATTCCATCACCCATAAACTCGATAGTTAAGTCCATATTAGCTAGAGTTCCTACTTTTCCAAAAACAGTAATTGAATCCATATAAGTGTCTGTGATAGTTAGAGATGTATTCTTAATTACATGTTCTTCTATCTCTTTGAATGGTGTATTTGTTTCCATGTTATTAATCTCCATATTTACTCCTCTAGTTCTTTTTCTAATTGGTGAACTGTTTTCATCAGTTTATTAGAGATAGAGATAGTTTTCTCTATTAGGTTAATTACTTCCTCTTCCGTCTTTACTATTTTTACTGGTTGGAATACAGTTGTGAACTCATCATCATATCCATTATAGGAAATATCTATGATACATTGATACCATCCCATTTCTACTACTTCGATACTTACTTGATTGAGAATTGATTCTCCTACTCTTCCTACAATTAATATTGAATTAAAGTGTGGGTCGAGAATATTTAAACCAGTATGATTATTTACATAGTCTATTATTTTCTTAAAATGTGTATCTGTTACCTTATTCTCCATATACCACTTTCCCTATCATATATCTCTGCATACCTGTTAAATTATTAATTAATTCTTCTAAGGTCTTAATCATTTCTTTTTCACTATTCACTATTTTCCATATAGTTGATTCTACCATTTCGTCTTTACAGCAGTCTTTTATATGAATTTTACCAGAACATCTATAATAACCTGGACCCTTTACGTAAACACTTAGATAAAATCCTGCACCATTCTTTTCCCATTTTAAAGTTAGTAAATTATGTGTTTGGTTGGAAATGATTATATCTTTGTTGGCTTCAATATATTTAATTAATTCTTCCACACATTCTCACCTCAATTATCTAGTCTCCCTACTAACGACTTGGTTACATCTTCGCTATCTGTTAAGATGTTCAATAATGACAAACCATAATCGAGACCTACAGTAACTGAGGAATTATCATAATCTCCAACAAACGTTACTGAGGAGATTTTTCTATCCCCTATAGCATTTTTGAACTCAGCATAACCGTTGACAAACTTTAGTAAATGAGGACTCATTTCTTCTGGTTCAAATTTAATGACAGCAGTGTTAGAGGAAAAAATAGAATCATGGAATAATTTTTTGCAATAGTGTTCTACTTCACCTGAAACATCATATCTACTTCTAACCTTATTACCAATATTTTCTTTCTTAAACAATTTCACTTTTTATACCCCTAGTTATTCATCTCTTTCTCTATGTGGTCGATTGTATTAATTAACCTAGCTGCTGAATGAATACAAGTATCTATTAACTCAATTACCTCTTCACCTGTTTTTACTCTTTTGGCTATGTGGATTATATCTGACTCATCATTACAATATCCCATGTATGACATATGACCTATACACCAATACTCCCCTGTTTCTAATACTTCAATTGTTAAACTAAGGTAAACCTTTTGATATATTGTACCAGAAAAACTCATACTACTAATATAGGTATGATGAATCGTTAGTGATGTACTATTTATATATTCTTCTATTTTACTAAATCTCTTATCTATCAACTCTTTTATTGTATCAATCATCTCTTACTCCTCACTATCTATCCCCTAAATCTGCTTCCAAACGCCAAACAGTATCCCTTAAATCATTCGTTGCCAGAACTACTTTCTTTAATAGCTTTATTAGCTCTTCTTCATTTTTTACTGTTTTAAATACTTCAACTAAATCTGCTTTTGTATCTCCATATCCTTCCAAAGAAATGTACCCAGTACATATATATTTTCCTGAATCTGCTATGGAAATGGTTAGGTCAATATATGCATTTCCCAACTTCTCTTTAGCATTAAGGACATTAGAATCTATTTCTGTGATACCTAATCTAGTGTGATTACTCATCCACTCTCTTAATTTCTTAAATGAAGTTTCTTCTACCATCTTATCTCCTTACTGTAGCATATTAGCCAATTCTTCAAGCCCAATTGTAAAACCTTCTTTTGGACATTTTCTCTCAAATACCTCTAAAATACTATTGGCTTTTTTCACCTCTGCTAGAAGCATATCAGTATCCTGCCCCATTTCCCTTTGAATGAGATAAATACTTGCAGTATTGTCAAAACTTAAATGTTTCGATAACATCAATTTCACTGTGACACCACTCACTTCATCACCAACTCCAAAAATCGTTAGTACTAATTCATAATCACCAATAACTTTACTAGCATATATCATAGATGTTGTGTCATTATCTGCTGGTATCCAACAATTATCAACCTTATCCCAAGTTTTGCACTCTAGCCAATCTACTGCTTGCCATATTGTGAATAAATCGTTCTTATTTTTCATAATTAATCCACTACCTTAATACTTTATGCATATAATTTGAGAAAGTAGTATCTAGTTCTAAATTCACAGCATCTAAACTTAAATTATTAACTTTCTTAACGTATGATAGTAGTTCATCTATACTACCAAATACTCTTGCTTCATGATGATAATATCTTGAATAGTCAAATGTAATATCTACCTCTAGTTTCTCTTTAGAGTTTTTAAATACATCTATACTGATATAATCATCATCTAATAAATCATGGTACAGAGTGAAAGATGATGATGCCGAACCACCTAGTTCCCATCCACCGTTCAATACTTCCCACACTGAGTTAAGTAATTCTTCAATTGTAATATACTTTATCTCCATTTAATTCCCTATCTTTCCTTGTTTAAGTTGTATTCTCTATTAATTATGACATATAGAATATCTCTTGAAGCATTTATCATTGATTGAAATAGGAATATTATTTCCCTTTCTGTCTTTACTGTTTTTGATACATTAACTAATTCTAGTTGAACATGTTCATCATGAAGAAAGATTCCACCTAAACACTTATATCTATCATCTTCCTTACAAACACATAAATCAATAACAGCCTGTTTTTCCCTTGTTCTTAATGTAAATTCTGTATCACTAACAGTGAAGATTGCACCACTCTCGATAGCATATTTTTCTAATTCTTTTAGTTCTAACATATTTTCACCTCTTTATAAAGCAACTTCTTCGATTGATTCATCTAATTTATCTGCACCAATTTTAACATAATTAGCACATACAATGATTACCTTTAAAAATTCGATTGCTTCATCTTCGTTTTTAAATAAAATGTTAAATTCATTAAACACAACTAAATTATCTCTACGACCAAGATTCACCTTACCAACACACTTAATAAGAGGTTGTGGTAGGTTTGGCTTAGGTTGAACATAGGAAAATTTAAAACTACCAAAAACAGGTTCACATAACACTAGATTAACTTGCAAATCAACTTGTAAATCCCATGTGGAATCTTCTGTGCAGTTAAAATGTTTATTGTTACTAATAAACTCTTTTATTTTTTCAAAATTATTCATCTAGCAAATCCTCTATTTTAATACTTTATCAAAACTATTTTTAAATGTCTTAACCATTTCATCATAAATATTGTCAATTGTATCCGGACCAAATTTAAAGATTTTCTTTGCATATCTAATTAAGCCTTCAAAACTCTCAACAGTGTAAAATTTTTTGAACACAATTCCCTCATCACGATTATATACACAAGCAAACTCTATCTCAGCTCCAAGACTTATTTTGGAAATGTGTGCATACATATACCAAGCTCTATGATTTTCTCCCTTACATTCCATGGAAACATGTGTGCGGTATTGACGTACATCCCAATCCTCTGGTGCAAATTTTGATACTTCTCTCCAGATGTTATAGTACTCCATATCTTTCAATTCTATAATATCTCTCATCTACCAATATCCTCTATACACCATATTGGAATAAATCTCTGAAATGTGAATCTAAAGCATCGTGCATTTCTTGTCTTGCACTGTCTAAATCATCTTCACCTAAGTCATTTAGTTTACCAAGATAATTTTCTAAATCCTCAAGACTATGAAATTCCATATTAGCTGAATAGGAGAAAACCCCATCAATTAATACATAAGTTGTTAACTCTACTACCTCTTTGGATACTTCTATTTCTACTGAAAAGTTGGTATTTGATGGATAACCATACATTGCCTCTACTAATCCAGAACTATAAGTTGGCTCTACTTCCCAATTCGTCATTGTTTCTTTCGTTAAATTATAAACTTCATCAATTGTCATTTTCTATTACCTCAATAATTCTAATACATTTTTATCAAATGCATCTACTAATTCTACTTCTATCTTCCCTAATGACACTATGTCTAAATTATCCAATCGTTTTAAATATGATTGTAATTCCGTAATATCACTAAAGATTTTCTCCTTAGAACACTTAAATCCCTTATACATTAACCCAACTGTTGTTCTTACTAGCACTTCACCACTTGGCAGTAATGAGATGATTGCAGATAGTTCTCCAACTTTTTCTGGGATACTTGTATTCTTAATGATAATTACTTTATTATCAACTGTCTTTATCCAGTCATGGATATTAAATTCCACAATATTATTCAGTTCTGAAAATGTTAAACTCACAATTACTCGCCTCCCCAATAGTTAATTTCTTATGGTAGAACTTAACTTGTTTAATTTCCTTAAATACTGTCTTAAACACTCTGCACTATCCAACATTATATCCTCATCTTTAGTACGAGAATCCCCCATTAGATTAACAATTGTTTTCTCGTCTACGAGTGGTTCAATGTATAGACTTAAAAATCCACACTTATATGGTTCTCCATAGAGAGCAGATAATGATATAGAGTGTGGATATACTCTCCACTCTTTTGACAACTCTTCTCTTACTATTTCCTCTAATTTTTCAATTGTTATCATACACATAATTACTTCCAAAATAAGTGTCCTACAGTATCATGAAGATGTTCTTTCAATGAGGTATTTAGTTTTTCTTCTAACCCATCAAATAAATGATTTGATACAACATCTCTGAGGTTTCCTAATATTCCTTCTAATTCCTCATCTGTATGAGTAATTCTACTACAAGATGCAGAAAGTCTATTTGCAAATCTACAAGTAAGTTTCACGGTATAATCATTATTCGTACCTTGTGAAATATATACAGTAGCATGATATGAAGGACATAGACCCTCGCTAAATGTAGCAACTACTTCATTACAACCAATTTCTACTTCCCAGTCTGTTAAAATAGATTTTGCTATTTCATATTCCTTATCTAACAACATAAATTCATTAACTCCTTACCTACTTCACAACTCTTTTTGAATTGTGCAATTAACTCGTCTACTTCTTCAAACACTTCTTTATAGTTTGTTTCAGTTAAAAACTTGCTAAATACTAATTTGTTCATGTTCTCACCCTCTACACAAACTCTTAAATCTAAACTTTCGTTTAGACATATAGATAATGAATATAGTAATCCATGGTAATATTTTGTCTTTCCATAATTAGCCTTGAAGTGACTAGAATATTCATCTATCAAAGTTATATAACTCTTTTCATTACCAACAAACTGTAATGAGTCTACAAACGCCTTAGATGCCTTTACAATATTGCTTGTTTCATCTATTACAGTTTTTAAGACTGATAATACTTCATCAGTTTCTTCATAACTGAATGTTTTATGGTCAATAATAAATAAGTTCTTATTACCGGCAGTTAGTTTAAGAGTACATTGGAATGTATTATTATATAAATGAGTAAAGATTCCGTACAAGTTATTATGGGAATTTCCTATTGCTAAAACATCCTCATCAATGTGTACAGTCTTATACCCATATTCTGTTAATGCTGTTACAACGTTTTCTAAGAATGTTTCTCTACATACTTTAGTCATGGTATTTTCTCCCATCTACCCTATCGCACGTTCAAATACAGAAAGATACTCTCTCAACGCATTAGATAGGATTTCATTCAAACCATCATTGAAGTAACAAGGAACTAAATCGTTAATATTCTCTAACATATTACCAAGTATTTCAATTGTTTGAACAGATTTATCGTAGGATACTGAAATAGACTTTGTTAATCTACAGATAAAACGTAAAACATAGCCATATTGAACATCATTTTCAATGGATAAAGCAACAAAATCACTGGCAGAAAGAACATCCCCACTATACGTTGCATACACTGTATTACACAATTTTTCTATTTTCCACCCCTTTAAAGTGGTTTTTGCCAGTTCATAAACTGTTTTCATATCTTTTTCTTTATTAAGTTGTTCTACCATACACTTACCTCTCGTTCTTCTTAACTTAATTTTATCAAATTGTTTACTCATTGTCAACAAAAAAGAGAGGAATTACCCCCCCCCTCTTATCTAATTGATTTCTTTAATACATCTGCTAACTCTTGAGTACCAAGTTGATAACAACCTGTCTCTTGATGATTTTCCATAAAGGCCTCTAATACAGCATTTAACTTTTCTATTGCTGAGTTAATTGTTCTATTACTGCAAACAACAGTTTTCTCATATATGCACATAGTACCAACACTGTATCGGTTAAGCAACATAATTTTAAGTTCTTGACGTTTACTATGTTCGGCAATAGAGAAAGAAAACCGAACTTTATAGTCACCAATATACTTTAAACCTGTAATAATCCACTCAACATCTGGACCTGAAATAGGCATCTTATACTTAGATAGTTCATCCCATTTCTGTTCAGATAATCTATTTCCAACATCGTTTATTTTTTCTAAAGTTTTCATATACACCTACCTTAACAATGTACTTCTACTTTTACAGCCCATTTGATTTTGAACTTTTTCTTACGTCTCTTTAACTCTAATTCATCAATATCAGAGTTAATCTTCACTAATTTATCTTGTAATGTCTGTATCTTTGCTTTCTTTGTCTTTGGAGTTATATCTTCACGACAATTCGGACAGAAATATCTCCAAGTTGTTTCAACTCTCTTACCACAATGAGGACATGTTATAGTCTTTTGAACTGGTCTTTCGAGTGTTATTAACTCTTTCTTAATTTCTTTTACTTTATTTTCAAGATTTACTTGTTTCTTAGTTTTAGACTTTAATTCCCAATCCTTAAATTTAACTGCCTTATCATTATAGCTGCCGACATAGTATTCTAAATACTTCTCCGCTTCTTTAAAAGAATCAAATTCAATATCCTTAATTTGAAGATTCCCATGGTAGCTACCACCACACTCCTCGTGGTCTGCATTTTGCCATGCAAACTCTTGTGCCTCTACCATAATTTCTGACTTTTTATCAACAATTAAGATTTCTGAACAATGACTCATATCTAATTACCTGCCTTACACAGATAGTATAACACATTTCAATGAAAAGGTCAAGAACTGTTTAATTAACATTTTGATTTTCAAAACTATAAATGCTTAATAGCATAATCACTTACAGAGGAAATAATCTCATCCATAGATAGAAATGTCTTAGGCAGTTCCTTTAAATAGGAATCAAACTTATCTAACAATTCCTTACTATTTTCCTCCGTGAACTCTGCATAATATACATCCTTTTTTGTGAGGTAGTGTAGTAAACATATACGCATCGTTAAGTCTGTAATAGTGGGTGGGAATACCACAACAGTGACTACACCTACTTCTTTAGAGTAGTATTCTCCACTGTCATTAGCAACAAACCAATTGTCAACTAAAATCTCTGTAATCTTTGATACTATATTCTTTTCCCACTCTTTTGGTTCAGTTTTAATGATTGTAACTGGATATTCTCTACAACGATAATATTGTTTTGAGAAAATCCCATTAATGTGTCTATCCACTCTTTCGGCAAATCTTAGGAAATTATCCATTGATAAGTCATTGTCGTCAATACGTGCTACCCCACTAACTAGATTAGTACCTTCCCAGTTACTATTATACAGTGCAAGTTTCATATTGTAGGTAGAATCATCTATTAAATTAATTTCTCCATCAAGACTCATCGCCAAATTACACCCATTCAAAAAATTATGGTTGAACTTGATTGAGGTTGCTCCCTCTTCGTAAATATAAAAATCTGCCTCATGTAGTTTATCAATAATTTCGTTCACTTTCATAATATATTCCTACCTTCTAACTCTTGTTTTCCACACCCTTATTATATCAATAAAACATTGCTTTGTCTAGTGGTTTTATCTACTCTTTATCTTCTAAATTAGTTTCTACTTCTTCTTCAAATGTATCAATGATAGTCCAATACATCGTAGTGTCCTTAAAATCGTCTAAACACTGGATATCTTCTCCGTTGAACACTGTTATACATTCTGGAGGAATATCCTTTAAATACACCACTGAATCTATGTCTCTTTCATATTCGCACCGATTGTTCCAATCATACTCAAAACTATTCTGAGAAAGTTTATCAAAGTCAACTCTCAATACTACACAATCAGAACTATCCTTGCCAGAAAACTTAAAATATTCTCTGGCAGCATCTGTGCTAAATGCTAAATATATTTTATTCTCACAATACATATCTGAGAAATTACGATGAGAGGGATTTAAAATTAACCCCTCTCGTAATATGCTATCTAAATACTTTTTACTAGTTGCGTGATATAAATACATTATTATCTCCTCAATTATGATTGCTATAAAGTGTTATTCTGCACTATCTTAATTAACCCTCTATAGCTACCACAATTCACTCTAAAATCCTCTAATAAACCATCAACAGTGTCAAATACTTCCTCACATGTTTCATCTGTTACACGACTGTTATATATTACACATTCACAATTCCCATCACGTAATGTTACAACTAAGTCCAATGTATCACCCAAACGTACATTTAATATAGAGAAAATTCCAGAATATTCAAAAGTGTACCCTAGTTTAGAATCATACGCAGTATTCTTAAAGTGGTCTAAGTACTTATCAACTACATCTTTATCAATCGCTGTCGCTCCCATAGATTGCACTAAAGCACAAAAATCAATGGAAGATTTCTTTAGTTCCTTAAGATATTCTACTACTGCACTGTGTAAAAACACTATCTCTTCAACCTTAGAACAACTAAAACTATGTAATTGTAGTAAAGGTAGATACCCACCTACCACATCAAGGTTAAGTGAACAAGTAATCTCATCAGAGAACACACTTATACGCCCGTATAAGCCAATATCCCCGTGTTCATAACCAACCTGACCATAACCATGTTTCGTCTTGAACCCTAATTCTTCTAACTTAGTTACTAACTCTTTTTCTATCTTATCAATATCTTCCATCTTATTCAACCTCGTTCTGTAATCTTCTAAAATACTCTAAATCACTCGGTATATTTTTCATAACATCTACAAGTAATTTATCTACTTCCTTAAATACATCTACATAATTTGTTTGATTAACTGGTTTACAGAATATTACCCTTTCAGTGCCTTCAAGTATAGATACCTCTAAATTACTACCATCTCGAATACAAATAGTACCAATATATCTTCCAATCAGTACTCTACCATACTGGATAAGACCGTACTTGCTAAAATGCTCATTGAACTGTTCTGAAACAGTACTTTCTTCAATATCACCGACTTTTAAACTTGGTAATGAATCAATGTAGTTATAGATATTTTTAGCAAGTCTATTACCATTATCACAAAAATCAGCAAAACAATTTAGGAAATAATCTAATCTATCATAAGACACCCCCTTCATACGTAAGAGATAACGATAAACAAAACTAACCTTATCATAAAAACAAATTGAAATGTCAAATAAATCTTCATATAGCCATATTTGATAGCATAAATCCTTTTCTACTTCATGGTTTACGACTATCTTATCCTTAAAGGAGAATGTTGAATAACTATCTCCAAGTTTATCAACCCTATCTATGATTTCTTTTTTGATTACTTCAATATTCTCATATAGTGTCATAATGTTTCCTACCTTTCAAAAGGGAATAATATCCCCATTGCCTACATGAACCACTAACTCCAAAAATGGTCTAGTTTTTATTTGTTTATAGTACATAGGCATGTTCTTGAACTTGCTATCTTCCTTACTAACGAAACTTTTATTTCTGCTTTAGACATGTACTTTTCACCAGTATTTCGCTTTGTTCTCTCAACTTGAACTCTGTTGTTATCTATATCAATTAGGTAAACATGACCCCTTGACATTCTTCCTACTACAAAATATTCTTTGTTATTGTAGAGAACCTTATCATAACGTCTAAACCCTACAATCTTACCTTTAGGTAGAATTGTAAACTTACGACCACACATATCTGTTCTAGTGTAATCGCCTTTAGGAACACACTTTTTCTTATATTTATTAGCGTTCTTGTTTTTGAATAGAACCCCTCGACTAGCGATACAACAAGCATCTATCATGTGAGATTTTTCTAATCCAAAGACTCTACACATTTCTTTTGTAATAAAGCCGTAAGTTAATTCGGCATCAGGGTATTCTCGTTGCAGCATATGTCTTAGTACGTTCATTTGAGTAGCGTATTTTAGAGTTCCCTTTGTTTTCTTGCCAAACTTCTTTTGAAATACTATCAATTGTTCTTCTGAACTATGTGCTAAGTGGTGGCAGTCTGCACAAAGGGTGATTAAGTTCGCTAATTTATCACTTCCACCTCTGCTACGAGGAATTAAGTGATGAACCTCTAGTCTACAACCCCTCTTACCACAACATTGGCATTTATAACCATCTCTTGCTTTTGCAGCCTGTTTAAAATTCTCCTGTTGATACAGTTCTCCCTTTTGATAATCCCACTTACGATATGCTAAAGATGGGTCTTGAAGTAGATGTGGGTCAAACTCCCCAATCTCTAAGATAGTACTGCTGATTGGAAGTATAGAGTTAATAAATTTTATCTCTCTAACATGTCCTTGAAACTTCGATATTAGTGTTGGAGAGTATCTATCCTTTCTCTTAGAAGCCTTACGATTGTTAAATCTCTTAGGTCTATAACGTAGTTTGTCTCTTCTTGTCCTTCGAAATTGTCTACGTCTTTCCATCTTAGCCTTAATATCATCTCTTAGTTCAGTTTGTGATTCATATAGAACTTCTGATGTTGCATCGTTAATAACTGCACTACCTACATACTTAGAACCTGTATCTACACCCAGAGTTAGTGGTTGTGTAAAACTTGTACTCTCATATAATAATTTAATCGTAAACGGACACTTTGAAACTACCTTTGCTCGTTTCTGTTTAAGTAAAACTCGAACTTTAGCACCATTATGCGTAGGCATAAGTGGCTGTCCGTTCATATCTAATACATATACCAACATAATGGCACTCCTTTCTTTTAAAATAAAATTAACTATCTCCCCCATAAGAGTGGTAATGCGTATTTTGATACTATTACCATATCAAAAATCCGACTTCCTCTCGACAATGTTATAAAGGCTTTTTACACTATATACACAGGACTCTTACATACCCAATCCAACTTAATACATAGTGACAGTTGCCCCCGACTGAGGCGGCATCTGGAGGTGTCATGACCTAAATAACGTAGTATTCGTTTCTAAATACTTAGTCTGTATTGAGTGTACTATTTAAAATAGCGTCTTTCGACTGGTATCACTCAACATCTAATACTCCCTAGGAAGTTCATACAACTCCCATTTTCCATCTTTATAGAGATAGGCATACTCAATGTCTTTAGCAAATTGTTTTAAGGTAGTAGTATGACTTTCACAACCACTCTCACCTCTATCTCTGTGGTAAGCGATTGTGATACCCTCATGTGGTTTCTCAAAAGAGTGTTCTACCCCTTTTGGAATGTCTACTTCCTCATCAAGAACAGAAATATCTCCTAGTGCAATTAGTTTTTCAACTTTTTCACGGTCCTTATAATGTTCTTTTAACATTTCTAATGCATAAGATGGGTAACCATCCCAATGTAGATAAATAAATTCTACTTTATTTTTTCCTCTACTAATTCCAATATGTGCATTTGTGCTCATCTTTATTCTTCTCCTATTTAATTACTGGAAATTCAATCTTTTTTTCAACTTCATAGGTTTTACCATTATCATCAATAATAGTTTCTCTAATAGTTGCCTCACTAACTTCAATTTCTGGCAGTTCCACTCCATTAGGTAGTGATACTCCATCAGGTAACTTTAGTCTTACTTTCTTTTTATTAGGTTCACCCTTCATAGTTAAGCACCCCTTTAAGATAATTACAAGCAACACTGGATAGTTCAGATTCTAAATCACCGACCATATCAGCGTTTATACTATCCTTAACCTTTGTTAAACAAGTTACCAATTCATTATATTCATAAACTGGTATTAGAGTTACTCCCCTAATATAATTTGCTAGGTCACAGATAACCTTCACATAAAAGGTATTACTATTATCTTTTGAAATTTCAACGGTAACTGGGTAATCCTCATTAAAAAGATTCATATAATGGAGTCTTAAACAACATCTTGTTTCTTCTAATTTCCAACCAGTTAAAAAGATATTTCTTACTACTTCCCTAACTTCATCCATTGTTTTATTTATCATAATCTTACCCCCATAACACTTCTTTAAGTTCTTTTACAAGTACTTTACAACCAGAAACACAATATTCCTCGAAAGTTCTTAAAGCTCTTTCAACCTTCACTAATTCTAAATTAACTAATTCATCATTCAGTCCAACATACTTCCTATAAAGCCTAAAAGTATTATCAACACCCATTGCTCTGAACAATGTCATACTAAGTTGGACACCCTCAACAGTGTTGTAGGTTACAAATATAAATAACTTATATACACCAAGTTCTTTTGTGGCTGACATGGTCATATATTCCCACATCGCTATGTTATCCCAACCCTGTTTAGTTAATACCTCTTTTAATTCACTCTTTGAAAATTCACTTAATTTCATTATTTTTACCCCTAAATTTTTATAGACTTATATGTATTGCCAGTTATCTTCTCATCTAAAGCCATTAATTCCTCAAAGTTATAATCAATCGCTGGTTTAGCACTGTTCCCACAATATTTCTTAAAGTTATCTGTTAAGGACTCTAAGCTAGGTAAATTTTTCTTGAAATCATAAATAACCTTCCAATATAGCGTACCGTATTCCTCGAAATCATTAAATTCTTCATTTTGAATATATAATCCAATCCCAATTCCAAGTCTAACCCCAAGCTCTTCATCTTCATCATAGATATAAGTGTTTCCACATAATTTAAACCCATTCAATACTTCTGATTCAAACGTTATATCTAAAACATCTCTCTTCTTAACTATTTTATAACCTAAATTAACTAACGCCTGTTCAATCATGAAATTATACATTCTCCTTTAATAATTCTAAGTAAGTATCACTATCAGGAGATTTCTCTTTAAACTCTCGAATTAAATCATCCACATTATCGAATACTCGTCTATAGTTTCCTTTATTCAATATTGCACTAAACACACTTATTAATGATTCATTTGAGGAATCTACCTGTACTACTAAATGTAGTTCGTTATCTAAAGATATAATCATCTTTCCAAAATATCCATATACAACTACCCCAAAGTCTTTATTCACTCCAAATTGTGAGAAGTGAGAGATAAATTCATTTTTTATAGCATCGGTTTCATCCTTCTCACGAATAAATGACAATGTATTTTGATACTGTTCATATTTTTTAATCAACTGACGATTCTTATTTAAAATATTTTCTATTCTAGTCCACGCACATTTTCTATCATTAAACGGAATTTTGTTTTCACTGACTAAGATAGTTTTGTGAGTAGCTTCAGTTATTAAGAACACACGAAATCCAATTTTATTCTCTTTAAATAACTAGATTTTAATATAGATTTTATGTGTATCATCTATGAACGGTAGTATACCGTCTAAAAATTGTGTAGTATCTAAAGCTGTACAACCTAAATTCTCTAATTCTTCTTGTATTATCTCTTCGTTTAACATAACTTACCTCGTTTTAGTTGGTTAATTCTTTAGTTAACTGTTTAATACTTGCTAGTTGTTCATTCACTACATTAAGTTTATTTGCCACAGTGGTAGATACTTCTATTAACTTAATTATCTCTCCCTCTGTTCTTATTGCTTTAGGTATTTCAAATTCATACTTCTTACCTTTATCATATTTTGCATAATGAATATATCCTGCAAACCATGTTTCTGTAGAATTTTTTGGTTGAACAAATAAATTAATGTGTACATCTCCCACTTCATAGTTCATTTTAAGCCCACTGTTAGGTGCTTCTGAAACTACTAAAGATTTGCTATTTGCATACTCGATTATTTTATCATATCTCATGACATTATACTCCCTTCATCATATGTTTTAATAATTGGTTACTAATACTTCAACCGTCTTTGTCTTATCTCGTTCTTTTAACTGATAGTTACATGTAGAGTAGTTCTTATCCAAGTAATGTACGTTATACTTCTTAGACCACTCAATTAAAAGTGTATTTTCTAATCCTTTATGGTACATCACATTAGATAATGCAAACTTTACCCCCATTGAATTTAATCTGTCTAACAAGTTTAATAGTCCAGTTTCTTCCTGTTCTCCGTAACCATTACCTAGTCGATTTTTCTCATTATAAACAGCATTAGAAATCAGATATGGTGGGTCACAATACACAAAATCATTTTCTCCCAGTAAACTGATGTCAAAAGACCTGAAATCATTACTCGTATATGTGATGTTAATACTTTTAACCTTGTCAATAAACTTCTCTAAATTCCCTGCTAGTACACTAGTATATGATGACCTACTCTTGCCACTTGGCCTGTTGTACTCTCCACGTTTATTAAATCTAATCTGAAAGTTAAAAGAGAAACAACTCAAAACATATAAATCTAATGGTCTTTTATCCTCATTATACCTATCTCTTAGTAGATAGTATCCACCATTTTCATGATTATACAAGTCAAACTCGTCAATAATCTTACTTATCTCTTTCAACACTTTTTCTTTACTACTTGATTGAAGATACTTAAGCACCCCTATCAATGGTTCGTTGGCATCGTTACAGACTATCTTATTTGTGTTTACATTCAATGAAACAGTGCTACTACCACAGAACAAGTCAACAAAAGTATTTATATTATCTGGGAATAGTGGAATAATTTGTGATAGCAATTTAAACTTATTCCCAGTGTAATTCATTGGTGCTTTTAAAAAGTTATTTCCCATAAACTATTTAAGTACCTCACAATCTGTAATAGCATTAAAATACCACTTATCTCTGCCTAAACCACTTAATTCATCACAGAGAGTTAAATACTCCATAAGTGTTTTAGTAAATACCACATGGACCTCTACTTCTGGTAAATGCGCATCATAGATAACAGCATCTACTTTGCCATCGTTCTTCTTTACTAAACTCTCTAATTGTGTTGCACTACTACTATCTGCACAAGTTATTGCCAACTTAAAATCATGAACATCAGAAGAATTGTCTAACTCCTCGGAAATGCTTTTAGATAGCTTACCAACTTTAATTTTACTCATCTCTCAAATAGCAACTCCACACAGTTCTAGTATTTTTCTTAATTCATCTAAACTTGGCATTTTATTGTTTCTAAGTGTAATGAAGAGCTTAAAATTTCTAAGGTCTACCCCAACAACAATCGGACAATCTTTAAAAGTTGCATTGATTGAGATAATATCTGTTTCACCATCAGTACATTTTTTCAAAAGTTCTTTTTCCGAAATATCACTATCAATTGTGATACTACTATTCCCTTCGTCATTACTTCTGGTTATATCATCTAACGATATGTTCCCTACCAACAATTCTGGGGACTTGATAACCTTAATAAGCCATGCTATCACACTCTTTTTATTGCAAATTGTAGGAATCTCATAAGTTAAACTTGTGTTCCTTGTTGTTTTTATATCTATCACTATAAAATCCTTTCTAAGTTCGATGCCAATTCTCAACTTCACTAATCATTAAATCATTAGGATACAATTTCTTTTATCCTTTGCAGTATTGAAGAAATCTTATCATCATCACTAAATAATACACTTTCTTTTAAGAGAACAACTGACTTGCCTTCTCTAAAGAATCTCCAACCTGCATATTGTTCTTCTACATTCTGTGTTATTTCCTTACTCACAGGATTTTTCCATACAAGGAACTCAAAATGGTCTATCATTTCTCTTACCTCACATACAACAGTTCCATGTCTTTCAAGTTTTAATAAAATTGGTCTGTCATAGATTGGCGTACCATAAAAACCAAATCTCTCTAGTGTTTCACCTATTGTTAATCTATCCACAACTTATTCCTCTGCTCTAAATATCCTTAAAGACTGTTTCAATAGCTTCATCTTCTGTCAAGAAACTTTGATTAAATTTATCTGCAATACCTTTAATTTCTTCACACATTTCCTTAACATATCTTACATCAATTTCTCTTCTATAAATTGAAAAATAACTATCTCCATCATAGATGGTTATTTCAACAACTTTTGACTCTTCGTTTATTTCAACTTCCAACTCGCCACCAACACGCTCAATACGGAAAAGATGACCACCTATAAATCTACCACCACAATTTCTAAGAGTCTCTTTTATGGATTTTGCAGCACTCTCTATTCCAACTCCAACAGGGTACATGATGGTATCAAAGGAATCTAAACAACGATGTGCTTTTGTATCAATTTCCTTAATATTCTCTAATACATTTGTTAAAATAAAAATAGCATTAGAAACAGTAATATTTGGATATGTCTTAGTTTTAATATTAACATCATCCCAAATTAATTCAATTATTAATGACACAGAATCTCCTAAATCTTCTATATCTACAATTAAGTCAATACAGTAATCCTTACTTGGACTTAAAGTTACATTTGTATCATCAATATAAAGATAGTCATATCCAACTTGTTCTAATTTACTTGTCAATTCATATAAGTTCTTACTCTCTGCCATATCTATAGTTTCTCCATTCTAATTACTTGCCCTGCACTAAATTTAACCAATCCTCTAATCGCATGGTTACTTTCCACTCTTCCCTGTTTTTTCTATGAAAGACAGTAGGAATAGTATTTTCCTTTTCACTATCTCTAATAGATTGTTGTAATGCCTTTTCTATATTCAGATGTTCGTCTCTCTTTACTTCTATGTGAAAATTACTCAATTCTTCACAAAGCACATCTGATGTTCCATCTGCTTTCCCGCTAAATTGTTGAGTTCGTCTAGCATTTAATCCTTTTTCCTTTAAAAGATTAACTACTTCTAGTTCTCCAACCTTTCCTTTTCTTTTAGAATTTATCACAAATATCTCCTTACTAATAACCATTATATCACATTTACTATATAAAGCAACCCCTTTATAAATATATAAGATTTTCTACTTTTCATCATTCATAGCAACACTCTGTTCGCTTGTTCGCACTAGCTCACACTCACATCGTGGTGTAATATTGGACATTATGTTCATTTATATAACACTTGCTACTGTAACTACTTCAAATATCAGATTCCTTAAACACTTCTTTCTTTAATGTCCAAATTACACTAGTTATCTTAATATTAATTACTTTATTAAACTAAACCATTAAAGCCAACCACTCACGTTTCAAGACCTTACGGTAAAACGTTCGTTAAACTACTTTATGTGGAAAAGTTATCCACAATCGCAACTAAAAACGGAGAGGTGAACTAGGCATGAAAGCAGAAAAAGAGATATTAAATGCCTATCTGAAAGCACATAAAATATCTCTTATACAATCACACACTAAAAACGTATGAGTTTGAACAGTTTATGTTCTTCAAAAGAATTGTATTAATATCTGGTTAACTACTTCCAATATATCTCCCTATATTCCAAGCCCAATAGGTATTCTTAACGTAAAATGATACGTAGATATAAAAAAGACATAGAGATTAATTTTCCCTATGTGAAGATTGTTATTCTTACTTATCCTTGGTTTCCGTGAGGTTTTATCCTCGCCTAGCAGTTTTTTGAATAGGTTGGTAGTCTTATTTTTACGGACTACACTGACGATGAGAGAGTGAAATACAATGAAACTCTCTTACACCGAGCCTGCTATTAACCAACTAGGGGGGCTAACCTCTGTGCTCACTCTAAATTATACTGTCGGTGAAAAATGCCATACTCATATGGGTAACATAATGTTCACAGTTTCTTATGTTGACAGTTTTATTTAATTTTCAATGATTAATAACCACCTAAGATATTAGTCACATTAATTATAGCAAAATTCACACTTTTTGTCAAGTGAGTCCTATTAAAATTTTATAATTTTATAGATTTAAACTCACCGCTGTTTAATGTAAATGCAGATAGTGCTTTTGGTTCTCCATAATCCCCCAAGTCTAAATATACTTTGACATATAAAGAACCTTCTCCAACTGGAATACCCTCTGCTACTAAACCTGGGAAACTAGTCAATGTCTTTAATAACTTATTCCTTAAGTACACTACATTCATACCAATGTACTCACCTATCTCATCTGCACACTCTAAGCCATATTCCTGACATATTTCAAGTATTTCTGCATTAAATTTTTCCCTATTTACTACTTCAAAATACTGTTTTCTCATTGTTGTTTCTCCTCTATCCTCATTATATAAATAGCATAACTTATACTACAGAATAAAGACTCTTTAAGGTCTTGGTTGTTTCCTTTGCTAGATAACAGGAATAGTTATATGTATCAAATGCAACATCTTCATCTTCACACTCAATCGTATCCCACTTATCAGTCTTAAAGTCTGTATTGTCTTTATAATATACCTTAACCAGATTATCTTCAAGAGATAAAGTTAATTGACCAAATATAAAGTCAAATACTTCTTTCTTCTTCTTGGTTACCACTGTATCAACCCTCATTCTGCGAGTGACAAATATATCATATAAAGAATCTCTGATAACTCTACCTGCTACCTTATCGGCGTTCATGAGTGCAAATGCCAATCTATTTAAAGCACCATCAATCATATGGGGCTTGCAAGAAAAGGTCATTGTTGTTTCTTCGCCTAGCACATTCACCTTCTTTTTAATATGATACAGATTATCTTCTTCCTGTATTGTTAGCTCAAATGTATATCCATCTCTAACATCCTTAATAATAAGGGTTGAACCACTAATTTCTGTATCCCCAAGCCAAAAATACTCGGAATTAACTAACTTTTCAAGTTCTACAAGTTTCATAATATATCTCCTTAATAAATAACTTTATCATCAATAGTTACATCAAGAATGTCTAAAAGACGGTCCTGACCTGTCTTTATACATTCTCTCATTGCTTGTTTAATCTGTACATCTGTGATTCTTGAGGGCAAGCACTCTGTAGGAACATTCTTCCCAAACATTTCACGATACTTACTTAATAGGTCTAAGTACTCTTTATCAACATCTGTACTCTTCTTGTTGATTAGATATTTCATAAACCTCTTAACTTTATTTCACATAATCACTGTCAATTAACTTTTTAGCAAATTCACCAACTCTATTCCAAGTACAGTACTGGTTCATGCCACCACTCCAATCTTTTGCGTGTCGCATTGCTCTAACTAGGATTCTAGTATTACTATCCCAACCAAAGTGTCTGACATCACTAATACTAACATAGATAAACTTCGCACCATCACTAAGAACTGCACTGAAACAAAAATGGTTCTTATTAAAGTCATACAATTCCATTCCGTTTTCGCTTGCCATCTTCTTTAGGTCTGATTTGCAATCTCGTTGGAATTTTTCATACCCCTCAGTGGTAGTGCAACCACCGTCAAACTCATAACCAAACCATTTTTCTGCTTTCAACATACTTTTTTCTCCTCTGTTAATTTAACTTAATTAAAATTTCCATACTTTGCAAAATAAAAAAGGACTCTCTATGAAAGTCCAAGTAAAAATGCATTAACGATGAACACTAGGAATAAACCAATATTCACAAGCAACATAATAGCATTTACAACCATCGGTTTAACTCTACTACAATACAAGTTAGCCACTAGCATAGCGCTATTCAAGAACAAACTTAATATAGAGATAGTAGATACCACAAATACATCAGTTGCACTAAATGTTCTATCAAATACACTAATTCCCATAAGAATATAAGCAATAATTTGAGCAACCGCAACGAATAGTAAACTCTTATCCTTACTCTTATACCATAAAAAGAACATATTCCAGATAGATAAACAAGATATGATATATAATACTCTTGCTAATGTGTATACCTTCATTTCCATAGATTGAACCTCTTTAAATTAAAAATAGAGCTTTTATCAACCATTGCCCACAGGATTTTCACAGTTGATAGGACTATCTCTAACCCATTCTTTCTCATTTACCTTGTATAACAAATAATATTTACTGTTTTTCTTGAAGAAATACGTTTTAACAATGCCATCTTAGGTGTTTTATACCCTCTCGGTAGATAAGAAAAATCTAATATATTATTGAATATATCCCCAAGAGTTGCATACCCATTATTTCTTCGTTTCCAAATAAAGCACTTTACACCAAAGTATTCAACCTTGTCGAATGACTTAAAACCTAAAATCTTGCCCTTACACACATACTCTTTTCCACAGCACTTTCTGATTAATTGATACTCACCTTTACTCATTCTACGTTTATAATAAACTGTGGCAGATGGTTCAAACTCTAGTCCACCACTTGCTATGACACAAGCATCTATATAATGGGCTTTTTCTAAGTTTAAGTGATTTCTATTTTCACTTGTAACAAAGCCAAACGTTTCAATAGCCTCAGGATATTTCTTCAACAATTGAGTTCGGATAATGCTCATGTGAGTAGCATGTTTTAAGTTCTTACTCTTCTTAGGTTTCTTGTTCAAAACCACAGCACCAGCATGAACTCCTTTGTGACACTCTTTGCATAAAGTAATGAGATTTTCTTCATCATCAGTTCCACCATTACTCCTGAAGTTAATGTGGTGGACTTCCAATCTACAATTCTTCTTACCACAACATTGACATGTGTAGTTATCTCTATGAAGGATTGCACTTCTTCTTGAAGAGTAACCATAATCGAAACCTTGTCGGTAACCCCAATGTCTAACTTTCTCATTGATTAAACTTGGATTCTTCATCAAAGCAGTATCAAACTGACTTACTTCTAAGATTAAATCAGACATAGGTAAAATCTTTTTACAGAACTCGATTTCGTCTATGTGAGCTTGAACTTTATGTTTTACTGAAGGTGGAAGTCTATCTTCTCTAATAGAGTTTCTTCTGTTTAAAAATCTACATTTTCTGTAACGTGTCTTTCTTGAACGTCTATTTTGTCTAAAATCACGTCTACGTTCCATCTTTCTCGAGATGTCATCCCTTAACTCTGTTTGGGATTGGTATAACACTTTGTCGTTACTGACAACTGCCACACCAATATGTCTTGAACCAGTATCCACACCACAGTAGCAATCTTGAACCACGTCTGTTTCTGGTTCATAAAGTAACTTGATAGTAAATGGTTCTCTACGAACAACCTTTGCTTTCTTTTTTTTTAATAATCTCCGAACTTTTCCGAAACGTGATGTCGGCATAAAAGGTTGTCCGTTTTGTTTTAGTACGTACACTAACATCACGCTTCAACTCCTTTCGTTGATGATAAGTTTAACTCTTTAAGACGGTACTTATCGAACCGTAGTGTCTATTTTAACTCTATTACTAAGTTAAAAATCGAACTTCCTCTCGACAATGTTGAATTAGGTTTTTAATCTATTAACACAGGGTATTAATGTCGTCAACCCAACTTAATTAATAGACATAGAGCAGTAGTCTGAGGCGGCAACCACTGGTATGTAACCTTTAAGGATTCTCTAATTCAACGTAGGTAAGATTTTTCTAACCTTAGTCTGTCATGGCAAAGACTGTAAAAGTCTAACATAGCCATGCAAGGGTATTCCACCCTAAAAATACAGGACTTGCTTTTCATAGGACTTAAATCAGTGTTGTTACGTGGAAAGTCATTGTCCAGTACTCGGCAATCCACCTACAACCCCAAAGGCCTCTTATAGACATGTTCAAAACTGGAATTTATAAAATGTTTGGCTATTCATGTCATAGAGCCAGAAACCAATATTGGTTATGACACTTTTCTGATATAGCGCTCACGGTTTGTGCGATTGCAGGTTCATCACGGTGGTGTCAACCCGAAGTACAGTTACCGTCAGTACTCATGACTATATTATTATACAACAATTTCTAAATATGGCAATCCACAAGCGTTACTGTTGCATGAGGATTGGTCTTTTTTAGTTCTCTTAATGTCTTATCAAGGAAGTTAGTGTAATTCTCTAGGGATTCCTTAGTTGTATCACTTATTGCAAACCAACCCATCTTTCCCTGTTCGTGCCATTCGCCATCCAACAACATTGCGAACGTACTAAATGAAGCACGGTCCTTAGCATAGTTATCTCTGTTGCCATACATTTCTGTGTAGTATTCTGGCTTGAACATTGCAAAGAAATCACTAGGGCGTTCAACGTCTGTGAGTGGTTGCTTATCAACAACAACTTCCCAGAAACGCTTTGCTTCATTGTATAGTTCGGTATCTAACGATAAGTCTAAGTCTTTTATCTCACACGTATCACATCTTGTGCCATCTAACTTCCGTAATACATTAGACCATCTGCCACCAATCTGATACCAGTCCCATTTAGCATCTTTATTGCCTAAGCAATAGAGGTTACCTTCGTTGTCATATTCAGACACATCAATATGTAGGTTTTTGGCAACTTCTAAGTACTCATCAAGATTAGACTCGTCTACATGACCATCATGGAAATTGATACCACACTTTTCAAAATAATTTAAAACCTCTTGAACACCCCAACCGAATAATCTGTCTTTTTCTATACCCTCATAGAACGGTGACATCCATTCATCTACGGACTTCTGATTTTCTGTATCTACTACTAGCAATGAGAAATGTGACATATATTGTACCCCTTTCTTTAGACATTATACACTAAGTTCATTATTTTGTCAATATAATTAAGACATCTTCTTGAAGAGAATTGCACCTAAGATTACTAATAAAATTACTTCCACATGTGTGATTGTTTCTAATCTATGTTTGAAGACATCTGCAATGATGTTAATATTACTCATAAACACCTGTTCATCTCTAGTTATATACATCCACAATGCTAATGAACCGATAGAAAGTATCATCAATACCATAAGACTGTGAAAACTCACTCTCCCAAGGATAGCTCTAAAACTTGTTACAACCACTAACATACTTAGAAGGATTGGTGGAATTGCTATAATTAAAGAATAGTTCATATGCTATATTTCCTCACTTACAAAGATAGTATATCACAAATTCAAGTAGTTTGTCAATAGGGGTTAGTCAGATTATTTTAGTTCAAATTAACCCACGTATATCCTAGACTAGATGCATGGTCTATCTCACGATATAGTATTCTAGTGGTTTCCATAATTGCAGTTCCAAAATGTGTTAACTCATCTAGCACATTAAGTACCTCTTCTTCTTTTGAGCAGGTGAAAGTATAATTGAATATATCACAATCTCTATTGGAATCGTAAATAGATACCTCACCAGAATATTCAAGAGAATTATGAGAAAGTGTTAGGTACATACATAGGTGTTCCTCTAAGGTATATTGATAAGAAATTCTCAACTTTCTATTTTTTAGTTTTGCTGTATAGTTTGGAACTGAATCAATATATTTTAAAATCTTTTCAATCTTACTCATAATTTACCTCCTCAATTTCTATCTTTAATACTTCTCTAATTGACTTGAATCCCAAATCTCGATTTCTAAGACCTTATTTGTATATAATGAATACATTTCTCCATCCATGTTTTCATCATAGTCATCGTAAGTTCTAAAATGAACCATTTTTATTTCTCTATCCAAATACTTCTTAATATAGTCGTAGTTCTCATCATCAAGAGTGAAAGAGCCTAAACTCTCATTATTAGAGGTTAATTCTATATAGTCTAAATCTGAATCTAGCTTTTCTATTAAATCTCTTACAAACATAATTATTCTACCTCAATCGTACAATCCCAATACCACCTAGAGTTTATTACCATGTGAAGGTCAAAATTATAGTTCAATACACTCATAAATAATAATTTTCGTTCTTCCTCATATAAATCATCAATACTTCCAGAGAAAATTATTTCGTCATCTTTTAAGATTTCAACTTTTGAATAATAATCTTCTCTTTCTAAAAGTTCTATAACTGTCATGGGTTAGTCCTCTCCTAATATTATTGCTAGTATGTCTAACTCTGCAACAATAAAATCTTTTCCTTCATAATCTTCTGAAGTACAAACTTCACAGTAGTTATGATATTCTTCAACTTCCTTAGCTAATATGTCTTTATCAATATTTTCTAGGTTATCTGTTTCTAAAATACACTCTCCGAGATGATTTATTACTACCCAGTAATTGCAATGTTTATGTTTATTCAGAACTTCTTGCACTATCATGGTCTATACTTCCTTTACGAATTTATAAAGTGGATACTTAATACCATACCCACAATCATAAGTACCACACAAGACTAATGCATTGTCTTTTATCCACTTAGTTGCCAACGTCTTTGGAACAGTTGGACATCCTTGTGCGTAACCATGCCACACCTTTTGAGTTACTAGAATATACACGACCTCATTAAACATAATTCTATCCTTATCAGTGATAGTAAAAACCTTACGATTCATTTTAATCTCAAAATTCATAGCATGCTCCTATCAATCACTTTTTAATATCATCTAGCATATTCAACACTTTATTAATCTGTTCATCAGACATACGTGTGCCTAAGTAATTCTTTTCTAAGAAGAGAGTTAATTTATCTTCTAATGCAATAGGTTCTAACACCTTAAATGACATGATTCTAGTCCAATAAACATTGTGATTGAGAATAAACTTCTTATCTGTTTCAATTAAATCGTTGAAGTACACTTCTTCCCCATCTACGATAATTGCAAACTCATTATCAATAAACTGGAATAGTGTTGTTAAACGTTGCTTACCATCTAAAACTTCATAAACATCTTTCTTACCTTCATAGTACAATAAGATGGTAGGTCTAATCTCTGCCATACCATTAAATAGGTTAGTGACATAGTCTTGTTTTTGATTTAATGTCCACACTAGTTCACGTTGATATTCTGGATTATCAAACCAAACAGTTTCAACACCTGGCACAATGCTTTCACATGTACCCTTGTACTTTTCGTAAAAAGACTTCAATCTTTCACAGAGAGTAATAATTTCTAATCTATCTTCGTATGGACGTCTGGCTTTAATCAATGACTTATTTAACATACTATGCACCTCAACTTTATGTACTTATCATAGCATAGTTTACATCATTTGTAAAGAGAAAAAGTGAGATATTTAAAAATACCTCACCAAATTGATACAGTTCCAAAGCTACCACATATGTCTATAAGGAATTTATCCTTTACAAAAGAGACTTCCTTATCAAACATTCGATATTGTGCTATTTTATCTCCATCAAACATAATTTTTATTGGAATATTTACCATAATATTACGTGGTATATTATCATAAAAGACATTTCTTGAAGAAAGTATTAAACTTTGCCAGCAACATCTTCCTAACTTACATACGAACTCCAAACTGTTCCAATACTCATGTTTAAAGTTCTCTGAATAATCATTAATATTAAAACAATCAATAATTACACATGTTCTTGTTGGATAATACTTAATTTCTTTTGTACTTACAGTGTTCCCAGTTGTATCATGGTAATCTTTTGCTAATACAAACTTCTCTTCGTTATTCTCAAAATAAGATACAATCTCATCTGGCATATACTTCTTATTGTTTATATAGTAACATTTTACCTGAGAATCAACATCTGATAGTCTGCAATAACCAGTATTCTGAAGGAAATTAACCCTAAACTCACTCTGTTTATAAATTGCACCCATTAAGGAAGTTAAACTATCCTCATTCATCTTATGTGTCTTATTAATTAGAGAACCATCACAAAGATACTCAATTTTCTTAAAATCCTTTGAGTCATCAGACAAATATATTACTCTTGCATTTCTGTCTGTATCACATATCTGAGCTACAATATTCAATATTGTATAAGACTTACCAGTACCAACAGAACCTGTCATTAAGATATGTGGGAAACACTTAAGGTCTATATATGCCTCTTTCTTTCCTAACTCTATCTCCACTCTACTCTCCTTAATTCATCTAAAATGTTAAGTCACCATTAATCATATCAACATACCACTCTTTGCACTCATAATAACTATGTGTGATTTCACTATTAGACCACTCTTTTAATGCATCTGTAATATGTTCAATGTAGTAGTTAATGTTCTCAATCTTTTCTCCAAGCACTTTATAGTTCGAGCCATTAATTTTCTTGTCAATCTTTTTCTTTTCTTTCTTGAGGTATGCGATTAACTTATCACACTTCTCTTTGAAATCATCGTACATTGCACCTTCAAATTTCACACCACAATTAGGACAGTAATTTCCATACAATAGTTTATACTGACCGATGTATTTACCACAGTTAGAACATTTAAAGGCTTTAATGGTTACATCAACGTAACCTACCCCATAATACCATTGTGGGTCTGCATCTCTCCACTTCTTAACAGTTCCAGTTGTTACAACCACATGTGCTAAGTTTTCCATAGTCAATTACCTCTCTTACAAGAGTATTATAGCATAAACAAAGTGAGATAATTTTAATATCCCACTTCTCTGTAAAATATAGGCGCTGCCAGTAGGACTTGAACCTACGCTCCGTATTACTACGAACTAGCTGTTTAGCAAACAGCCCCCTTCACCAGCTTGGGTATGACAGCAGTTTCTACTCACTACCTAGTCTCTAAAACAGTGAGTATGATTTCCTAATTTGTGAAATTCTCAATAGAATTAACAAGTGCATTTGCATTACTAATGACATTATTAAGACCACCTAGAACTTCACTATAATTTGAACGTGTGAATGTATAGGAACTAAACTTATTGGTCTTGCCAACCAATCTTAATTGAATGTCAATATAATCTGCATCATCCTGACTTAACACGATTTCTAACTTAAATGTACCGATTTGCTTCATACCATGGAAGGTATTATCCACATCTTGTACGAAATCAATATCTAAATCTTTTGTTAATTGCTCTACTATTGTTTCAATATTTTCCATAAATGAATAATCTCCTTAGGCTATTCCGTTAATAATGTTTAAGATATTCTCAAACAAAACAGGTTCGTTAACAGAGCCATTTTCTAAAACATGACATTCAAATGCTTTAAATACTTTCTCCATTTTCTCAACAATGTTATACAACTGTTTCTCATCAGAACGTAGAACATCTTGTTCCCAAATCTCAGTTAAATCCCCAGCACAATCTTCTGAGAATACTCTAACTAAGAAAGTATCATTAAATTTTAAAATATCGAAAACTAATGCATCTTTCCCAATATCTTTACAGGCATATATCGTGCCGTCATTGTATTTTACAGATAAACCATAAGACTTCAAAATTTCAACTAACTTTTCAAACATTCAATATCTTCTCCCCGATAGTATATAAAATACTTAGAAGTTTAATATCAATTCCATCACAAAACTATTTAACACCTATCTTCAAGTGTGAAGTGAACCCTATGATACGTTCTCCATTACTATCCTCACCCCAACCGTCATAGATAGTGAAATCCATGCTATCCACTTCGCTGTTCCAAACAGCTAAATCATTACATAAATCTTTTTTACAAACATCACAAATAAATTCGCAACCATGATATACAGTAATAGTATCAACACCAGAGATTTTACTTACTAACTCCTTTAAGGTCATATAAAATTCCTACATTAACTTTTCCTTAACTTGTTTTTGAAGATAGATAGAAGTAATCTTATCCACATTTACTAACATCTCATATCTATAATAATCATCATAGTTATCCCATGTATATGTAATAAATGCACCTTCTTTGTTCACTACAAGAGCATTAAATTCCATATCGCTTGGGTCAACTGCACCATAGTGGGCAACTAATACACCATCTTTCTTATTTGCTAAGAGTTCCTGAATTTTTACAATCTTCTTAACGGTATCCTTATTTAACATATTTTTCTCCTTAACCATTTACATGGTTTCTTAATTACAGATAAATCATATCACAATGGATAAGTAGTTGTCAAGTACTTAAAACAAAATAAAAAGCACCTCCGTGAGGATTTGAACCTCAATCAACTGGGTTGGAGCCAGCTATTCTACCGTTGAACTACAGAGATATTTTAAAGTGAGCGGTTTTGGAATCGAACCAAATTTTTCTGGGCTTCAACCAGACACAATGACCACACTTGTTCACCGCCCATGGAGATTCGGACAGGATTTAAACCTGTGTTCTTTAAGGTTGCAACTTAACGACTTAATCACTTGTCCACCGAACCATATTAAGGGATTTTTAATAATGAGAATATCCCAAAAACTCATTTACTTAATTTGTCTGCAATCGTTGAAGATGCATAGGATTCAGGTTTGATTTTATACTTAAAGCTATACGCAGTTACCCAACCTTCTAACTCGGAAATAAACTCAGCAGTAGCACCTTTTGTACCGATGTCCATATGCACTTGGAAATCAATGTTGCTACTATCGTCTAACACATCAATCCCGTACTTCTTCAACTCTTCTGCAATAAACACAGCGGTATCAATAGACATAGATGTTTCTCTCACTAATTTTTCGTGTAACATATTCTTAGTGAACTTTGAATGAGTGAAAGTGCGAGAGAAGAAGATTGCACCATTCGTATTTCTATGAACTACAATCGCAAGAGCAAACTTTGTTTGACTTCTTGTCATTGAGTCAGTACCAATAGCAATTTCATATTTTGCTTTAGTATCTGCTGAAAGGTAGTCTACGATATACTTGACTGTTTCTTCCAAACTCACCTTACCATGAGTAATACTATTTAATTGTAAGTCTTTAGTTACTTCAAAGTCTTTTGTATTCATAGACAATTCCTTTCTACTTTTAAACTAGGCTTCCTCGAAGAGAATCGAACTCTTACCACAAATTTCGTAAATACGAGGAAATATGAAGTACCCTTAGTGAGATTCGAACTCACACGCAATTAAGCATCTGCTTCTAAGGCAGGTATGTCTACCAATTCCACCATAAGGGTATATGGGGTAGTCTCCCAGAATTGAACTGGGGAATACAGAGCCACAATCTGTCGTATTACCACTATACAAAGACCACCAAATTAAACTTCCTATGTTATCTCTATAAACTTGACAAAATCCTTGTTATATTGGGAAAATAGAGTTTTAGAAGTTCATAATGAATTTTTTATGAGATTTCAAACTCTAGTGCCCTCGACTGGACTCGAACCAGCACGTCTTTTGAACAGTGGATTTTAAGTCCACTATGTCTACCTGTTTCATCACGAGGGCATGGCTGTCTGGGCAAGGCTTGAACTTGCAAAACTATGTTTCAAAGACATATATGTATACCAATTCCATCACCAGACAATATTAAGTGCCTACGGAGAGATTTGAACTCTCAATTAAAACTGATTTTGAATCAGTCGTGTATGTCAGTTCCACCACGTAGGCATTAGTAGAAATGTGTTTAATAGGAATTTAATTCTTGTTCGGCTAACCTATCTAGGATTGCTTTCTTTAAGATAAGTTTAATCTGTTCAGAAGTATTCACTATCTGCACCTTACTAAAGAAGTTATGTAAGCCTAATTTAGCACAGTTTTTACCGACTACTTCATCAGCGAAAGAACTCGTTACCATCTTAACATCTTGAAAGTCTAATATAATATTTTCTTTTCTATCGAAATCAATTATATTACTTACTTCTTTTCCCAATATTCTAGCTCCTAAACTTGTACCAAAATCTTTTAACTTAACAATCATATAAACACTTTCCTTTATAGTTTTAATGGTTGCTATGATAGGACTTGAACCTATATTTACATACCTATGAAATATGTTTTCTACCATTGAATTACATAGCAATAAGAGTACTCCTGACTGGACCTGCACCAGCAACCTTCGGTTTAAGAGACCGCTACTCTTCTATTGAGTTACAGGAGTATATGGCGGGGATAACAGGCATCGAACCTGTGACCTCAAATTTAACAGATTTGTGCTTCTACCAACTGAGCTATATCCCCACATGGTCCGTGCAATGCGATTTGAACGCATAATCTCTTCACCCCAAATGAAGCGGATTACCAAGTTTTCCTATGCACGGATAGGTTAATATATTTTTAAAGAGAATATACAAAACTCTAGTGCGAATACCATGGCTCGAACATGGAGTCTCACGATTATCAGTCGTGCAATTTAACCAGTTAATCTATACTCGCATATAAAGTGTCTCTGGTTGGGATTGAACCAACGATTCATCGGTTAAAAGCCGATTGCAATACCACTTTGCTACAGAGACATATGGCGGAGACGGAGAGACTTGAACTCTCATACCCTTGCAGGTAACTGGTTTTCAGGACCAGACAGATACCAATTTCTGGTTACGTCTCCTAATGGTACTCCCAATGAGAATCGAACTCATATTATCCGATAGAAAGTCGGATGAATTAACCGTTATTCGATGAGAGCATATGGTGAGGTGAGATGGACTTGAACCACCAACATCCGAGGACACCTGAGTTACAGTCAGGTACGCTACCAATTACGTTGTATCACCCCAATAATTTAAGTTTTTAAAGAGAACTTATTAACTCTAGTGCTGACTATAGGACTCGAACCTATAAACAAACTTTCGTTATCTTCGCTTTACAAGAGCGCTGCATTACCAATTTTGCTAAGCCAGCATATATGGTACTCTGACGTAGAGTTGAACTACGGACTTTACTTTGTAAGAGTAATGTTTTCCCGTTAAACTATCAGAGTATGGCGGTTGTAGGGGGAATTGAACCCCCAATCTCCGAGGCGACAACTCGGCGGATTAGCCACTCTCCTATACAACCATAATTTGAATTTTTAAAGAGATTTCAAACTCCAAGCACCCTCGATGTGATTTGAACACATGAATAAACGTTTTAGAAGAACGTTGCCTTATCCACTTGGCTACGAGGGTATTTTAAGTGGAGAATAGGAGCATCGAACTCCTCTGGTATCTTGATTGCAAGTCAAGTGTCCACCCCAAGCAGACCCATTCCCCAATTTAAAAGAAAAAGGACAATCAACTTAAATGGATTGTCCTGTATCAAAAATCTAATATTCCTATTTTTATTCTAGTTATATCTTTAATTTTTAATACAGTCTACCCCTATCTTTGAGTTCATACCAAAAAGGTACGTTAAAAACATCATGATTAATGGCGCATAAGTTTTTTGAGTTTGTTCTTGTTAATGTCATAATGTTTTTCCCTTTCTTTTTTACTATAGAGGACTAGGTTGAAGATTTATTTAGAAGTATTCTCTTCCTACACCGAACTTGGTGTACCTAACTTGAGAAAATTGGCATTTTTCTTTTTAAGTTTGCTGTTTTCAACCTAAGTTTTAGCCGATGTGGCAGGATTCGAACCTGCAAATCCACTTACACATAGTAAGGTTGGTTAACCAATTACCCTTACACACCGATATGGAGCAGGTAGCGGGTGCTGCCCCCGCGCCTTCTGCTTGGAAGGCAGAAATACTAATCTGTTATACGATACCCACAATTTAATATGACTAGATGGTTTTATATTCTTTACCCAATAGAATTTTTATTTGCTGATACCACCTATACTTAGCAATGCCTCCATCACTAAATTGGCAACTACTTAGGGAACATTCATGGTATTCTCTCCACCATGAACTCTCTTACCAAGACTGTGCCGCTCCTAAGTACAGTTAATGTCAGTACTCATGACAATTTTATATTTACATATACAATTATACCACAACGATACTAATTTGTCAATACCTTTAGCACTTTTTGTTTTCAGTATTTCTACCTATCTGGGAGAGAAAGTGATGAACTCTCTAGGACACTCCATTAGTGAGCCAGATGACCACTAACTTCAACGTGCAAAGTGTCGGCAGTTAGGATTGAACTAACTAATTACACAGCCAGTACCAACATATATTTGACCATGCTCCACAGCTAACTCTACCAGTTGAGATACATGTTCTAGCAAAGACCACGGTTGGACTCGAACCAACATCAGCCTAGACCACAGTCTATCATATACTCCCAACTTTAACCCTATACTCATTGAGATTGTGAGGTTAATTACTCCTCACAGAAGTTTTATGATGTTCATGACCATCTATGGAAAATATCATCGGTTTCAATGATGATATTTCAGTAGAGAACGACTACGGTTTTGGTGAGTTTTACTTTGTAAGACAGTACTCACTAGACTGTAGTGCCTAACTTGTTTCTGTTACCAAAACAGGTATTGGACTTCTCATCGACAAAGATAATTAGAGTTTTGAAATTACTGACACAGAGCTATTTTAGCACTTTCAACTCAACTTAATCAGTAATCACAGAGCTTCAATCTTGAGCGTTCAATCGAAGGTGTGTATGTGTATCATCTAACTATCGTAGTATGTGTTTCTACCTACTGAGTCTTGTAAACAATCGTACCTTTAAGGTATTAGGTTTAAACCTAGTGCATGTTTACTGTACGCAGGTATTCTCTATTGAAACACCACCAAGGTGTCTCTTTTATGCTCAATTCCAACTCTATTTTTCTAGCACGGTTGAAGTTTGGTAGCAACCTGAGTTCTTTTTTTGAAGAGGTGTCTTTAACCTCTATTACCTATAGTTTATCATGACAAGTTAATCTTGTCAATACCTTGTAAGAAAAATATTTTAAAAACAATTAGTTTGCAGGATAGGCTTTCTTAACAATCTCACAGATTTCATCAAACTGTTCTGCTAACTTAAGCACTTCATCAAGTTTCTTCTTTGTAACTTTATCTGGACATTTATCTAACAAATACACATTATTGTTTTTATAGACAATATATACAGTTACAGTACGAAAATCATAGCTACCTAGAGAAATCTTGATGCATAAATCATCGTTAGGTTTAAATTCAAAATATCTAGGGTAATCAATTCTAAACTTATCGTTTCCCAATAATTTTATTGAAGATTCCTCTTTAAATCTTGCTTCAATCATAGGAGAAAGTAGTTCTAAAAGTTTACCGGTATTTACACTTTCGAGTGCGAGTCTATATCTACCAAATAGACCACCACCGTACAACTGAATCATTCTCTTCTCACGAAGATTTTCTCCCCTATCGTTTACCTTATATTCGTGTGGCATATTAGGTAATTTCTTAACAACATACTTAACCCTAAATGTATAGAGTGTTTCTGTTACTGAATTAAATGTATGTACATCTGTCTCATATACACCTTCCCCAACACTCTTATAAGCCTTAGAGGATTTATTAATTGCATTTAATGTATCCACGAGAAGTTTATCTGTGAAATCAAGATTTTTAATGAGGAACTTTCTTATATAACGCATAACCTCATTCTTATCCCCATGAAATACATTATATGGCTGATTATATGAACTATCTTCTGCTAAAACATTTGTCTTTCGTACATATAGGTTAATGGTACATTCTTTAATCATTTTCTTCATATCTAAATTTCCTTCCTTATCTAAAATCCTGTTACAACATATTCTTGGTGCTTAAATTCTGTATCTAAGCAGTTCACATTGGCTATAATACTATCTAAGTTCTCTGTACTACATTGAAAGAAGTTACTATCTTTTAGTTTTCTTAACAACCAATTTAAGTGTTTTACCAAATTATAATCACCATGGAAAGTTCTATTACCCTCAACTTCGGTATATCCAAAAACAAAACTATCATCTTCAGTTACTGACAATGCTAGGATTTCGTCATAAACCTCGCCATCTCTAACATACTTAACGAGGAATCTTTCCCCACATAAACCACCATAAATGGCAGTATCAAATAAAATGAAACGTCTATCAGTTGCAGGAAGTTTCACATTTTTTAAGCACTCAAGTAGGTCAACATCCCTATTAGTGAAAGTTACTACCAATTCATAATCATCTAAGAAAGGGAAACGATTAATTAGATAATCTGGTGTCTCCTGTTTCTTAAAGTTATCGACAATATTCTTAATATCTTCTTTAACTGTTTCAATGTTGTCATCGGCAATAGTGTTAGTGTATAAAGAACCTGCGATAAATTTAAACATTCTGCCTAGGCTGAATCTATTGTTATTACCCATACATAAGTCAATTTCAACATAGTTGTTTATTACCATTAGAGATAAGGAGTTTTTCTCTCCACTATATCTCCAAAAACCCCAATCATGTGCAAAGCCAAGTTGTCTTAAGAATCCTTCTAATAAATCCTCTTTTCTTAATTCAGAGGCTTTATCTCGCAGTTTATGAGATAATTTAAGTATATCACTATCAAACTTGGAAACAGTGTCTTTCATAGTTAGAGTTCTCCTTTACATCATGATTATAGCATATTTACCGAAAACTTGTCAATACAGAATACACAAATAAAAAAGGATATATTACACATATATCCCAATACTCACCAACCACAATTTATAGGTGAGATAATTAATGGATTGGACTGTGGAATCCACTCCGGCACACATGGTTGGTATTGAACCAACTTTGCCTTAAATTAAAGCGTTTTACCAAAATAAACTACATGTGTATGGGTTGGACTATATTTATACACCCCCAACTTTGGTGTCGTCTTTTTGACTGTCTGCTCACTCGTTGGACTTTGATTTTATGCACAGCCAAGGTTTTGCAACCAGAATTTGCCAACAACTTCGGTATTCCACCGATAATACAAGACTTTTTTACACCGCCTTATTGCTCATTGAACACAACATGAATGTCACACTCGACTGTGTTTTATTGTGTCGCTTGATACAAAACAAGGAATTACGTGATGTGCGTTCTGACATTCAACTAATTTGGGTATTCGCACAGACCCTGTAAAGAGAACACCTAATCTCATCGACTAAATGCCCTCGCGTCTCTTTCCACAATCGTGGGCGAGCCAAGCAGGTATTACCCTGCAATTTTAAACTTCAACTAAAATCCTAGACGGCCGCAAACCAATGGTTATTTTTATCAAGAAGTTTAATTGAGTTCTTTGTGGTTAGGCAAACTCATACCTACTATGATTTCCCACATCATAGAGAACAGCCTACGGTTAGCGAATCTCATAACGCTCCGAGAATCTTTGGGATTATGCTTTTTTATTAAGTGGACTCCCACCACAAGACCTTCTACCAAAGCCTCTCTCCTCGACTATTGAGCATAGTCGGTCAACTTTGTTACTCTTATCCTTAACGAATAAGGCTTTAAGTAGTTGACCATGAGTTCTTTTTTGGGTTCTAAAGAACTTAAACCTCTTAAATCCATATCCTTGATGAACAAGGTTTTAGGACAGTGGTCTTAGGGGGAGTCGAACCCAATCCACATTCACCCTTATAAGGAGTGCCCATTACCGTTATGAACTATAAGACCAGGATGTGTAATCACCATCTAAGAGGATAAGTTCCTTATCTAGTTCAACTCATGTTATTTTCCTAGGACTAACACGTGTATCACTAAACAAGTTCCTTAACATTAGAAGGAATTGGTGGGAGTCGAACCCACGCAACCACTTGCTCCATTGAGCGCCTGGCCGACCAATCCTCATAGGTCTCCCATTGGCTTCCTACAATTCAACTCTATTGTGATTACATATATTATTTTAACATAGTATCTTTAATCTGTCAATACTATTAAGATATTTTAGAAACTAAATAGTCAATAAACATATCAACATTAAGAACGAATTGATTATAGGTATCTATTCTATACGTTTTCTTCGCATTAAACCCAGATATATCACTCTCATATTCAAATCGACAACATTGTTCTAACATTACAGCACATACAATGTTTGTCTTTAGCTCTTCAACATCTTTATTGTGTTTAAACTGCTCGATTGCTCTACAAGACCATATTAAAGTGTTAAGATTGTTAAACACATTATATTCTTCTAGCTCTCCGAGGAAAGAAATTCGATATGTGTTATAGACTAATATATCTTTATACTTGTCAATTAGCTTCCAATCTTTCTTAGTTAAATTTATCATGCTAAATACTCTGATGTTTGTTCAGAATCTTCTTCATCATCAAAACTCTCTGCAAAGAGTTCAAAGAATTGGTTATCTAAGGAACGTACCAATCCCATTAATTCACCAAATGGCAGACAATCAAATTTTTCAAGGACTTCATCATTAACTAAAACATCAACATCAAAGTAATTTTCACTCTTCTTAATGTCAATCTTATACACTTGACCTTCCCATGGTTCAATCTGTAGATTACAAGTACTGCTATCCACTTCAAAGTTAAGTTTGAAAATAGGTCCTGCTACATTTAATAATACTAATTCATCTGTTGTGAAATTTTCCATCTGTTTTCTCCTCTACGCCTGTGCAAGATTACTTACACTTTCTATTCATAAGTTCAGCAAGTGCATCTACTACTTTACCTGCTTGTACATCGAACTTATCACCTTGAAATTCAATATACATTTCTTTAATAGTGTGAATACCCCAACCATCATAGCTTGGAAGATACTCATAAGACTCGTCAGAAAGATATTCTTTAACTTCTTCAATTACTGTTTTATAGATATTCTTGAAGTCACCCTCACTTAATGCGAGTACCTTTTTAGAAAAGACTTTTCCACTATTTTTTAAGGCTAACAGTTCTGGATAGAAACCCTTTTTACGTTTAAGATAACGTTCCAAAGCGCTAGATATATCTCCTCTAATATCAATGTTATAGTCATGTGTTCTATGTTGATAATCATTGTCAAAAGCAAACAAATCAACTAAAATAGATAAATATGGAAGAATGTTATTTAATTCTTCTAACTTCCACTTTGTATCCTCTGTAATGTAGTCACTATCATTCCAGTCACCTTTTACATACAGTGTGCAGAGATTGGATTTCTTTGAAGTTTTTAATTGCTTTACAAACGTTGAATTTAATTTTGACATACAAGTACCTCTTTCTGTCTCTGATTACACTGTAATCATACCACAGTTTTTAGTGGATTGTCAATATCATTTATCCAACATATTTACAAAGTTCTTTGTTCTTAACTAAATCTTCATCAGACATATTTAACATCTTCACATCAATAGAATATTCATTTGGCAACTGACAAATTGATACTGATACAAACACTTCTTTACCTACACAGTGCCAAGAAACAACCATGTCACTACAACCACTGAAATCTAATTCTCTAGCTACTTCAATGATATGTAATAATCTTCTTTCAAACATTTTATCAAGATATACAACCTTTTTCTTTAATATTTCAGATAACATCTTAATATCTGATAGGGAGAAATCTTCTAAATTATGACCTACCCAAATATCGTCAATTGCTTCCCAAAGTTTAGAAACTGTCTTACCATCGTTAATAGGTGTAGTTTCTGGAGTGGTAAATGTTACATCTCCTCTACGTGCATCTCTAGATATTCTCTTGTTAAATAATACTTCATACTCAACTTCATCATCAAAACCTGAATGGAAGTATACCTTTACTGGTGCCAGCCTATAAATGTCACCATACTCTCTGTGTTGTGATAAATGCTGAGTTGATAAAATAATACCCTGATGGTCAACTCTGCCAAAACGAATGATACTTAGTGCAAGGTCGTGAACTAATCTCTGACCTTCTTCTGACATATCTAATGTGTAGAACTCGTCAAAGCATAATAGCACTCTTGTTGGATTATATTTACCACTACTTCGTTTATGACTGAAATAAAGATTACCTTCCACCATTCTCTTTTCATAATACTTATCTGCTAATAACCACTTTTGTTGACCATCTTCATAATACCAAACAATATCATCTGGCATATACTCTCTACCACCAATTACAAATGTAGTTACCTCTTTACCAATTAATTCATCTAATGTAGTTACACCTTCATCACAGATAAACTGATTACGTAACTTTTGTTGTGCCATAACCACATCATGTAATGATTTTAGTTCTGGTTCTGTTAGAAGGTGTTTTTCATTTAATAAATCTCCAACAATACTCCTCACATCGTTGTAATCTGCTGCATGATAATCCACATAAAGAACATCTAAATTATCATATTCTTCTTTTGCTTTACGTAAAATCTCTTTCGTTGTACGAGTTTTACCTGTACCACATTTACCCACAAGCATTATACTAGCTATCTTGTTTAAATCCAATTCTAAATCTTTGTTTTTACCTAAATTAATTTTCATATTTTTCTCCTCTAGGATAATAGCCCTTGTCCCTTGTTATCTTCATCCACTTGTTCTACAATTACTGATAATAGACTTGTGTCTAATTCTCTCAATAATGATACTATATTTGAGAATAAGTCCTTTTCGTCATCTAGTGTTACATTACCATCTGGACTTGTGATTGTTAAAAAGAACTCACCATCTTCACCAATTCTAATCTGAATAGTGGAAGTATATTCAGCAACAAAATCCCACTGTACTGTACAAACATTATCCTTAAATTCAACATTTGCTAGTGATGCACTTGCATCTAATAAACCTTTTTCGAAATCTGTGAATCCCACTTAAAATAGCCCCCACTCTGAAAACTTCTCAAAGCCACCTAAATCATCAATAAACTTCTTTGCAATAGCAACAATTTCACTATATGGTTTTCCATCAATATATTCATCACCAATAGCACAACTTAATTCAACAACCTTACCTGTTTCTTGTGCCTTTAAAAATGCATAGATATTAACAGATACGTCTGCTTTGGAACAATCCTTACCATTAATTCCACCACCAGTTACTGAATCTGCCATATCAGAACCTAATTTACGGTTCGTACAACCACTGTCTACACAATATCCACCGGTCCAATCACCTAAAGGATTGACAACTGCGTTTGGATATTCCAACGTTAACTTCTCTGTTTCTGCATTACTCTGACAAATGATTAATCGTTCTCCATCTAATACATACTTACCGTCAAATGGATACTTTGAATAAATCTCTCTTGCAATCTTAGATAACTTCTTTTGTTCTTCCGTTAAAGGAACACCTCTAAAAATACCGTTATCCCCACAACGAATTGTATCCTTTTGATTTTCTGCTAAATGAACATCTTGTGGAACAATAATAACTTCTGTCTTTGCTTTTCCTAAAATACGTTTAACAATAGACTTAACTTCTGATGTACTCATCTTAACAGAAGTTTCTACAATGACATAACAACTATTGTGTCCTAATAACACCTCTACTGCAACGGTAGGTTGGTCAGACTTAGAATATGCTAAGTCTACGATTGCACCACTGATTCTATCTGCGATTTTATCTGGGTGCATTGGATTAACTTTCTCAAACATTTTTAATTTCCTTTCTTAGTGAAAAAGAGTGCCTAAGCAGACACTCTATCATATCTTTCGTTCTGCAATGTTGTCATCATTACAGTTACTGGGTCAATCTGTTGCTTAACAACCTTTTCACCCTTTTCGTTTACTGTTTCAACGTACTCTGTTCCGTCAATAACATTCTTAAATAACACTGGGGAATATCCACTTACCATAGCAACGTTAGTACCGTTCTTATCCTCTTGAAACATTCCACAATTACTTGTACGAACATTCCAGTACACGATAGCAGGCATTTCATAACCATGTTCAGCGAACTTCTTAACCCAATCTCTGTGAAGAGTGTTACCACTTCCATTAGCATGGTCAAATTGCATATCAGAGATAACATACAACTTATTTGGTAAGTCTGACTGAGAACAGTTGTTCTTAATAGCAGTATCTAAGATTAACTGTAATACCTTATTGAAGTCTGTATTATAAACCCCAATCAGCATTTCGCATATTAAGTACCTTATCAACAATATCTTCACCTTGAACCTTTACAAGTTCTGGATATTCAGAGAATGTGATAAAGCTATTCTTAAATACTCCATTAGCCTTATCAGCACAGTATAGTCCTAATGAAATAGCAACTTCAATAGGTGTACCATACATAGAACCAGATACGTCTACTACACATAGACCTGTTTCTTCCTTACCTTCGAACCAGTTTGGTAGGTTCTTCCACATAGCATCGTATAAATAGCGATTTGCTAATGATACGTCATAGTCTCTTAAAACCTTACCAACAATATCAACTGGCAATAAAGCACCAGCATTAATCTTAGCCTTACCCTCACTTAACTGCTTTAAGTATTCTAAATAACGCTCTTCTGCATGTTTCATGAATAGTTCACGATACAACATCTGTGCCTTAGAAGGTAACTTAGAGAAGTCAATATCTTCGTAACGCTTTTCACATAACTTTGTTTCAACAATATCTAAAGCCTTACGTAACTTAGATAATGTCTTACGGTATTCACGTTCAGACATATTAAGACCATTTACAATCTTTAATGCTACCTTACGTGTATTCTTAACACCATTAACAGATGGTAGCCACTTAGCCATAAGACTTGGTGCTCCACCCTTATTAACACTAATTAAATCAGACTTTAATGTGTCATTGATATAACCAAGAACATTACGTTCAACTGGTGTATCTAATAAACATAGTAAGTCATCGTAACGACCATAGAAAGCAAAGTTATCTAAGTTCTTAACAACTACTTCTGGCTTATTCTTTGCAAGATAGTTCATGATAACACGGAAAACTCTACGTTCACCCTGTCCACCACGAATATCACGGATATAGAATAACAACTTCATTGCTAATTCCTTATCCTCTGCAAAAGCAAGATTAAAAGTCTTGATAATCTCTGTTTCTTCGTTAGTACGCATTGCACCTAACTTACCAAAAGCATCTAAAAGACCACTCTTAGTTGACTTTAATGCAACTGCTCCATTCTCTGTTTCTGTAAAATTTAGCTCATTCTCTAATAAATTTGTAAAATTCATAATTAACTCTTACCTCTTTCCTTCTTGTTCTGATTGGTTTTCTGACTAGAAAAATAGTTCCATAATTTGCTGTATAGTAAGAAAAATTTACTCTAAGCCTTTGTCTTTTCTTTATCTGGTAGAAAAAATTTTTTTGCTGTGTGCTTAGAAAAGTGAACATTTTACTAAAGGGCGAAAACGTACAAAAGCCACTATGGTGGTTGCTCAGATTTGCACTGAGGATATTCGCATGAAAGGAGGTGGTTTTGAATATCTAACTAATACAACCACATTGGTTGCGAGAGGTCGGACTTGAACCGACGACCTTCAGGGTATGAACCTGACGAGCTACCAACTGCTCTACTCCGCGATATTGAGAGGAATTACATCCTCTCGATTTTTGAACTTACTTAAAATGGTAAGTCATCAGATGCTACATTGAAGTCAGCAACGCTTGTCTGAGTAGTCTTAGAAGAAGTACCTTCAGACTTCTTAGAACCTAATAGCTGGATATTACTTGCTACAACCTTAACATTGTAACGTGTTTCTCCTTCCTTAGTTTTCCAAGATTCTTGTACTAACTTACCAGTTACACCAACCTGAGTACCTTTTACGAGGTGCTGTGTTAATGCTTCTGCTTGTTTTCCCCAAACACTTACGTTGAAGAAACTTGTTTTAGCCTTTTCGCCAAAACCATCTGATGTTGCAATAGAGAAAGTAGAAACTACTGTTTCTCCTGCTTGGCGCATTTCAGCATCCTGTGCTACACGCCCTACGAGTGTTACTACATTTAAATCCATAAAATATTTTCTCCTTGTTGGGGACATTCAGTAGCACCCTCAACTTGCTACGAACTTTGTTTAGTGTCGAAGTTCACGAACACTAGAAAGCATTTTCATTTGGCGGATTCAAAAGTCTGCTTTTTCTTGTTTTGTTTGCTGTTGCTTTCTAATTCTACTACTATTTTAGCACAACATTATACAGTTGTCAAGAGTTTTAAACAGAGTTTTCTTATAAACTTTCAAACTCTTGCTTATCTAAACCACAAAATGCTTTAATGTGCTTTCCTGTTGTTTGACTATACTTGAACCACAAACGTTTTAATTGTCCGTTTGGTTTTTTTGAAATGATTGGAGTATTGTAACTATAAAGTGTTTCTGTTCCGTCTTCATCAATATGTACCAATGCTTTGCCATAAAAACTTTCTTGACTCTGTTCTTTGGTAGGTCTCAATTCATAAATTTCTTTCATATCCACCTCTACCATCCGTAGCTTGTTGAGATTACTGAATCATCTGAAAAGCGATGATAACAACGCTCATCCCAATCATCACTTATATCATCTCCTAAAGCGTTTAAGTCAATGAAGTCCATTGGGTTAGGGTAACCATGAAAACTCTGTTCAAACAATCCACAAGAGGAATACACCCCCTCTTCAAGTTCATACTGTGCATAATCTGCAAGAGTACTATACCAGATTAATTCTTCCTTTTGCCATGTGCCTTCACTAACTTCATTCAATAATTCTTCTGCGAGTTTAGGGTGTGCATCCTTAAAATCTTCAAAATTACGATATAAAATATAACTCATGTATTACCCCCTAATTTGTTCGATACGCAAATAGGTCATCAGTTAGTTCTAATTCATCACCATCGTATCCAGACAAGAAATGACCATAACCATCTGCATTAACTGCATCCTCACAGAATTGTTCAAAACCACCATCTACACACTTCTCTAATAATTTATAAACCGCTTCATTTTTATCTACTAGTGCTTTAAACCCTTCGACTGGTAATTCTGTTTCTTCTGCTAAAAACTCTGGAACGAAATAAGAACAAGTTTCTTTAATGTTATCTTGTAATTCTTCATCTCTTTCTTCCTCATCAAGTACTAGATACTCACTACCATCATCTAATTCAAAATAACGACCAGATGTACTAATACTATCTTCTGGAACATCTAAGCACTTTGCTAATAAATTCTTTTTATCATCTGTACTGTAACTCATCTTCAGTTATCTCTCTACTTTCTTGTTTTGAAAATAATTTCTTCAATGTTGCAATCCCACTTCTTTAAGTTATCTGCATAAAGTTGTAATGCTCTTGCAAACTCTTTTGCTTCCTTTTCACAAACATGCTTTGGTTCTAAGTGAATAGCTTCCCCATGTCCTTCTTCTAAGTAGGCATAACCAGTGATTTTTCCATCACGTGTTACAAATACCTTAAAGAAACCATAATCTGAACTCTTATAAAAACTCATAAATTCACAAGTTCTATCATTCATACCAAAATCAAAGTCTGTACCATCGTTACCATTCATATAGTAAATAGCCCCGTTGTCTATTAACATACCATCAGTAACCTCTGGGAATCTATCTCTAATATTCTCTCTAATATAATTTAATACTTGTTGTTTTACATTATCCGCTGTTGACATTACTTAATCTCCTATGTTATCAAAACCTAAATTTGGTCACCTAAATCGTCAGGTATGTTCCAATTGTAATATGCATCAATATCGTCTGGCATATCTGGTGCAGGCCGTTTAAAGTCTACTTGAATATCACCAGTTTTAGGATTCCAAGATACCCAAGCATCATAGAACTTATCTTTCTTCTCAGAATACATTCCTGTTAGATAAACCCATTTTCCACTAATTAGTAGTTGCTTTTCTTCTGGGGTTAGTATATGCTTACGGAAATCCCTACCAAAGATACCAAGTTTTCTAAATCCATAAAATAGGAATCCTTGATATTCTTGCTTTTGTAAATTCCCAATAAAAGTCATTTCTTCGCCCTTAGAAGTAACCATATCAAAATAAATATTGTTACCTGCTAATAGTTCTTCACATTCGTCATCGGAGAAACGATATGAACCAAATACTCTACTAAATTTAATGTTCTTACCATTAAACTTACCCTCATACTGTTCCTTTTCATCCCCCAACTTAGGTAACTTTAACCACTCAGAGATTACCTTTTCTAAGACTTCTTTATAATTGCTATAATCATCTTCAAATGCTAATGGAACTCTAAAGCAAGAACAACGAGTAGTTAATACTTGAATTGTATTTCCACCACACTTTTCATCATATCCAAAATAGATGTCTTGAACTCTTTCATCTGGTACGACTTCTTTGGATAGCGCAACATACATTTCATTGAACTTATCTCTATGTTTCTTATATTCTTCTCTATCTACTAAGAAACTTCCCTCTCCATACTCAATTCTTACGATTGCCATATTCCTTTACCACCTTTCTCAAAATATCCAACTTCTTTTCCTTGCTAACGTTTCTATCTAAAATTACAACCTTTTCTGTTGCTGTTGTACTATGGCAGATAATTGATGGTTCTACCACATCTAATTCTAACTCTGTAGCTCTACGAAGAGCTTGACCATTAGAAATGTGATACTCTATCTGACTACCACGCTCTGGCCCATCAACAATAATACTAGTTTGTGTTAATTTTATCATTTCTATATTCTCCAATTAAGTACCATAAAGTCACCTCTACAACCAATTTCTTCCTTGTTGTCTATTCTTATCGGCTGCGCAAAGTATTGAATATGGTAAAGGTAATCCCATGTCTTGATAGTATCTGACAATCTGACCAACTCTGCCAAACAACACAGTGATTAACTTTTTGGTTCGATAGTTGAATATCTTAATTGTACCATCATCATAAATTGCATGTATTTCTAATCCCTTTTCATGATGTTTATCTACCACAAAAGCATTTACCAACTTAATGTTGTAATTCATGTTTCTAACTCTCTCACATCGGTTAGTATAATGTTCTGATAAATACTTAACTTCATCTAAACCTTCGATAGGGTAAGTATCAAGAACCCTGAAATATTTTTCCATAAGTCACCTCACAAATACAGTTTAGCATAAGAAAAAGGGAAAGTCAAACATTATTCTTTGCTTTCCCAATTACGAACTTCCTTACTATTAATAAATTCCTTATTAGACATTATGTCATATATAATAGAGTTAATATTATTTCCCTCTTTTAAACCATTTAAGATTGCTCTCTTAATTGTAGGTGAGAAATATAGATATTCTACATCAACTAAGTATCTATCTGCCTGGGGAATTAAATGTTGAGATACAATACATCTCATATTGGCAATTAAGTCATAAGTTAAGTCAGAAGAATTGTCTAAGTGATATAGCAATCTTCGTAAAGTACCTGCCACATCATCTGCGTGGAACGTAGTCATTGTTAAGTGACCTGTTCTACTAGCCTCTATCGCAGAGGAAATAGAATACTTATCACGAATTTCTCCTACTAAAATACAGTTAGGATGTTCACGTAATGCAACTTTAATACCATCTGCAAACTCTCTAAAATCTTCTCCCATTTCCTTTTGAGTAATCTTAAAGGAATCAGTAGATTCAAACCTATATTCAATAGGGTCCTCTAATGTAGACCACACTGTATTATCTAATATATCTCCCTTTTGAGAGAACGTGTTAATACACGCTGCCATTGTACTTGAATTGTGAGTAACAATATACTGGTTACTTACTTGATACAAATGTTCTTCATCATCAACACAAATACAGGTCATATCATCTTGTTCATCCAATTTTTCAATAGATTGAATCCCAATAAAATCATAACAACGAATTTTCTTGTTTGTGTTTTTGTGATACTCTTCATAATCAATAATGTTATTTAATTTTCTAGGCAATGTAAATAATTTTTTCTTGATTTGAAAACTTGTTCTAACATAAATAGTATACCCAATATGTTTATGGTGCCCACCTAATCTATTATCAATCTCTACAGTAGAAGAAATGCCTAAAGACCATAAAACCTCTTGAATGTCATCTACTAATTGTTTGCTTGTTGTGGAAAATGATACTCGTGCTCTTGCTTTATCTGCAAAACCATCTGTATCAAATAGACCTTGTAATAATTCATATCTCTGTTCTATAGACCCATATTTATATACATCTGGGATAAATTTCTCATAGGAGTGAGTATTAACCAACTCTGATACATCTTTAAGACAGTTCTTTGATTGAACATATTTATACCTATCGTCATCTTCTAATAATCTAAATTGCCAACTATAGTTATGGTCGTTGCATTTCTGATACTTATTTTCAACTGGTAACAAAGAGGAAACTTTAGATATAATTTCTTCATCTGCACTGGAAATAATGAGCTGTCGTTCTGTTAAACATCCATCACCAATCAACACCCCTAAAACATAAGGATTTAAATAATAGTTTTGTTCTTTTCTTTCTACTGGTTGATTATTTGGAATCCAAAATCTTAGATGCAGTCTATTATTTTTCCCATCATAACTAACACCACGGTTTAGCAGCTCCTCAACCGTTGAAACGTTAAATTTAGGTGAGGTGGAGTACTTGCCATGTGTATGCTTATGTTTTTGGTCTTGAGTATAATAACTAAACAAATGGTCTTTACAACAATCCAAATACCTACCATCAGTGAACTGTACTCTATATACGTCTTTCTTACCTTGTGGGTAAACTCCTAAGACATTGACTGGGGTACCTAATCTATTATACACTAAATCTCCAACTTTTATGTCTTTGATTTGTACATAATGTCTATCATCTGCAACTGGAATTAATGTATCATTCAGTACAGCTTTACCACTTCCAGTTGGAGCAGAGAAGATAATGATGCCATCTTTATTTTTAAGTGCTTTATGTAGCATATCCTTACAATCTGTTGGATAAGTGATGTTATCAAAAGTAATCTTCTTTGGTTTAATCATTCTAAATGTTGCTACATTCTTTTCTTCTGAAAACCCTAAAGCACATCTATAACGATACTTGGAAGTGTAATCCTTATCTAACTTATCTTCTGGCACATATACTTCTACTGATAAATCCAACTGTTTATTATGAACATACCCATCATTTCTTTCATTAGAAACGTATAGGTCAGCAAATGTACTCCACACATCTTTAGAAGTAGGTGTACATGGCACTCTATAAATATTACCATATCTTGAAAGATAGGGATATTCAGTAACCTTTATATATAAGTCAGAACAATCGTGTTGGGTTGCGAAGATTAGTAATTCTTCAATAGATACTGTTCTCTTATTAAATTCTTTCTTTAACTCTTCCTCAAACGGAAGTGCTATTTTAAAAGCCATACTTCACCTCTTTAAAAATATTGTTTAAGTTCTCTTATAATTGCTTGTAGTACTTGAACAACAATACTGTTCCCTGCTTGTCTATATAGAATACCACACATACACTCTTTTCCACCTATATATCTTTGTGGGTATAGGGCTTGTGCCTTTTCAAAATCCGATTCATCAAATCCCATGAGTAACCAAGATTCTTTTTCTGTTATATGTCTATACTTATCTCCAACTGCCAAAATGTTTGAGGTTGGCACTTTTGCATAATTTGATACGATTGTTCTAGCATAATCACCAACAAGCATATTTCTACCATTAAAAGGATTGTTAGGTAATTTACCAAACTGAACTGCAAGTGTTCTATCTGCAACTCTATATTTATCTGAATAGAAAGTTCTGTCTACAAACTTGTCTATATTTTCCATAGGTGTAGTTTGTAAATTATCAAAATTAAACGCATCCCCATTAAGAATACTAACAGTAAATACTCGATTTCGTGTCTGTGGGATACCAAAATCCAAAGAGTTTAATACTTTATAGGAACTGACATACCCAAGCTCATTCAATGCATCAATATACTGACTGTACTCTGGATAGTTCATAGTGTTCTCAACATTTTCCCAAATAACAATCTTTGGTTTATAATCTGCTTCTCTGATAATTCTAACTGTTTCCCACATCAAACTACTTTCTGTGCCAGAACCCTCTACACCACCTGTTCTTAGACCGGCTGTACTGAACTGCGTGCAATTATGTACAATGCACCCGTTAGCTGTAAATGAGTGGTCATCCTCAACCGTTATATCAAACACATCCTTTTTCTCAGTTAAAACAGTGATTTCTCTAATTGGAAACCAGATATAACCATCTTCATAAAAAGCTTCACCAACCTTTACAGGTTCTTTTCTAAAACATAATATATAACAGTTCTTTTGGTGTACCACTCTACCTTCAATAATAGCTGTTTCAGAATTGACTCTCTTATAAATTGAATATGGTTGGTGGTAAACCTTTGCAACACATTGAGCAATACCATAAATAAGTTCTCTACTTACACTCGATACGGTAACAACGTTATTCTTGTCAATATGACCATCACTATCAAAATAACCATCAAGTAACCTCTTTAACAATGGAACAGGTAAATTAAATACAAAACCTGGTAATTTCTTATTTGATGCACCCTCTCCAAAACAATCTAAAAATGTTGCTAACTCCTTGTTTGAAAACTGTAACTTATACACTGTTCTTTCCTCTACCAAACAATAATGTAACAAGTCACCGATTTCATTAACAAACTTATCGAGCTTATGTTTCCCACAACATATAATAGTACCGGAAAGGTGATTATTTCGTTCCCTGCGTCTACGAACCCAACCATCTCCAAGATACCTACCAACTAAATACCAGAATCTATCATCATGAATAGGTAGATTGTTTTTCTTGTACGTATCTTTTCCTCTAGTACATTCAACACCATTCCAATTCGGTAGCTTTGATTCTTGGTTAATTGCAACCCCAAGAAAACTATCTTTTGTCAGATTTTCACAAGCCACCCACTTTGGTTCACCGAAACTTCTTAGCTTTGTTCTGGCACTAATCTCTCGTTCTCTTACATAAAATCTGTGATTTGGCGTTGTTTCCAAACAATCAAACCCCATAGCCCCAATTCTGTAAATCTCTTTTTTACCTTGTTCAAGAAAGTTTACCACTCTCTTATATCTATTATCATGTGTCAATACAAAGTCATCACAGTTAATGTCAGTAATCTTCTTATATCCACTATCTCTTGTTAATACCAACGTATCTGCGGTAAAACAAGGACTTCCATGTACGAGTAAGTCAATTTGTTCTTCTGGTAAGTGGTAATCACACACACTCATAGGTGAATAGTTTTCATTATATAAAGCATTATAAGACTTACAAGCATTTTTATCTATCTCTACATATCCTACAGATTCAAACTCTATATTTTCTCTCTCTAATGCTTTTCTAACTGCACCTATTCCACCAAATAATTCTACTAATTTAATCACAAAAATAATTCCTTTCTTTAATTACTATTTCTGTTCTAAACCGAATAAACTTGCTACTTCTTTAAAAACGTGTTCCTCATTTACTTCTGAAATCTCTTCCACAAACTTATCTAAGTCGAAATCATGGTGTTTGTAAGAACATCTATAATGTCCAAGTCTTAACTCTTCGAAATTTGCCTGCAAATCTTCTCTGCTAAAGTTAAAACCATTTCTTTCTACATACTGAGCAAACTTTTTTCTAAACTCACACCAAATCATGAGTGTGATAATACGAATAACGTTATTTACATCATTTAGATTTCCACAATTCTCAGAAGTCATTTCAACCCCAAGTTCACTCGCTTTTTGTACAAGTTCATCGACCATACGTTGTTCACCTGCAGAACATCCCGGAATTTTTATCACTCTATCAGCCATATTTTTCACCTAGTACTTCTAAAAATTCCTTTATATATGGTAGTGTTAAAGCCCAACTAATAAAGTTCTCTAATTCATCGTTGTCTTTACCAGACCACTCATTTAATTTGTGATTCTTTCTTTGATGAACCATGTTTAAGATGTTCTCATAGTTCATTGTTACTGTTCTTGTTTGACAGTATCCTGATGGTAACCATCTAATTAGTTCTTTCCAATATCTCTTATCCTTTGTATCTAAATACTTCTGTCTTAGTTGTTCTAAGTAAGAAATAATTGCAGTTACTTCTCCACCATCAAATTCAATATCTTCAAAGTCATCTAGCTCAAAATCTTCTAACTCAATAGGTTTGCTAGTTAATTTATGCATTGTTGAAGTTGAATTAGCAGTAGTACCCACCTTGTACGTATCGTATTCTTTGAACCAGTACAAAGGTGCAGTAATATCTACTGAAACGAATATTTGTCTTAAAAACTTTCTATGCTCTGAACCACCTCTAATTAAGGCAAGACACAACTTTAAATCATTCTCCCCTAATTTAACCTCTGGTTCAAAGGTGGAATCAATTCTATCCCAAGAGTTCTTTGGATTTCTCATACCTCTAATAGCATGTTTAAATCCCCAAACTTCTGTGTTTCTAAATCTCATAATGTTAGAATATCCTCAACTCTTCAATAATTTCTTCCATTACTTTGTCAATAGAAGTCTCTCCACTTACCCATTCATTGATGATTCCACCATTCATTTCATTACCATCATAGCGAATAATAAAGTCTACATCATCAAATAGTACTCTTTCTTCAACTTCTAATTCATCAATATCAAAATCTTCTGGTTCTGTTTCATCATACCATTGTATTACTGCCTTTAAGAACTCGTCTTTAATAATTCTAAGCAGTGGAGTACAAACCTCTGAGAAAGTACTACTTAAGCCTGTGATTTCAATTTCAGGATATTCTTTTCCTAGTTTATCTAAATCATTTATTAATGACTCTACAATCTGTTCTTCTTTCTCTGAGAGTCCAAACACTACACCTAATTTACTCATCTTCCACCTCGTTATTGAATCTCGTCTATTTCTTTACATTTCTCTAGAAGCTTAGTAAATACACTTTCTCTATCTCCTGCAATATATCCATCAGTATATTCATCATCAAATTCTACTCCTTGATATTCAAAGAGTACGTGGTAAACCCCATTAAACTGTTCAATTTCAAAATTAAGGTCATATACCTCAATATCTCCTTCAACACTATCAACGTAGTGTTCGAAATCCTTTGTGAAAACCTCGAATATCTTATTTGTTAAGTACCAAATAATGTCAAACCCTGACACTTCATCATCCAAATCATCTGATGACCATTCTATTCCTAGTGATTTTACTTCATCCAGTAATTCATTGATACGATTGTCTGCTGATTCACTTATATTAAAAAATCTTCTAACTCCACTCATTTTAGTCTTTCTCCTCTACGTCAATATCAAGCTCTTTTAATAATTCCTTAAAAGCCTTTTCAGAATCCCCTGCGATGTAAGTGTCAATACACCCATCTGATGCATATTCATCATTATAGCTAATCTCGTACTCACTTGCTAGACAGTTTGTACGAATATCAATTTGAAAATTATCTAAATCAAAATCAATATCATTACTAACAATGTATTCTGAGAAATCACGTTCAAAAGCATTTCTGATTTCATACATTATTGAATAAATAATCTCATTCGTGTCCAAAAATTCAACATCTGATATATCAGGATAGTTAATACCCAACGTATCTAAATCATCAATCAACCCTTCAATGAAACGTTCATCATCACTACCAATACCTAATAGTTTTCCTAACTTGCTCATTTATTTTATCTCCTTAAAAAGATGTTTATATTCCCCTTCATTATTCAATGATAAATATTCTGCATAACCAGATATTACCTCATTAATATTTTCCATTAGTTCCTTACGAGCTTCCTCTTCTGAATAGGAAACCAGTACATTATCCATAACCTTAACATATCTATCGGCAACCTTATATCTGCTATGACAAACATCTAGCAATACATCGTAAGGTTCTTCGTAGTTACGATTAAAGAATACTGCATCATTATCATGAAACACTAGTAAACAAAGAATGTCTATTTTTCCAATATACCAACAATCACGAACCATTTTTACCAAATCTTCTGTTGGAATATCTTTTAATTCCACAGCTAACTCATATTTCTTTTTACTCATTCCACAAACCTATCCATCTCTTTTGAAAGTTTCTTACATTTCTTGTAAAGTGTTTCATCCAGTTCTGCAATCTCTGAAAAGTTTTCAACACGTTTAACAAACTCACGTACTGGAAAGCGAGTATTAGTGTATAACTCAATCTTAACTAAATATTTATCCTTAGTTAATTCACTGATTGTAAAGCTATAACTAAAATCTTCCTCATATCCATTTACAAAGGTGTATCCATCTTCACATCCCCCATCGTAAGACATGTTATCCAATGCTTTAACTAGTTTTTTATAATTTATCACAGGCTCACTCCTATTGATGGGCTAAATATCTCATTAGATGTATCCCCTACATTAGCACCACTATTCATTTGAGTACTAAGTACCATTCTAATACCTGCGAAGTGAGTATAGTTAAGAGGCCTACACTTAACATAACTTTCCCAATAATCAGTTGCTTGATTAAGAGATTTCACAGTGATAATATCCCTATCATTTAATTTATGTATAATCTTACTTACATTCATTTTAAGTTCTTCCAAACTAATACCAGTAACAAGAATAGTTACTTCAAATTCTCCCATTACTTCCCCATTCTTAATCTCTCTTAGACCTCTTGTAGTTAATTCTACAGAAGAGAAACTATCTTCATTAGCTTCTATATCTGAACCACTTGTAGTAGAATCCTCCGCCTCATACTTAGCAAAAGAACGTTCTCTCTTTAGTTTAACTGCTGCCTTTTCCTTTTGCAAGGTCTTACATGTAATTACACAGTTTGGAAAATTCATAGGGAAATTACTATTCTCAATTACAGTTGGGAACTCTTTAACTGTTAATATCGTTGCATAAGTGTCTTGTACTGGTAACCCAAACACATCTACCCCATTATTATGTAAGATGAAATAACCAAATCTATCTTCATAAACATTTGTTAAACTACCTAAGATTGATTCAAAAGAATCCTCATTAAAGATAGATAGTTTATCATAAGATAGCTCATAGTTTGGATAAATCTTACTTGCCAAAGTATAGAATACTAATTCTTTAGTAGCACGTAAACACTTATGTCTAATGATGTTATAGATATTCTTTTCAATCTCTAATACTTTCTCAGTATCTAAGGAAATATTACCTACATTAGCAATCTTATCAATTAACTGACTCCAGACTTCTTTAATTGCATCACCTAAAGAATAGGCTTCAATATCAGTAAATTCATTTTGTTGAATATCAACACTTAAAAGACAATAGTTTTGTACATCTTCTTTTACAATCGTTGTAAACTCAGGGGGCATTTCTGTATCTGGTAAGTACATTCTAATTGTCTCTAATAGATTAGTTCTAACATCCTTAGCCTTAATCACTTTATCAATTCTCTCAATCGTAAAAGTAATACCATTTCTTTGATTAGATAAAGAAGATAATAGAGTAGTTAATTCTTCAATATTACTCTCTATAACACCCTTACTGGCAACAGTATAGTTTACTACTGGTAAAAGATAATACGCAGATATAATACCATTGTTATATAATACATTATCTCCTACTATCTTTATTTTGTTTTCACTTCTGCTTACAATATTACTCATATCTAAACCTCACTCCGTACAATTGTATCTACTGAAATCTTACTTCTCTTAAAGAAATGCTTTTTAATATTAGGTTCTGTGGTGATACTCTTCTTCTTACTAAGATAAGCCTTTAAGTATTCTCCAAGACTATAATGTTGCACCTTAATATAAGTAAGAGAACAACCTAATATAGTACCTATTGAAAGCCAGAACACAGTATAATAGAAACTTAGATTATCTAATAGATTTAACATGTTAATCTTAAATGGTCTACTGATGATAAAGCCTATCAATAAAGATGCTATTGGATATAAGAGTATTATTAACTGACTAACAGTAAATCCATTAGGTACTGCTATACCAGCTATAGAATATAACTTGTGTTCTCGCTTGATACACTTTGTATAATTAATTAATCGCATGATTACTTCCCTTCTTTTTTAAAATACTAATTAGTTAAAGACATATGATGGGAAAATGTCATTCGAGAGTAAAAGCGTTCTCTCATGAATTTTACCCATCGCAATCTCGCTAACGCAATCTTGCACTTAGTTTTCTATAATAAATTGATTGTTGAATTAGATACCTAGAGTTGCTACAGAGAGATAGTATCTACTTCTCTAAGTTAAAAACTACTCTTCTTCAATAAATAAATAGCATAACTCAGACTCTAATTCTCTAAGTTAAAGACTATATTTTTTCTCTAAAAACTATATTTTTAAAAACTTATCACCTGATAATAAAAACATCTAATTATATTATTCTTATAATGACCAATAGTAGCCACATGTTAGATATAGACTTAAATATAAGATTTTCCCCTATAAGAAATACCACTTTTTACGATAACTAAATTTTAAAATTATAATTCAATTAAAACTTATAGACTTATATTTAAAAAACTAATTCATATATCCTCTTATATGTACCATTAGTAGTCACATGTTAGATATAGTTGCATTTATCAAGTTTTTCATATCTGTTTCTGAAAATTATTTCACTAATTGTGTTCATAAGTTACAATAAATCCTTTACACACTTTGCACGCTTATCTCTTCTCTTGCAGTAGTTATATCCATTTTTATACATATTATTTTCACTTAAGTACATCTGTTCTGCAAAGTAGAATGGTTGATTATATTCTTCCATAATCTTCTCTATTTCTTTTTTATGTTTCTCTTGTTTTGCCAGCATTCTTTCACATTGTTTTGCAACTTTTTCTGGGGAGTAATCTCTTTGCTGTACATAAGCAATCCACCTATGATACTTCTTCTTTGTCTTTTTAGCACATCTTAACCACACTTCTTCATACAACTCTTGTCCAATATCCCCAATAATTAACTCTTCATCGTAAATGTTATACACTTTGTATCCCATATTTGTTAATTCATCAATCATATAGATATGATGTACACTTTCCCAAACGAAGATTTCATTTCTAAATAGATTGCTGTGGCAATAATTAATTAAAGTGTCTTTATATTTCTGGTAGAACTCTAGATAATCGTCATAACTTGGATTATGATTGCCAGTTAAATTAATAATAAGCCCAGTTATTACTTTATGACAACCTAAATAAGAAGACTTAAAGATAATGCCATATTTCGCATACATATAGTTATCTAAATGCACGTATTCTTTTTGAATTTTCTCACTTGTATTAAATTCTTGGATTGCACCACAAGTTCTTGCCATATACTGAATACTAAAATCTCTCATGAATATAGGTAGTACAGTTGTCTTGAACCTCTTTCTAAATACACCTTCAGTAGATAAGTCATCTGCAAAATATGGGTTATTATTCCTATAAGCTTTCTTAACCTTTTCGATAAGAAGTCCATAAATATCTACATTAAACACTTCTGGTGTATCATGTGTTAAGAAATAAGAAGTTCTAATAATACTAGCATTACTATCAAATGTGTTTAAGTTATTTAATTTTCTACCTGTTAATTCTTCTAATTCACTGATTCTTTTGTTAAAATCACTTGAAGTATTACAAGCTTTGTTTGATATACGCATACGACCTTCTCTTAACCAGCCATTACACTCTAGTTCTGGGTTATCTTCTGCATATTTATCCAACATTTTAAGGACATCATCAAATATGTCACTATCTGTCATTTCTTTACATTTTTCAGCATTTGCCTTTTCATTATCTCTTGGGGCGTTCAAACGTAATAAGAGATTTGCTCTTTCACAAATCTCCTTCCCAAAATTAATGTACTCTGCTTTAGGTTGTTCACCACTTTTAACCATTTTACCTTTATTGTATAGGTCAATGACCTCATGGTTATAGTCTTCAATTTTGCTTTCAGGTGCAATTCTTTCATAGACATTGTACCAGTGAACAGATTTCTTACTCTTAACACTTATCTTAAAACGAATAAGACCTTTGTCAATAAAGTGTTTAATCTCTCTTAACACATTCGTTTTACTCTTTGCACCACAAGTTTTAGCAATATCATAAATTGGTAATACAATTTCCTCTTTGTTTGAACAGAAAATTCTACACACAATAAGTGTATTAATGTCCATTCTTCTAGCGCCATATCCAACTGCTTTACCAAAATTCAGTTGTGTATCCAAATCCCTTTTACTCATAATCCGTATCTCCCCATTGTAAGGGGAGAATACTCCCCTAATCCATAAACTTATTAAATAAAATTCTATTTCGTACTGCTTCTACTGCTTGTTCTTCTGTAAGACCTTCATCTTCTTTACACCACTCATATGTTGCATACACAAGTCCTGGGCAAACTCTATCAATTACTGTTATCCCATAAAGTTCTTCTTCTTCATCTAATGCCCATTGGGGGTATTTAAGTGGATAATCATCTTCATCTCCCATAAACATTAGTGCAAGTGCCATTGTCATGTCATCTACCTTTGGTAGTGGGTGTTTCGCTCTCTTATAATACATTCCGCTCTCTCCTTTGTGAGTTATATAGTAAACTACTGTTCTCTTCATTAAATAAATAGCATAACTGATACTAGTAAGCACTATTTATTGAAAGCCATTCTTAGGCGATTATAATGCCAAAGTATTTTCTTCGTAACTCTCTAAGTATTACATCCTTAGATATTCCATCTTTTGTCATTGATTCTAGTAGGAAATTAACCATACTGTCTCCGAGTAAATCTCCTAATGTCTTGCCATAAACATTCTTTTCAAACTTCTTATCTTTCTTTGTGTACATATAATTTCTTCCTCTCTCGTTGTCAAATATTCAAACACTTATCCTGCATAATTTTGGCTAGTTACTTTTGTAGACACATTAATTGTTAGTAGAAAAAGTAGGAGTTTACTCCCACTAATTCTAACCATCTTTGTGTTTATTATATCATTAAAATATTGAAAGTCAATATATTACTGTCCGATAACCACATAGTAATCTGGCATCCAGTTACTAATACTTTGAGTTGTTACACCAACACTCTCATTCATCGCCTGGACTGTGCCACCATTACCTGTGGCGATAGACACATGTGAATCATTATTATAGAAATATAATGCTCCTGCAGGTGCGTTCCATACATCATAATGATGTGTTCCTAAGTTTCTTTGGTCATAGGTTGTTCTAGCACCAATACCATAACAGTATTGTACTAATCCAGAACAGTCAAATCCACCATTTGCAGGGTTATTACTTCCCCAAATATATGAATATCCTACATAAGCCATAGCTCTATCTACGGCCTCATTCCCTGTTGCAGCATAACTAATATTTTGAACTGGTGCAGAATATAGACTTCTTTGTAATAAAGATTGTTGTCTTTCTTGTTCTAATCTTTCCTGTTCAAGTCTTTCTTGTTCTGCAATACGTTCCTGTTCTTGCTTTTCTAATACTTCTTGGTGTGTCTTAACTGTTACATTTAAGGTTCTTTCAGTTACTTGTCCCTTTAAGTCAGTTACCTTATAGTTTACTGTGTATTCTCCATCCACAGAAGTGTCTACATTAGATTTAATCTCTAAGGCAGGTAAGATATTCGAATCAGCATTGATATATGAAATATAGCTATTTGGGTTAAATGGGTCACCATTATTTACCACAACACTATCTCTCTTTAACTTAATAACTGGTGCATCATCTACAAACCTAACCATGACTTTCTTTGTTGTTGTTGGAACTAAATTCTTTTCCTCTGTACCACCTTTATAGATTTCAACAAGCATTTCCTCTTGTAAGTCACTTTCGGAAGTTATAGTGTACTTAACTGTTACATTTTTCTTCTCTTCCTCAGTCATGTCCTTAGTAAAATACTTCTTTAACTGTTCTGAAATATCTTCTTGTCTGTTTAGCCTAACTGTTTCCTCAGTTTCGATTATTTTATTTTCTTCTTTTGCGTATACTTGGTTTATCGTTCCAAGTAATAAAATTGATAAACTTATGCTTTTAAAAACCTTATTCAAGTATTATACTCCTTTCCTTTGAGAAGTGTTCTTCTCGATTATATGTTACCAGTTCCCATAATAGGGCAATAACATAACTAACGTGTATATTGTTCCTCGTAAGTTTATTTTAGTTTTAGGAATAAGTTCTCAAACATAAATGTGAGAATATCATTGGTTGCTATTTTTATTTTCACTTACTATCTTTGTTGTCAACATACACAATGTACTCCTTCTAGCACTTATTCTTTTACAATTTAATAATTTAGGCCATCTCCATCCTTTAGGTTTATCACTGAAATCTATTTTGTTATTAAATATATCCATGAGAAATGCATATCCACCTCTAGTTATTCTACTCATAATGAAGTATTCCTTACCAAAGTACTTCACCTTGTCAAATCTTCTAAATCCTTGTATTTTTCCTACGGGTAGTTTTTGTTCATCACGAACACCTTTTGTTAATTTTCTTTCATTACAGGAACCTCTTCTCTTGTAATAGACTGTATCAGATGGTTCAAATTCCAGCCCACCACTTGCAATAACACAAGCATCTATATAATGAGCCTTCTCTAATCCTAAGTGATGTCTATTTTCACTTGTCACAAAACCAAATGTTTCTATTGCTTGTGGATAGACCTTTAGTAGCCGGTTTCTGATAATACTCATATGAGTAGCATGTTTGAGCTTCATTTTTTTCGGTTTCTTATCTATTGTAATAATACCTTTATGTACTTTCGTATGACACTCTTTACATAACGTAATTAGGTTGGTTTCATCATTACTGCCACCATTTGTGCGATAAATAATATGGTGAACATCTAATCTACAATTTTTCTTACCACAACATTGACAGGTGTAGTTATCCCTATGGAGAACTGCTTTTCTTCTTGAAGAGTAACCGTAGTTAAAACCTTGTTGATAGCCCCAATGTTTAATCTTTTCATTCATTAAACTAGAATTTTTCATTAAAGCAGTATCAAATTGGCTTACCTCCAAGATGATGTTTTCATCTAATACAGGTAAAATCTTCTTACAAAATTCAATCTCATCTATATGAGCCTGAACTTTATGTTGTACTGAAGGTGGTAGCCTATCTTTCTTAATAGAGTTTCTTCTGTTTAAAAATCTACACTTTCTGTAACGTGTTTTTCTATAACGTCTATAACGTCTATACATTCTTCGATAATCTATTTTCTTTTTGATATTGGCCCTTAATTCTGTTTGGGATTGATATAGCACTCTATCATTACTAACAACTGCTACACCAACATGCTTTGAACCTGTATCTACCCCTAAATAACATTCTCTAACAAAGTTGTGCTCAGGCTCAAATAATAACTTAATTGTGAATGGACAACGTCTTACTACTTTTGCTTGTCTATTCTTTAATAATCTACGAACCTTGCCACAACGAGATATTGGCATAAGTGGTTGTCCATCTTTTGAAATTACATATACTAACATACGTTATGTCTCCCTTCGTTGATGATTAGTTTTTATGCTCTACGCCAGTACTAATCGAACTGTAGTGCCTAACCACCCTCTGTTATCGAAGTTGGTATCGGACTTGGCATCGTCAATGTTAATTAAGCTTTTTACAACTAACTCACAGGACTATCTATACACTAGTGTCCAACTTAAAACTAGTCGACAGAGCAGTGGTCTTGCCCAATAACCATAGGTATCTTGACTTAATTAACGTAGTTCTCATTTCTGAGACTTAGACTTGTGAATGTTATGCACCAAGAAGGTGCATACTTTTAAGTGTGTATTCATTCACCGTTTCTTCTACCTCTGTTACTGTATTCGGTTGTTTAACTTCTTCCTCTGCTAAAACAGGTGTAGTTGCCAAACCACTCATAATCAGTATTGATAGACTAATGTTTCGTATAAACCTCAATAATCTCTCCTCGCTATTCTAAAGCTAGTTTAAAGACTTGCTCACGGTCTAACGATTAAAAGGGGAAGTAGTTTCTTCCCCATACTACATCTTGTTATACTTTCCAAGTGCTATCTTGGATTTCATGGAAGTTGTTTCAAATTCATCTGCATCTAATAGATTCTCTAATGTATTCTTATTTGGTCGATAAATCCATACCCCAAATAGGTCAGAGTAATCTGTCATAGATGTTTCTAGTGGTCTAAAATACCACTTTCTAGGTGATTTTCTTAATCTCGAAAGTAAGATAATCTCATAATGTCTACTTTCAATCTCTTCATCCCAACCAATTTCATCAATAACTCCATTGATTTGAGAAATAACATCGTCATAGGTAGAACATTTTGGTAACTTCTTCTCTAAGATTAAGTTAAATGGAGCTTTCGCACCTTTATTCATACTATCCAATGATGCTTGTGTTGCCTTTTCACATACCATTAAACAAGAGAATAGTCCAATATTCTTAGGAACAAAAGATGTGTCGTGACTTCTTCTATACAATCCAGCACATTTCTTGCAAAAGTGTTGATGATTTTCTACATCTTCCTCACAAGTCAAGTATGTTTTGACGTGTATTACAGACATATTCACTGTTTTGTCTAAGAAATCTTTGTAATCTTCTATATAGTTATCCAATTCTGGAATAAAGTGGTTTCTAACCTTATATAAAAATGTAATCTCGTCAATAGGTAGTACATATTCAACACCTACCGAACCACAATCCTCTGTGTTGGTAATTGTCATACTATCTGTTGAACTGGTAGCCTTCTTATATAAATAACCACTGTCTTTAATAGAAGTAATGTTGGCAGAGATAACATCATTCATGAACTTTCTACTTTCTTCCTCAGTATAAAGGTCATCTTTTCTAGTAAGTGATTTATCAATGTCATCTTGCTTACCCGTAAAGTTTGTTACCTGCTTGATTCTATTCATAGCTTCATCTGATTTATCATTATGTTCTCCATAAGCATTAGCAAAATCTGCTACATTAGGGATATAGCAGTTAGAGAACATTTTAGAGCCTATGAACTTATACACTTCAAAGTACTTATCCCTGGGCAATTTTTCTAATTTTTCGCAAATCTCATTATAGTCCATAGAAAAACCTCGTATTAATAGAAGAAACACACTAATCCTAATAGGATAAGCCCACTCACACAGATTGTAGCAACAATGGTAGGAATGAATACGATACCATAACTTACTGCAAACAATAAGATGACATATAGGAATAGCCCTGTTAGAGATAATCTAGTACCTCTAGGTAAATCTTCTAAATCCTCAAATAAGAAATTCATCAACTTACCTGATTTACCAACTAACACAGCAGACACCAGAGTTATGATAGCAAGAATAGCAAATACAGATGTTACTTCTGGAAATGTTCTAGTTGTCTTATATGCTAAGACAGTCATTACTGCAAAACTTAAAATTGATAGCAATTTCTTTAACATATTCGTCACCTTAAAACTTGACCTTTCCTCTGCACTGATTCTTACTAGACCACTTTTTCTTATCTTTAACAACCTTATGACCACAAGCACGAAGTTGCTGATTTAATTCAAAGTTTCTTAACTTAGGCATCTTAATGTTCATATTCTTACCTCGTTTCATGACTATATCTTACCATAAAACACCGTAATTGTCAATACCTTAAAAGAAAAACAACCCTAGGTATATTAGACCTATAGTTGTTTAAAACACTATATGGCTTAGTTTAACGCACCATACAGGCGTTCTTATATTTAAGTATGTAATTTAGTGGTACATCACTTAAAGTGGTTATTTGTGCACTTTATTCGTGTTACGTGGTGCTTTGTCTGTGACTATATCTGAAATTCGGTAAAAATTATGTGGAATAAGTTGTTTGGCAAAGTAATACATTTGGTAATCAAAACTGTTCTTATCAGTTGATTTTTCTACCCAATAATAAGTTACTTTTCCTTCATTAGCGAAGAACTGTACTTCTTGTTTTTTAGGTACAAATCGAATGTATAATTCCTTGTTATATTTAATATCATTATATAGGTGTATTTTAACCCTAGAAGGACAATCAACTACATAATTAGCGATTAGGTAATCTTCACTATCCAATTTATTCTGAATGAACCCAACATTACTCACATCCGAACTCTCTGACCAAAAGAATATAGAAGAAAAGATAAAGAGAAGTACAACGCTCGCTATCGTGCTTTCAAAAATCCAACCTGAAAGTCCTAAGGGATTGAGGCAGGTTACAATAAGGATAACTGTCGAAATAATTATACCAACAACAGGAACTAAGAACTTATCACGTACCCATGCTAAAACATTCTTAGTACCTGCCCACGATAGTATGTCCTTCTTACTTCTGTGAATTGTTGTCTTAATTTTAGGGAGTTCATACAAAAACTCTCTTTTATCAATTCTAACTTCTCTTTCTTCCAAATCTTCTTCAAGTTCTTCGTCTGCTTTTAGACATCTATCGAATGGTAACGTATCTTCTAAATCAGTTTCTTCTCTATCTACAAACAATGGGCTACTTGTTTGCTGTGCCTCTGACCTACTCATCATCATATAGTTATCTCCCTGCCTTATCCATTATAATATCTGAAATCTTATACAGTTTATATTCAGTTAATTGGTCTTTAAAGTAGTCATATTCCTTGTCAAAGGCATTTGGTAAATAGCCAAAATAACCTTTTTCGGAGTGACCTTTTTCCATATAACCAGTTTCTGAGTAATAGTAGAGATGGTGGTTTCCAAAGCCTATTGATAGATACACAAATCCATTATCAAGTCTGTCTAAAAGTTCTTTCTTAACTTCGATAGGACAATCAATAATATCACTATCAAGTGTATAGTCGGTTGATAATGTCTTTTCTTTTAATTGTTCGTATCTTTTCTTTTGTAATGTTTCTTTATCTTCGTACTCTGCAAATGAAAATATTGCAGTAATTCCAATGGCTGAACTTATGATAAAAAGAATTATGGCAATAAGTTTAATAATATTGTTCTCAATGACCATAAAAGTTACAAAATAGATTAACATAAATAGAATAAGTGCTTTGAGTATCTTTGCCCAATCTTTAGTAGGAACATATAGCCCAAGCCATAAATCTATTTCTTTCTGAGACTCTTCCTTTGTTGTGGCAATATCCTTTACTTTTTCTTTAAAGGAGTCAATATCTTTTTGTTTTTTAAGTTCTTTCTTCTTTTCTTCTACAACAGTATCAAGTTCTGCGATTTCTTCTAATGCTTTTTGCTGTCTGCTATATGAAATAAACTGTCCTGCCATGAATTTCCACTCCTATCTGAAATTGTTAATATCCAAACTCTTATCAAGTTCAGGAATATCTTTCTTTAATCTAATCTCTAATTCTTTAATGTCAGAGTTAATACTATCTAACTGTTCTGATACTTTCTTTTCATTTTCTTCTTTCAACTGAAGATTTTTAGCATATTCTCTAACATCCACTAGCTTATTATATAAATCATTAATATATGTTAAAGATTTTTCTTGAGTATCTTTTGTTTCTTCTATTAACTTACGTACTTCCTTAATTTCTTCCATCTTTTCGGTTGCAAGTTTCCAATCTTCTGAAATCATCAAAGACTCAACATCATTCTTTCTAATGGAGAGGATACATTCTGTTTTTGTACATGTCTTAATATCTAAGTGAAATCCATGATAGGACTCCTCGAACATATTTTGTACTTTAGAAATAAAGAACACATGTAAAACTTTATCCCCACACAGTAGAATTGTAGAATTACAATGAAAATTAACAATTTTATTTTCTTCACTTCTTAAAAACCATTCATTTTTATTAGTAGATGAATTATAATTAGTGTCCTCAACTATTACACTTGGGACTTTACCCTGCTTTGCTAATTCTTTTAATTTATCAACTGTTAGTTGTTCCATTTTATTACCTCTTTACTTATCTGAACTTCTGCTAAAAAGACTTAGAAGTAACAATACTACGAACAGAGTTTGAAATAGTGGGAATCCTAAGAACGTAGAAATTCCAAACAACCCTAAAACCCACACAAGTGCATAAGTAATAGCCAATACAAGTAATACTTTTAATGCAAGTAATAACACAACAGCACAGATGGCAGATAGTACAATTAATAAGTTTTTCATTCTAATGTTCTCCTTTAAGTACTATACCACTGTAACATAATTTATAAATTTTGTCAAGAGAAAAAGAGTTGTTTTATTTCAACAACTCAATTCTCCTGACGATAAAAGGAATTATTCCTTAGTTAGTTTGTAAACACCTGCACCAGATACTAATGCAAGACCTACATAGGTTAAGAAATAGGATTCAACACCAGTAGGGATATTCTCTTTCTTACTAGAATTAACTTCTTTCTTCTCTTCCTTTTTATCTTCTTGTTTCTTTTCTTCTTCCTTCTTTTCTTCTGGTTTAGAAGTTTCTTCCTCTACAGGTTTTTCTTCTTCGTGTTTAAGTTCTTCTTTCTTTACAAACTTCTCTGGTGAAAAACTGTAGTTGACAATATAAGATTTATTCTTAACACTAGCGAGATAGTCCTTCATAATTGCGATAAGCTCATTGACCGAATTACTTACCTTGTTCACTCTCTCCTTTTGTTCTGCAAGAGGTGTCTCTAAAGCAGTCTTATCTGTCGCATTGTCATACTCTGATTGCATTGTTGCTAGTTTCTCTGTCATTTCCTGTTTAGTTTGTTCCAATGCTCGTAAGATTGCCTTATCATTCAGATAATTCTTAACATCTTCAAGTGTTAGTGGTGTGTTAGCATCTAATGAAATAAAGTGAGTTCTAATGCCACTTAATAAAGTGTCTAATTTTTCTGTAAGAGTTGCATTGTCTGTTAAATCCGGTAATGTTGGTGCTTGAAACTCATTTAAACCTTGTTCAATAAGTTCTAAGTTGTTTGTAACTGTAGCACTAACATCAAAGTACTCTTTAATCTTATCATACTTAGCTTGTGCTTCATCTAACATACTTTGTAGTTCTGTCTTGTCTTCTACTAAGTTATACTTTTCCTTTGCCTTATCGAGTTCTTTCTTTGCTTGAATATAATTTTCTGCAATGTTTTCTCTTTGTTCTTTTAGTGTAGCAATTGTCTGCTTATTTTCGCCAGATAACTCTCCATGAAGCATAACTGCATTAAACACACTATCTTCCTTTTCCCAAGTTTGTTGGATATTCTCTGTAAAATCTTCTGCAAATACTGTTGTTAGTTGAGCAACTTGACCAGTTAATATTAAACCTGCAACTGCCCCCGTTGATAAAATTCTTGTTATTTTACTCATCTTTTCTCCTTAATCTGTTGTTCTATAAAAATAAGATAATTCTTCACCTTTAAGATGTTCACAGGCATAAGCATCTGCCTTCTCCCATAAGTTGTTGTATAATGTTGCTAATTCATCATTCTTTTCGTAATGTTGCCAAATTTTCCAATTCAAAATCATAACAAGTTCAGTTAGGTACTTGTAATTATCTTTCCATTCCTTAAATGCTCGGTTGTAGGTATCCTTTACAGCATCTATTCCAAATTTCTCAGCGATTGTAAAATCTTCGAAGAATGTTGTGAAACATTCATATCCTGTTTGGTTAAACATAAGTTCTTTAAATGTCATATATAGCATCTCCTTTTTGTATATTCTATCACGAACAATTTCTTACTGTCAATACGAAGAAAAAGAGAGGTTTTATCCCTCTCTCTTCTTAACTATATTTGTTAGTGCCAGTCCAATAGAACTAATAAGAACCATGAACATGCTAATTAAACCATTAGTATGAACCCCTGTAGGAATATCATCTTTCTTCTGTTCTTTCTTTTGCTCAACCTTCTTATAGATGTGTACAATGTCTCCATTATCCTTTATCTCAGTTCTAACAAAAGTATAAGACTGGATTTCTCCGTGTTCCTTTACAAGTTTATTATCTTTCTTTAGTTCTTTGTTTGTTCCTTCTTCTATCCAAGTTGTTTCATAAGGTCTGTAGATATGTGTTCTCGTATTACCTACTTCTCTTGTTTCAACAAATTGGTAATTTTCAAATGTCTTACTATCCTTAAATTCGCTAGTCTTTACAGGTTTATCTAAGTCCTCTAAACTTGTAGTTACCCACTTTGTAGTGAATTGTTTAAAGATATGTTTAACATTTCCTTTTCCGTCTGTCTTAGATTCCACAAACTTATAGTCTTTAATGTCATTACCTTTTTCAACTGTGCTAGAACCCTTTACACTGTCTTTTAAGGAATTACCATCTTCATCAACCCATTCAGTTATATACTGTCTAAATACGTGAGTTACATTACCTCTTTCATCAGTGTTTGTAGTTACATAAGCGTAATCAGGAATTTCTCCGTGTTCTTTTACGGAATCCCCATTCACTAAAGGCTTTAATTCCCTGTTATCCCCATCTACCCACTTAGTAGTATATTGACGGAAGATATGTGTTACATTGCCATTGTCATCAGTTTCACTATTCACATAAGCATAATCTTGAATAGTTCCATGTTCCTTAGTATCTTTATCCGTAACCATGTCTTTTAACTCTTTACCAGATTCATCTACCCATTTTGTAGTGTATTGTCTGAACACATGAGTAACATTGCCATCATCGTCTGTTCTACTCTCTACAAAGGAATAGTGTTCAATATCACCTGCAGGTTTTGTATTGGTATCAGTAACTGGTGTCTTTAGTTCCTTGCCAGACACATCAATCCATCTTGTATCAACCTGTTTCACAGCAACCCTATTATAAGTGATAGTATTTGCAATTTCACCTACTTGTGGATAATTAACTACAGGTGGTTCAGTAGGTTCATCAACTAATGGTGTAGGTGTAGGAGCTACTGGTTCTTCTGGTAATGTTAGGTCTACCTTACCCAACTTAGGAATATTGATAACTGAATATCCACCCCAACGACTATCATTTGTTTCAAAAGATACATTTAAAGTATTTCCTGCAAACAATGTTAGTCCTTCACCATAAGGAGTTGTCTTTGTATCATCAATACCAAAGTCTGTCTTACCTTTATATGTTACACTTGTACCAGTATTACTTTCAATTGTTGGATATTTTGTACCAGTTTCATTTGCTGTACCAACATCGGAAGGTAAAGTAGGAATAATTCCCTTAGCACTTTCTGATGATACAGTAGATTTCTCTGTTTCACCGTCTAAGTCAATTGAAAGAATTGTATTTGCTAACTTAATTGGTTGACCAGTAGTATCATCGTAGAATTGAATTTCATAATGACCCCCTTGCTTATCTGCACTGTTGTCAGACTTAGGCATCCAATACATGTGTAATAAGCCATCTTTTACTACATTGATACTTCCCTCTGCATTAGCTACTGGAGTGTCATTTGTTGCATAGTCAAGAACAAACTTAACATGTGCAGAGATAACCTTTCCGCTATCTGTTTCTCCAATGTTTCTTAGGTTCATATTTAACAGTTCTCCTGCTGGAGTTCCTGCTTTAATTCTCCAAGATTTAATTGTCTTAATTGGATAGTTGTCTAAGGTCATCCCACCAATATACCCATTTGTGTTGTCGATTAAAGAACTTGAAGCATTAACAACTTCTACAGTAGAATTAGCTGACATCTTAATAGATTTACTTGTTGTTTCATATCCACCGTTATCCAATACCTCTTTACTAGCATTGATAGCAATATTATCAAAGTAATTGATAGAGTTCTTCTTTGTTTCATCATAATTACCACGTAATTCGATACCATTATCTAGTGTAGTAATAACTGGATTAGCATTTAACCACACTTCATTTTGTGCTTTCTTTGCATTATAAGCAGATAGTTTAGATTGATACTCTTGTTCCTTTTGCAAGTTCTCTTGTTTGATTAACTCATTTCTCTCAGAAACATCACGTTTATCCTGTTCATACTTCGTGTTTCTTTCTTCTACTGCTTGTTTATAGTTAGCAATGGCTGTATTAATTGCTTGTTTTTGTTCTGCAAGATTTGCTAGTGCTTGTTCTTCTGATTCAAACACTTTTGTTTCACCTTGGTTAAATTTAAAGTCAGGATTCTGTTCCTTTAATTGATTAATATAATCTAAGAACTCTTGACTTGTTACTTCCTTATTTTTCTGTTCTGCATAAACAGAAACAATGCTGTTTTGCATTGCTACTACTGTTCCAGCACATTGACCAAAGACCAATGTACTTAATAAAACTGATTTACTTAATTTGTTTCTTCTCATTATTTCTCCTCAAAAAATTTGAGGGGGGGGGGATAATTAATTATCCCCATTTCCCCTTCTAATAATATAAATTACTCCAATGCCTACTAACAATAACAATATTCCACCTACAGGTAAAGTAATTCCAGTTGGTACATCAAATCCAAGACTATTATTTACTTTAATCTCTTTGATTTCATCCCCTGTAATATCTACTGTGATTGTTTTACCCTCAACAACATTATTTCCAGATTTCATAGTGGTGATATATGCGTTATCTTTCTCGGTTAATTCTACGTTCTTAATCTTAGAATTGAAACCTGTGAACTGCATAACATCTCCATGTTGCATCTTAAATTCATATTGTCCATCGGCATTTGGATGTAATACTTCTTTCTTTCCATACTTATCAACCATTGTAACATCACCAGTATAAGCAGAATCATCTTCTGTTGTTAATTTAGCAGTAAAGTCAAATAATTCATCCTTATTACCCTGTGTTCCTGTTACAGTCTTACTTGTTTTAAATGTCTGTACCTTACTGTTATAGAATGTGTAAGAAACATAACTATTATCTCTTGAACCAGAAATATAAGGCGTAGCCATTTCTTTACCCACAGTTGTATTACCTGTCTTATAGCCTGACATATCTTGGTAATTAGAAACAAATCCTTTAGTATTAGCATGTTCTATTACTGAAACTTGTGCATACATAGGAATATCATAAACATCTACCCCACCATTATTAGCAAGTTTTAGATTAATGTCAGTATATTCCCCAGTTGATTTAACTGTTTTAACCTTATCATCACCATATAATACATATCTTACTTTATCATTTTCTTTTAGACCTTTAATAGATATAGTAAAGTCAAATGGTTCTGTTGTATCACTATTCTCAACCATCTTAGATACACTTAGTTGGTATAAGTCTGAAATATCGTTTGTAACAACTGCACGATTAACCTTACCCGTTTTAGCAGTGTATGTCTTAGATATTAAATCTTCTCCCTTTTTACCCCCTACATTATCAATTAAAGAACTATCTTCAAAGACTTGTATAGAAGGAGTATATGTATAACCTGTACCAGTTTCTACTGTTGTTTCTCTGACAGAGTACTTAAATTGGTTCAAACCTTCTGCAACAATCTTTACAGGAGTTGTCTTGGAAACATTTAAGTTCAACTTGGCAAGACCATGCTCATCAGAAGTAAAATCCCTTCTCGCTCCATACTGCTCGTATTCGTAATCTGTATTAGGAACAAGTCCAGATAATGTTACTTCAAAGTCAAAGCCATTATCGCCATTATATCCTGTATAACTCTCTGGAACATTCTTTTCAATATTCAATTCAGTAGTATTATCAGACACATTATCAAAAGTATCACGTGTATTAGTAAATACTGCTTCTGTATTTAAGTCTAATGTACCTGTTGTGTTTTCTTGACTTGTTAAAGTCCAGTTCTTGACACTTCTTTCAGTAATTGTGTATTGTGTACCTTTAGGTAGTTCTAACTTAATAGATTCATTGCCCATTAGAGTAACTGTACCAACACCATCTTTGAAAAGAATGTTATTAATTTTCTTAATTCCTGAAAGATTTTCATGATGTAATGTAATGTCAAATACAAACTGTGTACTATCTTCAACATCTACGTTCTTACGTATTGTTAAAGTCCTTGTTTCTGTATTAGTTGTGTTTGTGTACTTGTTAATGACAGTTGCTGTTGTGCTTCTATCTCCTACTTCTGCAATCGAAGCCTTATTACCATTAACAGTTACGGTACTATCCGTTCTGATATAGTTAGGATTTTCCTCTTCAACAATGTAGTGTTTCTCTTTTCTATCCATGACCTTCATGTTGTATGTCATAGTACCATCTGCATTGATTGTCCACTTACTATCTTCTGTTTCATAAACTCTGCCACCTGATAGATTCGGCTCCATGTCTTTGGCAACTGTTTCACGAATCCAATATCCATCTGTATTATTGAACTCTGTACACGTAGTAGCATATTTTCTATCTTCTTCAGGAATTAAAGAACCATCAGAACGATACTTTAACACCCAACGACCTGTATAACGTGGTGTAAAACCTGTATCGTATTTATTGAAGATTGTATAGCTACTATAACTAGATGCAAGCCCAAAACCATCTGCAGGTAACTTCGTATTTACTGATGTTTTAATAACTTGTAGACCTGATTGACCTTTGAGTATACTAGTATCATTTAAAATATCTGTAGTGTAGTCACTTAAATCTATTGACGTTAGATGTACTTCCCAAGCGTCATGATTTGCTTCTAACATTTCTCTGTAGTTATAGTTTTCTGTTGATGTGGTGGCAGTAGTAACACGTGGTAATTTAGATATATCAAGTGCAACACCAATTCTTGCAAATGCACGTGTATAAATACCCTTTCCATTACTGAGGTCAAACTTAAATGAAGGAACTTGTAATCCCTCAAAGATACTGTGGAAGTTTCCACCACCACTCAAGTCAAGTCCACTCACGTCAAGTGGCTCATTAGAGTTATATAAAGCAAACATGTATTGAGCATCAAACGGTTTAATATGTTGACGTGAAAATAAATCCTTTACAGGAACGTTTGAGCCAGCAAACATACTATGTGCAGAATTTAATCTTGTTAAGTCCATTTTCGTAACATCAATCTTATCAATAAATGCATAATTAAAGGCATTTGTGGCTGTTGTGGGTTGAATATCCAATTTTTCAAATCCTACAACCTCTTTAACTGACGCCCAATCGAACATACCATCTATGCCTGCAATTTTCAGTTTTGACCAGTTATCACCAAATATGATTTTATCCACCCCAACGAAATTAAATACCCAATTAAACATAATACGTTTATTGTCTGGTGTGCTATCATTCATTTCCTCTAGTCCATCTTCACTGATAGGAGTAGTCTTAGAAAAGTCAATTTCTTTTAATACACCAGATTCGTATTCTAACTTAGGTGATGATGATTTAACTCTTCTTTTAAATTTGCTGATTCTACCAAAACCATTATAACCATTCATTGAAGTTGCAATTAGTCTAGTATCACTATCATATACAATGGAAGTAATATCTAAGGCTGGGTTAGTATCATAATAAGCACTTATTGCACTCATTACCCAACCATTGTCTATCTTTTGCATTTGCTTAATTGTGCTATTAGATTTAATAACTGTATGACCATCTTCATAAATCTCTAATGTAGCATCTGTTGTTGTACCACCTGCATAGTCTGATAAGTTCATCTTCTTTACGACATTGCCATGACTGGCTACAGGCAGAATAGGAGAAGAACCACCTTCTGCATGTACGCTATGTGGTAACAGTGTAACAATACACATTACCATAAGTATAAATTGTATTAATTTCTTTCTCATGTTCTTCTCCTTCTTCTATAATCCCTCGTCTGGTTCGGCTATTTCTGGGATTCCTTGGTTATTCTCGCTTGTGGTATTTTTTGGTTGTGGAATATCGTTAGGGTTCGTATATATTCTAATCTTAGGAATATATCCATCTGGGTTACCCCCTACCCACTGTTTTGTAATTGTAATAACATCAGTTGCAAGTTGAGTATTCTTAACTACGTAATCATCTCCAACCTTTTCCATATCTAGTGTGAAAGTACCATCTTTCTTAACTTCAAGAATATACTCTCTACTATCTCTTAGATAAGATTTTTTATCTAAGTCTTTAGGGTCAGGGTTTTCTTGTACTGTATAGATACCTACTGGTACATCAACCTTAGCAATGCCTCTATTATCTACCCATACAGTTTTATTGATTACTCTACCTTCTGCATCTTGACCAGATATTGTAAATGAAATACCCTCAGAGGCAGTATAACCACTACTAATAGGCTCGTTTGTTTCAGCATTTAACTTCTTAAAGGAAACAGAAACTAATCTACGATAGTTATATACAACATCTTCGTTTTTGTTCTCGGTTACATTTGTAATTGTTGCAATACCATTAGCATCAATCACTACTTTATACTCATCTGATGATTTAACATATTCTTTAGGTGCTTTTGTTTCAAACATCTTATAAGTACCCATTTCAATGTTCTTAAATTCAACCTTACCATTTTCATCAGAAGTAGCTGTTTCTAAGACATCATTTCCATAGTCAGACTTACCCTGTAAAGTGAAACTTGCACCCCCTATCGGAACACTAATACCCATACTGTTAGGATATGATTTCTTTTCAAACTTAACATTTGCACTTACTCTAGGTTTATTTTCAAGTGTGATAGCAGAGGTAGTCTTACCGTCAATTAGTACTTCACCATACTTTGTTACTTCCACAATATGCTTTGTAGTATCAATGAAGTAGTGTTCGGTACTATCATATTCAACTAGCATATACTTACCTACTGGAATCTTCTTAAAACTAACAATTCCGTTAGAATCAGAGGTTCTAATCATATCAACTTCTTCATTATAAGCAGAAGTACCAAATAGTTCAAATTTAATACCACTAGCACCTTGCTTTGTTTCACTGTTAAGTTTATTAACAAAGACATTGCCAGTAATCTTATATGTATTTGTTGTATAACCTTGATTGATGTAAGCATTCATTTCTTCTCCACCAATCTCAATAGATGTAAGATTTGCATATACGTTGTTAAAGTTCTTATAGATTGTTCCATTAACAGGTAAACTATCTGGCGCTTTCATATTCAACTTAGCAACCACAGCTTTACTCTTATCTAATGTAAATGGAGAACCATCTTTAGAAGTACGACAATCAATTGCAATTGTCTTGATTGTAGAGTAGTCACTAAATTCTGAAATAGGTCTAAACTTATTTAGCATTTCAGTAGAACTTAACCCACGTAATGTTTCTAAGTTCATTGCAACATCACTAGCATATACAACCGGATTAATGCCCATATTCTCAATCTGTGTTGTGTCGATTGATTGTAAGATACCTCTCCAGTTAGATACCTCGCCAGAAGAAGTAGTAAAGTTTTCAATGGAATCAAATAACACAATATCTTTAGAAGAGGCATTACTTGCATTTGCAAATGTTAGTTTATACTCATATTCTTCATTAGGAGAAACTTGTGTGTACTTACTGTAACTAGAATCAGTACTATTCTTAATTGACTTTTGTAACCCAGAAGAGAAGTAAACTAAAGTGGCTAGATTATATGACTTATCGGCAAAAATCATTCTATCTCCTAAATTGTCCGATAGGTTACTCATTTCACGCTTGTAGTGTAATAAGTTCTTAGCAACACGATAAGAACCATTTGTAATACTACTATTCCCTGTTTCAAAAGCAATAGGGTTGTAAATCATATTACCATAATCCCGTACACTATCATAATCTAAGATAGTCTTAAAACGTAATATACCCTTATTAAACTTGTCAGGGGAAGTAAAGGTATATAGTGTTCTACCCGTATTTCTGTAATTCTGTTTTGAAGTAACTGAAACTGATAGTTTTTGACCTGTTACATCATCAACTAACTCAACACTATCCTCATCTAAGATAAGACCTGCGGGCATTAAGTCAAACCACTTACCACCTTCTTGTGGGATATATTCAAAATCTTCCCCAGTTAACTTAGCAATTTCTTGAACATCAATTTCCCATGTTACTTCATACTGTTTCTTGATTCTGTTATTCCTAACATTTGCTACGTTCTTGTGAATACTGCTTGTTGTTTCAGTTCTACGTGCAAAGTCATATTCTTTAGGTGCTTCATACTCAAAAATCTGTTCGCCAGTACTATCATCTAAAGTTGCATAAAGATTTGATTGAATTGTGATAGAATCCTTATTTTTCACAAACTCATCAATCTTTGTAGAGTGCTTTAACATATACTCTGTACCAGATAAAATCTTTGTATAGGCGTATTTATTAGAATTAACTAACTTATATGCAACTACATTATCATCAAGAATTAACTTATTATTAACACTATCTAAACCATCTCTATGGAATGTATAAGTATTATTCTTAGGAAAATAATCTGCAATATGAACATAGTCATTATCTTTATTAAGATACTTAGCATACACTTCAATAACATCGTCATCACTTGGAGTAGCATTGTGTTCCACAAACTTATTCGACATAGAACTAAATGTAGCAGTTCTATATTCAGCATAAATAGATAAGTTTTTAATCTGATAATCATTAAAATCTAAGTCATTATCAACTGTCTTATCTTCTGAAACTAAACCAATTCCATTTACAAATTGTGTATATGTTACATTTTCCTTGAAATAATTTTCAGGTGTTACAGGTAGTCCATTAGGAACCGTACGAAATGAAGGTCTGCCATACATAAACTGTCCAAAGTCTAAACCATCATACTTTGTTAAAGTACCATTTTGGAAGTTCTGTAAATCAAATCTTGAATACTTATCAATCTTTGTATTTACTAATGACCACTTTTCCATTTCTTTACTATTTACTCTGAAATAGTTATCACCATTCTGGAGTGTAATAAAGTTGCCCTTTTCTACTTTCCAAGGTTCTTTCGAGTATTGAATTGTTGTTTCAGATACAGAAGGTTCACTTGCAGGGTCTAAATTATCTGCTCCTTGAGTAGTTACTTCATTTGTTACCTTAAAGTTAATTGTTTCTTTTTTACTATAAGTAGACTTAGGAAAACGATATAACACATAGTCATTTCTACCGTTTGTATTATTGAATAATAGACTATTTTCCTCTGTATTACCAGTTTTCCAACCAGATACACCAATACTGTACATATAAGGAGTAAATTCTTCTCCTGTTTCTTTATCAACTGCTTTTGAGTTGATTGTTAGTGTATAAGGTTGACTACCTGTAACGAAAGACGAAACACGTACTTGAGAATATAAGTAGTCATCAGCATCTGCTGGCTTTTCTCCCCAAATATCTTGCCATTCATCTGTGATTGCTTGGATACTATCAGCATCTGATTTAGAACCCAAAAGAGTAACACTTGTGTTGATTGTTACTTCTTCTGCTGTGGCTGTTGTATGTAGTTCACCACCCGTCGAATCCATTTTGATTTTAGCCTCTAGTGTTTTAGCAGATTCACCATCTCTGAAACCACTAATAGAACCAGATAACTCATAACCAAATTCAATGTTATATGTTGTACCCGTCTTTAATGGTTTAATACTGGAAATAACAATGGAATTACCTTTATCTTCGTACATCCACATGGAATCAACTTCCACGCCTTGTGATGTGGCATTTTCATATTCTTCTTTTGTTGGAATTGATACCTTAAATTCATCTCCAACTTCACCACTTCTGTTATTGAACAGTGTCTTAGGTACTTCAATTGTTGTTGTCTTAATACTACCATCATCACCAGAAGTGCTTAAGGCTAATGTGTATTTTACCACATGGTTCTTCTCGTTTACATTAGGACTATATGTTTGTTCTGCATTTGTGATTGTGAAACTATCAATAGTTGTAGTACTATTAGATGTTATAGGTTCTTCTGCAGTTACCTTTTTAGGTGTTATGCCAATAAGCAAACAAAGCGTAACTAGCATAATTTTAAATATTTTTTGCATACTGCTTCCTTTCTTTTTAGTGGAATCAACCACTTCCTCAATAAATAAATAGGATAACTTAGAAAAAGAGGATAAATTATCCCCCTTTTATATACTATTTTTCAATATGTTCTACTGGAACATCTGTAATTATATCTGAAATTTTATAAAATCTATCATTAATCATCTGGTCTGTTAAGTATTTCTTTTCCTTATTAGTTACATTACAGAACTTCTTAACACTTACACCATTTTCAGGGATTGTCATATCATCTCCCTTTTTGATGAGTTTTCCATATTCGGAATAGAATAATAATTCTCCTTTGACAGCTTTGATATATGTTGCCCCAAATTCACTAAAAAGCCAAATACTTAAAAGTTTTTTATAGGAGATAGGACAATCAATTGCTCCACTTGGAACGAGGTAATCCCCTCGTTTCATCTTCCGTTCGATTAGAGTGTATATTTGTTTTTCTAATGATGTGAAGAAGATTAGAGGTATTGTGATAGCCCAAAGAATAGGTAGACCAATTAGCATAGTATTAAAATCCGTAGTATTCCTTTCAAGGTAGAAACGAATTATAACTACGGTTGGCATAACAAGAAGAACAAAAATAAGGATTGGGAGTACTGATAAGATTTTATCTAATTCCACCTTACTAAAATATTTTACAGAACTACCTACCCATTTAGATACTTCCTTCTTAGATTCCCAATTAGTTGTTAAGACACTATTTCGTGATGGGATTTTATTATTGTTAGATTCTTCTTCTACTTCCATGTCAATCTCGACACATTTATCATAAGGGAGTTTTGCTTCCTCCACCTTAAAGTTAGTCATACACATGTTTCCTTTCATTCCATAAATACTTTAATTTTTAAGTTTGTAATCTGTTCCAAAATAAGCACCAAACAGGTATGTGACTTTCTTATACACTTCTACAGTATCTCCAACAGACAACTGGTCGTATACTTTCTCACTAACACTGATAGTATCCTTAGTACCTTCATCCTCAATTACAATTTTATAGTATGTATTATGGAAAAATAGTGGCACATTATTAACAGGTATGTAATAACTACTAGTGGATGTTTTCTTATCCACCACAACGACTGTAACCTCTGATGTTTTAACCTCAAGAAAGTTAGTGTTTGTGTTCGTATTTTGCTTTGCTAAACTAAAAGTATACACACAGATTCCAACGAATATAACAAATCCTGCACAGATAAACAGTTTATTAGGTTCTTCTGCTGTACCAAGATGTATTGCTAAAGCTATTACAAATAATACCCCAATCAACATCACAAAAAGAGTTACCATATAATCTATTACCTCGCTTTACATGTTCAATCATAGCACAATATGCCAAATTTGTCAACCATTGGACTATGGTAAAATAAAAGAGAACTAGGTTCTAGTCCTCTTCGTTTTCAAGTTGTTTGAGTTCTTCTTCTCTTTCTGCAATCAACTTCTTAAATGTTTCAATATCGTCTTGACATTTATAGATTTTTTCACGTCTTTTTGTCTTTTTATAGGTAGTAAAGTACTTTTTCAGGTATTCAAAATCAGGTGACACTAACCATTCAAATTTTAATCTGTGTTTATCACCTTTCAAATCACAGAAAGAAACTTCATCCCCAGCGTAGAAAATATTGTTATATGATGTATCAACCTCAACTAACCCATTAGAAACCTCAGATACAGTAAATGTAACATAATTTTCGAGTACTTTATCGTAATTATAATATATGTAGTTAAGATTTGACATATCCTGTGCAGAAATGAATCTATCCTCAAATGGCGATTGGTCAAGATGAACTGCATGTGCAGCTAACTCCATAGCACGATGATACTTTCTATTGTCATACTCTGCGACCTCATCATCAGTTAAGGCAATATCCATGGTTGCTGTACTATATCCTAAGAGTGTATTTTCGTTAAAGTATTCAATAATTAACTTTTTATTATTAATGTTGATATTTCTCACTTTTTCTAATTCAATCTTAGTCTTGTGATTGTTATTGTACACATTGAATAGCATTTCCTCTGAAGGTGTTAAGTCTTTTCTTTCCATATATTCGACCTCTTTATCTTATAGACTAATTATACTACAATACAATCAGCCTGTAAATAGGTAAAACAAAAAGAGTAGCATTTCTACCACTCTTATTTAATCTTTCTTACGAAAGTATAGTATGGGAAGTTACATCTCGTGAATAAGCTAAGTTCTTTCTTTTCCACAATTTCAACTGTATCCCCAATTTCAACCTTATTAAAATCATCTTTAAGGATTCTTACAACAACTTGTTCTTCCTTAGTTTGAACAATCAACTTGTATAAAAATTCTACTAAATCTGGGTTGGACTCCCAAACAATATTGGTATTAGCCCACTTGTTAGTTACTGTTCCAACCATCTTTTTAGATATTATCATAAGTTACTCTCGACCAGTACTTCCAAAGCCACCTGTACCTCGCCCAGAATCACTTAACTCTTCTTCAACATATTCTGTGTCTGGTGCAGGTACAATCACCAACTGGACACATCTTTCTCCAGGTTTAATAATGTGTTGTTCCTTACTTATATTAGTGATTCTAGCCATAATTTCTCCACGATAATCGCTGTCAATTACTCCAACAGAGTTAGTCAAAGTGCAACCATACTTATAGCCTAATGAGCCACGAGCAAATAATAGACCTACATATCCTTCAGGAATTTCAACAAACATACCAGTTGGAACATAAACAGACTCATTAGGTTTAATTGTGAATGCTTTATCTGTATTGTTAAATAGGTCAATGCCTGCAGAACCTACCGTTTGTCTCTTTGGCTTTTCGTAGTTACCAATGTATCTATACTTGATTTTCATTACTCCGTATCCTTTGACTCAATATGTTCTTTCAACTCTTCGAGGTCATATACCATGCTTAATGTGATAACAGTGTTATTATATATTACCATAAAATATGTTAAGTAGACATATAAATTTTCCTTAGTGAACAAACTTAAAATAACACCCACAACAACTGCTAAGAACACAACTATCAGGTTCTTTATATATTTCATGTTATTTAACCTTTTCCCCAATTGCAAGCAAAGTTAGAAGGATTAACAATAAAAACATATGTGTAACACCCTGTGGGTTACCTGTAAATGTTCCTACTACCCCGATACCTAGTGCTATTCCTACCACAAAATAATATATAAAATTTTTTAATCTATCATTCATAATTTACTTACCTAACTCTTTCTTTAGTTGTTCTGCTCTGTCTAAAAGTGTTTTTAACTCTTGTTCTTTTGTCTGCTTGGCAGCTTCTTCTTTTTGTTTCTTTAGTGCTAACTGCATTTGATTCGACTTTTCTAACTCTTCTGCAAAATATTCTCGGCTGTTTCTTAATCCAGTATCAGGTGTATCAAACAAATATTTCTTGATGTATATTGTGTTCCAATATTCATCATCGCACCCATGTTCAGTGGATTCGATAACAATATATGTTTCACACAAGTCTTTATCATATTGTTCATAAACAGATTCAATATTTTCTAAGATAATACATCCACGAGATTTAACATCTATACCAATAATGGTGTGGATTAATTTAACCTTCTCTCTGATTTTTCGCTCTATCTCAGAAACTTCATTTTTTAGTTTTGTATATCTACTAATATCTAGCATACCAACGTTATTTACCGATTTCACTTTCTAATTTTTGCACTTGTGCCATCAATCGTTCGTATTCACGTTTTTTGACTTCAAGTTCTTTTTCTTTTTTAATTTCTTTCAGTTGTCTTAATTGTTCTTCGTTGTATGCATCTAGTTCTGCTTTTAGGGTGTCCTTGTTCTCTAAGATTTTTTCCTCAGACATATCCAGTAATTCTTTTTTAACATAAACTTTATATGTATCTTCCATGCGTATAAAATACTCATAAACTACAACAAACACACCATCTTCCCAAATACCTTCTATGGTTGTATAGTCACTATCAAACCAACTTTCATTAGTCCTATAATCTTTGCCAACATTATCATGAATAAAACGAATCTTATTACGCAACTGTTCGCATAAGTTATCATGTGCTTTTTCGATTTCTATATACTTTTCTACTAGCCCCATATTCATCCTCTCTTCCACAAAAGTTTTTTGTCATATTTTATATCTTTTCCAAGTTTTCTTCCACAATAAGGACAGTAATCTATAGGAATATAAATAGTTCCAATACCTTCTCCATCAAAGTAGTTTTGTTGAGTAATTAACAATAATGGCTGAGAATCTTGGTAATCAAATATTTGAATATTAGCATCTTCGTTTTCTAAAACATTCCCACACACCTTTAAAGGTATATTCGGCATATCTGTTATAAATTTAACATTATCTCTTTCACAGTACTTACACATAATTTACTTTCCCTTAATATCGCCAATCCCATTTATCGAACAATTCTATTTTACCACTTAGTAACTCATCTGTCAACTCTTCGTAACCATTGTTATATTCGTTCTTGATACTATTCAGATAAGTATGAACCTTATGTCTACCTCTTGTCATTAAATCCATTTTATCATGGCAATTAGATTTATTCCACTCTTTTTCTTGAATAGTCTTATAGTAGTCATAATTCTTAACATGAATTTCTTTACGTTCCTTAAGTCTACCAAAAAGTGGTCTATCCCAGTATTTTTGTTTCCTATAACCAATACAAATGTATTTCCATTCTGGGTATTCATCCCATGTGTTACGAACGTATCTAAACTCAAAATATTTAGGATACCAGCATTTTAATAGTTCAAGAGGAAAGCGTACTCTAGATTCATGTAGTGTATCTCTTTCAATTCTTGTAATAATAGGAAATGCATTGTAAGTGCGAACATATCTCTCTAATCTAAAGTTTTTACGGTGGCAACCTTTAATGAAATCAAGTCTTTTATCTCTTTTTCGTCTTGCATAACGATTTAACTTTTTGTGCATTATTATCACCACCTTAAACTATAGAAATTATATCAAGTTCTGTATTACAGACTACTTGTCAACCTTTAAATCCAACATTCCACTTTCAAGCACTTCTGGCAAGAAATGAATCTCATAGGCAGAACGTGAAACATCTGCACCACCAATATCTTCTACGACATAAGTGGTATCATCGTTTAGAAAAATCATGTGCTTGTGGTATGTTTCACCATCCTTGACAATAACATTTAATTCCTTAGTATCACCATCTGTCTTTAAACTCATAACACCAGTCATCTGCATTAATACCTTATCGGTACGTGTATTAAACACAGTAATTCGTCTTGTTACGTTAAAACTATCTGCCTCTTGTGTTATATTATAACGTACTGTATCTGCTTGTGTACAACCTGTCATAAGCGTTGCTGATGTTAATGCTACTAATGCTAATTTCAATATTTTCTTTAAAGTCATATAACTATACCCCTTTTTCATTAAATATATTATTATAGTTTCTCTAATTCTTCTAACTGCTTTTTCTTTTCAGTAAGAGATTTTTCATACATTTTAATATCATTTTTTAGATTATTAATGTAGTATTGTTTCTTCTCTTCCTCTACTTTAGCGAGAGTATCAGCATATAATTCTTTAGCTTCATATCCTGTCATAGATAGAAGTTCATTTGGAAAGAAATATTCTACTTGTTCATATGTATCTTCATCCATAGTTATTACTTTGATACCATCTTTTTCAGTGTAATATCTTTCAACAGTGTTTAAGTCCCCAGTTACTTCCTTTGTGAAAGATTCAATTTGTTGGTGTAAGAATTTCTTTATTGAGTCACTTCCGAGACTGTTAAGTTGTAGTAATAAGGAAATGTTTGGAATTTTAAAGTAGTTGTGTTCTTCCCCAGAAAGTAGTCTTACTACGTGATTGATAGAACTGGTGTACACTTCTTTTTCATACTCATTTCGTTTATCATAGTCAATTCCTAAATCTTCAAATTTAATGAAAATGTCTGACTTTTCCAGATAAAAATTAAAGCAAATGCGTACCCCATATACATAACTTGTAATGGAATATATATCCTCTAATTTAATATCTTTTTTGAGAGTATTTTTCACATAATTAAATGCTAGTTCTTTCAAAGGGGTTAATTCTTCTATTTTCATACTACATTTCCTCGCACTTTCTTACAAATAATTCTGTTCCCAACAATCAGTCTTTAATGTGTTATCAGTATAATAAACATTGTGGCAATAGTATCCGTTATGGTAGTTATACACCCATGCATATACAGGGGGTTCATTCTTAATATTGACCTTAACTGCAAATTTATCATCCATATACTTATTACATACTTCTTCAGGAACGTCTACACCAACTTCAATGGATTCAACAAACTTTTCCACCTCGAAATGTTCTAGAGTACAATCAGTACCAAAATCTTCGCAACACTGTGGATAGTCATTAATACCAAGAACAAAGTTTTCAAACTTCTTATTCTTTCTTACTGGCACAATATTAATCGCTACTTCCATGTTATACTTACAAGGAGTTGGATTGCTTGTGTTCATCTTGCATAGTTGGTTAATTTCATACACTGTTCTCATAGTAGTACCTCTTTTATTTACAGTACTATCTTATCATAGTTTAAATGGTTTGTAAATAGAAAAAGTGAGACACTTTCAAAACATCTCACTTATCTTTAAATTATTTGACAGTATATTCAATTTCATCAGTGAGTGTGGTATCTTTACTATCATCATCTACATAATGAACATGTACCTCACCAACAATACGAAGTTTATCCCCACGTTTAACTTCAACGTCTAAAGGAACGTCTGTTCGACCAATTATCATGTCATAGTCACCATCTTTTAGATAATAACTAGTATCCTTTGCAGTCACGATTTTATACCCAATCATGACATCGCCCTTATATACTGATAAATGAAGGAAATCTATCGTTGAGAAATCACCTTCTTTTGATAATGTATTTTGGAACTGGTAACTAACATCTAATCTTTTGTTAAACGATGATGGTAGTGTACTAAGATACGGATTACTTAATTCTGCTACATACTGTTTTGGTTTTTCTTTACTACTGCAACCTGCTAGTGTTACTACACACAGTAATGCACAAATTAGTTTTCTCAATATTTTAATCATCATGTCACCTATTCAAGCACAACTTTTCCTTCTTTAAACACATCAGAGTTTTTAATGTTTTCTGCTGTTACAGAACCAGCCTTAACATGAATCTTTAAATCAGGACTACATGACTTTGAAAGACAGAATAGGTTAGATAACTTTTTAACATTCGATGGTAAATAAATATCCTTCAAATTTTCTCCACTAAATACCCAAGCATCAATCTTTTCGAGTGACTCTGGTAATACAACCTTTTCTAAAGATGGTAATGAAAGCATTGAATCTTCACAAAGAACAAATAAAGACTTACCAAACTCAATGTACTTTAACTTTGGATTGTTTGATAGTGCATCTTCTCTAATAGACCCTACAGTATCAGGAAGTACAATAGCCTCTACAGTAGGTAGTTCAGATAAAGCGTGTGGATTAATCATTTTTACAGGTCTACCATTAATCTTAGATGGTACATGTACCACTCTTGACTCTGATGTACAACCTGTAATGTTGTAACTGTTACCATATTCATCCCATTCATAAGTAAAATAGTTCTTACTTGTTTCTGGAAAATTTCTAAAATTTTCTTCTGTAATTTCAACACCAGTTAAATCTGGTTCAGGTTTTTTATCTTCTGATTCTTCTTTAGGTTCAATATAGAGTTTAGCACCAGTTTCAGTTGTTCTGTACTCACCTTCTCCATCGTTTTGTATTCCATCTTTCTTGGAACCATTTTCTGTTTGTTGTGTTGTAGTACTTGATTCTGATTGAGAGTCATCTTTCTTAGGAGAACAACCAATAGTGAACATCATTAATGACACTAACCCAATCTTAATTAATTTATTCATTTGATAAATCCTTTCTCTTGAGTAAAACAAATCCTAGACCTAACATAGATAATGCGAATAACTTTAATGTATTATTCATACTATCACCAGTAGGCGCTGTATGTTCTACAATAACTTTATTTTCTGTTGTAGTGTTACTATCTGTAGGTGTAGTTGTGTTATCACTAGGTACTTCCTCAGTAATATGTTTCTTATAAACATGTGTTCTGATACCATTTTCTTCTGTAGTATTTACATAGTCGTATTGTTCATTTTCATAGACAATATTACTATCTTTCTCTACGAAACCTTCTGCAATATTCTTCAATTCTACACCGTTTGTATCAATGAATCTTGTAATCTTTAACTCTGGTACTTCTACAGTTGGTGCATCATTAGGAATTTCTGTTTCCACCTTAGTATATACATGTGTTCTAATGTCACTTGTTTCAGTTGTTTCTTTAAACACATATCCATTAATATCTAACTTCTCTACAAAGTTCTCTTCTAACTCATGTAAATCATTGCCTTGCTCATCTACGAATCTTGTTACCTTTAATTCAGGTAATGTTATTTCTGGTGCATCGTTAGGCACTTCACTATGAAACTCTTCATATACATAAGTTCTAATACCGTCATTGTCTGGTAACTTTTCCTTAAATACATACTTAGTTCCATTAAAGGTGATTTCATCTTTCTTCTCTGTGAAACCATTTTCAAACTCTGCAATCTGTTCATTATTCGTATTTACAAAAGTTGTAATCTTAAATTCTGGAATTTCAACTGTTGGTGCATCACCAGGCAATTCATGTTGTTCATTCCAAGTGTTTGTTATATTGAAACCATTATCCATATCACCTGCAACAGATGTCATATAGAAGTTTATTTCATCTTCTTTAATAGAATACTGAATTTCCTGATTACCGTTATACTTGCGTAAACCTGTGAAAGTATATTCCCAGTTGTTTGATGTGTCTAATGTTACAGACTTTCCTGTGTCAACATTATCAGCGTATAAGTGCATAACTGCTTGTGTACCTGTGTTACCTACCCAAGTTTTAGATACCTTAATATCTCTTGTAATAGGCTCATCTTTTACTGTAACAATATTATCTTGACTTACTGATGTTTGAATTGTATATACTGTATTGTTTAACTTATATCCAAAAGGTGCTTCAATCTCTTTTACTTCATAATTTGCTTCAAATACAACGTTAGGTGTTACTGCTGTACCATCTGCACCAGTCACTAATGTTTGCGTTGAATTATCATCTAAATCTTTAATCTCAAACTTAGCACCAGCAAGTCCTGCACCTGTTTCAGAATCCTGTTTAACAATTTGCAACTTACCCTTTGTTGTTACACCTGTATCACCACCAACATCTGCTAGTTTATACTGTGCTGTAACATCTTTTGTTACTTCATCACTTGAAATAGCAATCTTATTCTTTTGAAGTGTACCACTTGTCATCGCTGTTTTCATAAACAACATGTAACCTTGTGTTCCAATATCACCTAAGTCTAATGTCCATGACTTATAATCAGGTGCAAATTGAATTTTATCTGTTACATCGATAACCTCACCCCAATTAGAGATACCTGCATTTTCAGTATATGTTACCTTTTGTAACTTAAATCTTTCTTTAGAAATATCTACTGGATGTAAGAACCAACCATTATCTGTTACAAGACTATCGGATAAGACTACATGATGTAAGTCCATACCACTCTTATTAATACGAATAATCCATTTAACTGTGTTTGGTTCATCTGGTAGTCCTTGACCCCACTTGGCGATTACCTCACCATCTGTGCTTGGTCTTGTAATTGTAGTTTCTGCTGACATTTGGTAGCCATTATAAATACCATTACCTTTAATTGTAAATGTAAATACGTTCTTCTGGTTCAGTGTGATATGGTTCTTGTTAAACGGCACCCATATATATATATTACCACTTAAATTGCTTCTGTTATTTGCTTGTTCATTAAATACAACACTAATCTTTCCACCCTCATTGCCATTAGGATGTAATGTACCTTCGCCAATGACCTCTCCAGATGCTGAGTCAATGATAGGAAAAGTTCTATCTAACTTATCTGAACTCATATCAATAGATTCAGGTACAAGAATATCAAAATAATCTCCTGTATGTACTGTTTCAGTTGAGTTCCATGTTAAGTTTAAAAAGAAACTTGAACCATCGTATAAGTTGTTCTGGTGTACTTGGTTACCACTATCTCTTAGTGATACTTGTACCAACTGTACATCTAATCTTCGTGGTGTAGTTTCTTCTGCATATGTTGGAATTGCTATACATATTGTCATGAATAGCATGGTTAAAAATGTAAATAGTTTTCTCATTCTCTATTTCCTTTCTGATAATCTCTTTAACTCTTCTGCCTCTTCTTGAGTGGCTACAATTTCTGCTTTAAGAACGTTTAATTGGTCTTTCATTTGCTCAACCTGTTCTTTCATGTTTTCGATGTCTGAAAGTTTCTTATTATACATCTTAACAATATTCTTTTCTCTCAAGGCCTCTTCTTCTCTTTGTTTTTCTTCAATAAGTTCTTCTTTTGTCATGTCGAAGTAGTGTAACGGTACACATACATGTTCATCATCAAATCCGTCATAACAAAGAGGCTCATAAACAATATCAAGACTAATTGTATCGCCTGCCACATCAATACCCACAATGTGCCCATCATATAAATTTGTATCATCTACGAATGAAGTTGTTTCATGGATTTCTCGTAACTTTGTTAAAACTTCTTTATCAAAGTCAGACATATCCTGTTTCATTTTTAAAATCTTATCTGTTAATTTCATATACTCTCCTTTAGGACTTATATTTACTTTACAAGTGCACCGTATTTCTCTTCTAATTTCTTATTTGCCTTTTCAGCACATTCTATTTCCATTTTACTTCTACGAATAGTAGATAGATTGCGTTGGTATTCTTCTCTTGCTCTTGGCAGTTTTTCAACTGCTTCACGTGCCAGAGATAGGGCACGATACATGTCCAGTTCTTTATCAGTAGCATTGAAGATGACTAAAGGAATATCGCACTCACAAGAGATGTCCTCATCAACTCCCCAACAACGTACAGAACAATCAACTACCAAATGAACCATATCATTTTCGACAGACACACTCTTTACTCTAACGATTTGTTCCTGAATGTAAAGGAGCCCCAAGTAACTTTGAATGTTCTTTAGTTTGTCAGTAACTTCTCTCATTTGTAGTTGATACTCTTGTTCTGCTTGGATTGCTTGTTCAATTAAACTCATATATTCTCCTTTAACGCTTCAAGTTCTTTTCTACTCATCATTAATAATTCTTCACTTAAACAGAAGAATGTAGTAGTCATACCATTACTTATATAGAATATATCTAAAATGCCATCTCCATAGTCTATAATATCATCAATACCGATAATAGCATCATTATTGTCAGGAATATTATACTCAAAATCTTTATAAGTGAAGTTGCTACCAAGTTCTTCTCTAATCATTCTTAATTGTGATAAAAGTTCAGCATCCAAAGATTCTTTTGCTTTATATGTACTTTTAATTTTATCTAATTCTATCATGATACACTCTCCTTAATACTTTATATACTTATATTATACAACTAATGCACAAAAAACTATACTGTATTTGATGCAAATTCATTATTTCTCTATTTCCACAAATGTATCTCGATATGACTTCAATTCTTTACGAACTTTCTTAATCCACTTTGTTAATTCTTTCTTGTTTTTCTCTAACTCTGAATAATACTCTTCATCAGACTCAACAAGAATACCAAATGAACTCCAACTAACAAAATTTTCGCATATAGCATTTACTATTTGCTCAATGAAATCAGGTCCTTTAATGTTATAGATTTTACCTTTATTCTCATCATAAGGACAACCGCATACATAACATTCTTTTTCAGATACTAATACCACTTGTGTTCCATGACTTTCTCCATCAAATTCAAATAGAATACATGGTTCGCAATTCTTTAAATATTTATAGAATTTCTTTAACATATTTATCGCAATATTTCCATCTATATAAGATAGAACAACAGTACTAGAACCATTTTTATCTTCAAGTGATAAGAAGGACCATCCACCACAAGGCTTATCTAATTCAACGCTTACCATATATACCTCTTTCTACAAGAGCGGATTAGGCGTTTTCCGCTTTATTTTAATATTCTATGCATACTTTATTATATTAAGTATAAATCCCTTTAGATTGGCCTAATATTGAGTTCTCTAAATACTTATTCTATTTATAGACCTCTTTCTATATATCATTATATGATTTATTTATCTACCTTGCATGGAGCATTATATGTTAATAAATCGCGGATGGAACTTGTCTCTTCTCCATCTCTTGTAATTTTTAACATATACACTATCTCCAGTTCTTTTTCTTGAACTTTTCAAAAGACTCTGCAACACTGTACCATTGATTAGAGTGTTTGTCTAATTTATGGAACACATACGAGTCGCCAATTAATTTATACATACCTTTGTCGTTACCATAATTGGCACTAAAACTAAACTCTTCTGGGAAATTTAATAATTTTAGCAAGTTCGTATAGTCGTATTCTTCTGTCTTAATCTTAAACTCTAGTGTATCGTTTAAGTCATTAAACCCATAAAAAGGGTCGAAGTAGATATTTCCATATAGTAATTTTTCTCTTGCAATATGTTTAATAACAGGAAATTTCTCTAATTCCATCATTAAGTCACTGAAATACTGCACAGGCATTTTACTAGAGAAGTTAATTGAGCCTAAGTTTGGGTGATAGTTAGTGCCATAACCTTTTTGTACAAGTGTTGTGTACTTGGTGCTGTCACCACCGTATGAATTGTCTTGAATTTGAAGGTTGTGTGTCAATAATTGCTTATAGTCTTTTGTTAATTCTTTCTTAAGGCTTTCAATGTACAGACTAAACCATCGCAATATTGTTAATGGACGTCTAACATCAATGTACTCTCTAGCAAAAGCAAATGAACTATTACCATTCTGGAAATCTTCCTTATGTTTAGATAGTTCCTCTAATCTAGTTGTCATACTTAAAACATCTAAAGCATACTTTTCTTCATATGCTTTTAGTCGTTCTTTAAGTTTTGTTTCTTCGTTAATAACATCAATATATTCCATATCTAATCTCCTACTTTAATTACTAAAAATATTCGACACAGTGTAACAATAATTTTTCTAGTTCTTCTTCGCTTTCTACAGTACTAGAAAAACTAATACAATATTTGTACATTTCCCAACGGTCCGTAATAGAATTTAACCAGTCTACATCCTTTTGATTAAAGGTTGAGTAAACATCTAAGCAAATACCTACACCTACTACAGGTTTAGCACTATTGTAATCTATTGTAAATGCATGTTCGTTACAATAGAATCCAACAATATTGTCTTCATAAGTTTTAAATCTAACCTCATATCCACGCTTTTCTAAGTCCCTAATAATATCTTCGATTTGTTCTTTAGTCATATTATCTTCCTTGTTTATGGGAATATCATATCACAGTTCACACAAAAAGTAAATAGAAAAAGAGAAGTTTGTTAGACTTCTCTCTTCTTAATTACATTTGTTAATGCTAACCCAATAGAACTAATTAGAATCATGAGTAGACTGATTAAACCATTGCTATGTACACCTGTTGGTATATCGTCTTTCTTCTGTTCTTTCTTTTGTTCTACCTTTTGTTCTGTTTTCTTGAACACATGAACTAAATCACCATTCTCTTTAGTTTCAGTTCTTACATAAACGTAAGAGTCAATATCACCATGCTCATGCGTACCATCTTGTTTCTTTAATTGATTATTTGTCTTATCTTCAACCCACTCAGTAGTTAGTTTATGATAAGTATATACTTTAGTTCTACCTTCTTCATTAGTATCAATAAGTTTATAACCTTCAAACTGTTCCTCTTTCTTAAATTCATCAGTCTTAGTAGGTTCTGTTAAGTTCTTATTGTTCTCATCAATCCAAGAAGTTGTAAACTGTGCAAAGATATGTTTTACATTACCTTTTTCATCTGTCTTAGTTTCTAAGAACTTATAATTAGGTATTGTACCACTATCCTTAACCTCTTTGCCAACAAACTTATCTTTTATTGGTGTATTATTCTCTGTTACCCATTCAGTCGTATATTGTCTATAATGATGAATTAAATTGCCATCAACTGTTTCTGTATTTACAAAAGCATAGTTGTCAATATCTTCTTTATCTTTTGTCTTATCTCCTACAAATTCAGGTTTAATGTCTTTATTGTTTTCATCTACCCACTTAGTACTGAACTGTCTAAAGATATGTGTTGTAATATCTCCTTCAGTTTTTGTTTCAACGAAAGCATAATCGTCAATAGTACCTTTGTCTTGAATACCATCTTCCTTAACAGGTTCTTTTAATGTCTTACCATTTCTATCTTCCCAATGAGTTTCTAACTGTTTATACACGTGTCTAACATTACCTTCACTATCTGTATCATCATGGTCAAATACATAATGAGAAATAGTATCTGCTGGTTTAATGTCTGTATCAGTTACAGGTGTCTTTAGTTCTTTACCATCTTTATCTACCCATTCTGTTGTTAGTTGTCTAATCAACACACGAGTATATGTAATAGTATTAGGTGTACCATTATTGCCAGAATAGTCTGGGTCATGATGTGGTTCTAAAGCATCTGGATATGTTGCTAATAATGGTGGTAGAACATCTTTTGTAGTTACTGCGCCATTTACGATTAACCATTGACCACTTGCGTTTGATTCAGCAGATAAACTAATTGTATTACCACTTGTTACAACCCCTGTACCACTACCAAACCACATGTTAGGATTACCAATTCTATCCCATCTTGTACTATCCCAACCTTTATGGTTAGTAGGATTATCAGTATCTTCATCTACTGCATAGATTTCATGATTTGCACTTTCTTTAATTAGCGAACCATTAATAGGTACAAATCTAAAGTTCTGATTATACACCTTTTCAATATATCTATATCCAGATGCTGTTGTACCTGAATTTAAACTACCCATATTCACTAATGCTGGATGTGATTCATCAAACTCAATTAAGTTGCCATCTTCATCATAAAACTTCATAGTTAAGTTAGTCTGAACAGTGTTATTACCCTCTTTAGTATTGTATGTCCATAGACCTAAGGCTGGATTTTTTAATACAAATACAGAGTGTGGTTGTGTCTGGTTAGAAGAAATTGTGTATTCTATCTTACTAATCTTCTTACCTGCGTAACTACTATTCTGCAAATTTGTATAAGTTGCTGTAATGCTATCACCCTGAGATAAAACAACTGGTAAACCTAAGAAGTTATCATTACTTGCTTTCCAAGTCGCATAACCACCAGTCCAAGACTGTTCTAATGTATCTCCACTTTCAGGCTTATAATCTACATTTCCATAGTCATTGCCATATCTATTGTCAGAACGTTTCCAATATCCTTGGAAGTTTCCACTGACTGATACTTCTGCATTAGGTTCATCTTTGAAAATAAGATTCTGTGCTAATGTTTCGGTTAATTGACCTTCTTCTGTTTTCTTACTTTCTAACTCTGCTTTCTTAGCATCCCATTCTTGTTTTGCTTGATTATAGGCTGCTACATCTTGGTTATACTTATTAACCTTAGCATCATATTCATCTTTTGATTGTTTCTTTGTATCTTCATACTGTTTAATAGATTGTTCTAACTGTTGCTTTTGTTGCAATTCTGCTTGTTGCGCCTCTTGTAGAGAATTATAAACAACATTATGTTCTTCAAACTTAAAATTAGGATATTTCTGTTTTAAGTCTTTAATGTAATCTAAGAACTGTTGACTTGTTACATCTTTATTTTTCTCTTCTGCGTAAGTTTGTACAATACTATTTTGAACCAATGTTACTGTACCTACACTTTGTGTTAATGCTAGTGTTCCCAACATTATTGCTTTTGTTAATCCTTTTCTCATTTATATAATATTACCTCTTTCTATAGTAAAAAGAGTTCTTATGAACTCTCTTATTTATATCTATTTACTTCTCAATTTTAACTAATTCTTCTATGACAGATTCAACTAAATTGTATTTTTCCTTTAATGATTTTTCACCAACTTTAGCCTCTGCTTCTGGTTTATAATCAATTCTTAACATGTGGGTTTCGTCTAAATACATCATAGAAATAATTGTATTATCTTCACCGAACTTGGAATTATAGACTCTTAACTTATAACCGTTATAAGTTCCCTCTTCTGTTTCTACATTCTGGAGGTATTTATTCCATGCTTCGTACTGTGCTTGAAGTGTGCCCTTTTTTAAATCTTTCTTATCCATCGTTATGGTTGATACTTCAAAAATATCGTCACGTACTTGCAAAGGTTTTGACATGTCTGCCATACCAGTCGTGATTTTGGAAATATGAAAGTTGACTAACTCTTCTAGTGTATGCTTATCAAGAGTAATTTTTCTTTCGTTTTCTAATTCAGGATTTGTTACTATATAATTCACAAATTTCTTATTTTCCACAGTCGTTGCTGTTGTATAGTAAGAGTGTGGAAATTTCACTTCAACAGTATAATCAAAACTGTCAATACCGTTAACTCCGTGAACACCATCTTCTGTTGCATTTAACTTAATAGTGTCATATTTGTCTTGTTTTAGTAACCGAACGTCTGGCACTTGTTTCTTTTCTGTTTCTTGTGTTTGTTCGTGTGGAATGGTTGTGCCCTGTTCTTTGAAAGCACACCCAACCAACATTAGTATCGACAATGCAGATAATAGTAATTTTTTCACTTATTATTCACCTACTTCTTAATTGTTACTAATTCGTCAAGTAACTCAACTACTCGCTTGTGAGCATCTTCCTTAGACATGTCCTTTGTGTTCTGGTGCTTGTTGAAGTATGTTAAATATAACTTATTTACGTTATCTAAATATAAGTAGCCTTCAACATAACCACCATCATCCGTATCTACCTTGTTAGTATATAAAGTATAACCCTTATAATCACTCTTAACTAGATTCTCTTTCTTATCAAAATCTAGGTAATAAGAGTCTACGTCTTCAGGAGTAGTACCATGTTCTGTATTTTTGAAATGCTTAGGCATGAAACTTGCTGTAAAGGTTAACTTATCATAAGAATAGGTGTCGTGGTCTTTCTCAAAACCTGTTGCAATTACCTTACCAATATAGTCATTATTGAGTTCATCTGTTGACTTCTTGTATTCTTCATCCCAATAGTGGTCTCTCTCTTCTACTTCTTTATTTAAACGGTACTTATCTGAAATATGTCCGTTCTTATCTACTACGATTGCCCTTACAGTATAGTTGGTTGGTAATTTAATTGACACATCGTATGCAAAGTTCTGAACGTTCGGTCCTACTGGTTCTCCATCATCACCCATGATACGATTACCATTCTCATCAACCATTCTTCCATCATATTCTGCACCAGATGCGCTTATCTTGAACTCTTCGAGTTGCTTCTGTGAAAGAATATCAAATTTCGATGTGTCTTTTTCTTCTTTCTTCGGTGCTGTTGTTTCTGTTGTTTGTGTTTCTTGTGTAGTATCTTGTTTTGGTTCTTTAGGTCCACAGCCAACTAAACCAGATAACATTACTACAGCACATAATCCTGTCAATAATCTCTTGTTCATTTTATCTCCTATTTCTTCTTAATTGTAACCAACTCGTCTAGAACCTTTGTTGCTAACTTAACAAGTTCTTCCTTGTTTAAGTTTTTAATATTCTCTGTTTCCGGTTCATACTTTACCCATAGACAAGTATGGTCGTCTAAATACATAAACATATGAACACCCGTAGGTACTCCATCTGTGGTTTTAACCGGTACTACTTTTAACTTATATCCGTGGTAGTCTAACTCTGAAACATCACTCTTCTTAGGGTCAACAAGGAAATTATTTTTAACATCTTTCTCCTCGTAATTCTCTGTTGAGTATGTTAAATGTGCCATGAGTATATCTGCAAGATTGCTGTTGCTATTTTCTGCACGCATACCTGCATAAATCTCCCAAACGTGTTCGTTATTTTCAATATCTTCTACCGTTGCTCGGTTTTTTCCTTCTTCTAGTGGGCTGTTCTCCAACACCTTATCCATCACATCATTCCAACGTACAAACTCTTTTGCATCATTCTCTTGGATAGATGTTACGTGCATATAATAGTTTGATGGAACTTTAATAGAAATATCATATTCACCTGAATCGGTACGTGCTTTTGTCGCACCATATCCTTTACCCATACCTCTAAGATGAATAGTATCATACTTATCTTGGTGGAAGATGTAATAATCCTCTGACTTATTACCATAAATTGATTTTTGTTCTGCTGTTTCTTTTGTTGTTTCAGTGGTATTTTCTTTGTTTTCAGATACTACTTTTTCTTGTTTGGCACAACCTACAATTGGTAATGCTAACAATGATACTAAACCTAATTTAATTAGTTTATTCATTAAAATCTCCCTATCTTAATTATTAAATTCCAATCATCATCTATTCCAGTTGATTGAAGTTTGTTAAAACATCCAAACTCATCCTCATCATAAGCAACATAAAATTCTTCTTCTTTGTCATCATCGTGAACAAGTACAATAGAAGAAATATCTCTACCATTATATAATCGTTTAAAATTGGTAGTGAACTCACCTACACCAAACTCTTGATGAGGTAAATCTGCATTTTTAGAGAGAATAAGACATATATTTTCTGCTACACTCATCTCCAATAATCCAACTCGCTTAGAATATTGATACGTTTTATACACCTTGCACATTACAAGATTAACAACGTTCTCCCATGACACCTTAATCACATCACAATTCTCTAATACAATTTGTAGTTCTTTCATCACTTCAATCTCCTCACATACTCTATATCACGAAAAGGCCACAGAACAGTGTGGCATATCATTAAAACTTCTTGAACCTGCCACTATTATCACTAACATGAGTTCTTTCCTATTTTAATGATTAAACTACCATAAGAATCTATCTCCGTTGATTGGAGTAAATTACAAAATCCATTACGCTCATCTTGATTGTATAAAACGGAAAATTTCTCTTCCTTACCATCATCATAAACAACAGTAAGTGAGACAATATCTCTACAATCTATTAAACGCTTGAAAACTGTCGTTTCTTTACCTGTTTCAAAGTCTTTATGTGGTAAATTACCCCTTTTAAGGATGTCTAAGACAACATTATTTGCTACAGTCTGTTCTAATATAAAATCACCTGCAAACTGATATGACTTATTTACATCGGTCATTTTAAGACAAATAACATTTTTCCAATCAACTGTAATTGTATCATAGGCATTCAAGTGTATTTCTAATTCTTTAATCATTCCGGTCTCCTTATGCTATTTATATATCAAAAAGTCCCTATTCTGTGACTCTATTCATGGCAACCATCATTGCTCTTACCAAATCTTTATGATATGTGGTTGCAAACAAAATCTCAATGATTAACTCTGCACCTGTAGGGCAGAAAAACATATTGTCTACATTAATTACTTTTACATCTCTAGTGTAAAGTACATGTAGTCTATCTTTCTCATATGTCATATGAACTAAGTCATTCGTATCAATCTCATATGTGGTGAAATGATAAACACCGTCTTTAAGTGTGTATTCTTTAATACCAAGCATGGTCAAGATTTCTTCTACTGACTTGTTGCTATTTTCTTCTGCAAATTCAAAGATGTCATTACGTAACTTTTCCTCTAATGCTAATTCTTCTCTCATGTTAATTACTCCGATTCTCTTTCTAATTACATATTAAACTTTTCAATACACTTTTTTAATGTTATCGCTAACTCTTGTGCATTTCTAATGTTAAAGACAACTTTTAGATACCCCTTGTATATTTCCCAATCAGTTGCAAATGAGTTTAGAAAATATGAACAACCTTGTGTGAAAGTAAATTTATATGCAAGTGCTACATGAAATTCAGCATTTATTTTATCATCTGTGCAATCAATATCAACCCAAAAGGAATCGTAGTCAAGGCAGGTAAAATCACCATCATCCTCAATATCTTCAGGAGTTAATCCATTCTTTGATAGATACTCAACAATCTCGTCAAGTGTGTTCATACTACTTTTTCCCCATTTTTATATAATTACGAACGCTCATACTCTTAAGCACTGTGAATGTTAGATTCTTCTTCTCACAATGTTTGATTGTTACTTTCGTTGCCGCATTTAAAATGTCCATAGTTTCTTTAATATTTACTTTCATATTACTTGCCCTCACTCTTCACAAGATTTTCTACAATGCCCTTTGCACATAATAGAATTGTGAAGAAGGCTACTGTTTTGTCTAGTGGTGAACTTCCCCAACTGAATAGTTCCCAAACTGATAGTCCTAATACAAAGGTATAGAACATAATTGCTAATATCTTTTTGCTAATCATAATACGCTCTCCTTTATTTATACATGGTGGAAGTAGAAATTAATTCAATGGGTAATTGAACTACACCAACTTCACCTTCTTTTGTTTCTGAAATTGCTTTGATTAAATCTTGTGAATATCGATTTTCTAATTCTTCAAACATAATTAGTCTTCCCACTCCACATAAAGATTGCTTAACTCTTCTGCCAATCTTTCTATCAGTTCTCTCTTTTCTTTTAAATACTTAGCACTTTTATTACCAGTATTCAATTCTTTAATGAACTGTTTTAAGAGTTTGTTAAGTTCAGTAGAATTTTCACAATCAAACTTACTACCCAAATTCTTCCATTGTTTGAACTTAATACCAAAACCTTTACCACTACATCCATGAACAATACACGGATAGTAATATTGGTTATAAGGTTTTTCGATATTTACAGGAATAATTGAGATACAATTTTCTGTATACTTGGAAGAGTAGTAATGTTCATTCACTACTTCATACCCATACTCGTTGAATACTTTATTCCAATGTTTAAAAATCGGTAATGTTAAATCAAATTTACTCCCAACCACCTACGCCACCTCATATCACCATCGGTCAATGCTATATTCAACACTTCTAGTCATTGATAAACCATCACGAAGTTTATTAGATGAATCATAATACATTGTTACCACGGCTGTGATGCCTACATACTTCTTAGCATCTTCTTCTGTTAGTTCACCTACATATACTCTACCAAAATCTTCATTAAACTCTTCAATAGATAAGATTGTAGAACTACAATATGGTTCTCCATCAGTATATGTATAATCTTCGTCTGTTCGCTGCTCAAATGCAGGACTCTTCTGAATTAATTTTGTTTCAATCTTTACTTTATTAGTTTGTGTATATGTGATACCACCTACACTAATATTATCTCCCTTACAGATAATATATTTAAAGTAGATATACCCATCTTTGTAATAAAGTTCTCGTAGGTTTGCTTTATTATCTGTTCCATATATTTCTCTCTTATCAGACACATTTGTATCAGAAACAAACTTTACATTATCAGTTACAGTCACACAGTTCCCATCTCTCTTGATTTCCTGTGTACCATAATCAGTTTCTTTTACTTCTGTGTAGTGAGTTTGTCTGTACACTAGGTTAGCAGTAGAAAAAATAATTGCAATCAATAATGCTAATACACTAAATCTTTTCATTTTTAATTTCCTCTCTAATATTTTACTTGTTTATCTGTAATAATGTCAGTTATAGAGTAGTGTTCTCCTTCTCGCAACTGACTTAGTAGATATTTCACTTCATTTTCGTATCCTCTACCCCAGTCAATAAATTCGTCTAAATCTGGAATTTCTTTATTTATATATGTGACATATGTTGTTTCTTCAAAGTACCCCATTATATAATGCCAAATCTCCACCTTTATTTGCAATAAAGCAGTCGTCAAAATCTAACATCTTGTATAATTTTTGCTTAATTACACTAGGACAATCAATAACGTTAGTTGGTATCATATATTTCTTATTTGACATTTTTACTTTGATAAGGTCAGCAATAGATGGTGATATGATGTCAATTACTTTGAGACCAAGTTCATCTGTTAAAAGAGCTAATAGTAGTAACGGAATAAAGAACAACAAACCTAAGATTTGCCCCGACATATACTCAAGAGTAAGATTCCATCCTAACCATTTATAGATAGCAAAGTGTCTTGATTTCTTACTATCCTCAATTAGTTTAGCCTTACGTTCATTTATTTGTTGTCTTTTCTTCTCTTCCTCTAATAATGCATCAACCTCTTGGTCAATTTTGGCACATCTATCATAAGGTAATTGAAATTCTTTCTCGTACATAGATTATTGTTCCTCCTCACACCATGCCTTAGATACCATCTCCTGAAATGAATCGAAATTCATCTTTTCAAAATAGATATTTAACAGGTCATACTGCCTTTTACTTGTTTCTACTTGAACTCGGTAATTATGTTCTGCAATTTTTAGCAGTTCAATTAACTTATCCTTAGATAAATTCTTTAGCGTTGAATCTGATGGAAACTTTCTTCCAATACAAGAAATCGTCATATCTTAAATCTCCTTTAAGGTTAGTTTAACACTAAAACCAGTACCTGTCAAGTATTAGTACTGGCTAATAAAGCATTTAATCCCTTCTTTTAATACTGGTCGTTGATATATTCTCACTGGGTTCTTTGATTGTAATAAACCCCACTCTTCTAATTTATTTACTAAGTTATAGGTTTGAAAAATCTTACCAAAATAACACATAAGATTGACTTTAGAAGCAATAGTTGTCTTGATGTCAATATTAACGGTATCATTTGGTTCATCGGCAGTCTTATCTTCTCTACTAATGAAGATATTTGTGAAGTCAAGAAGTGGGTTAGTATAAGTGTGTTCGAAGATATAGTTATCAAAATCATGCTTCTCAACGAGTTTTGTTGGATATTGTTCTATCTCTCTAACTAACACATCTTCCATCAGTTTAAAGATTTCTTCAAATGGCACTTCAACTTCTTCACACTCTGGGAAACAATCCTTGCCAACAAATTTAGCTACCTCATTAAAGAACGTAGTATCCCAAAAGTCATTACCAAAGATTTGAGTAGTTAATAACTCGGTATTATCATCTTTAAAAGTTAAATAAGTTCTAATTGCCACGATGTTCTCCCTTAAATGCCCTATCAGTTAGAATGTCTACAATCTTGTACATCTTATCATTTTCTAGTTGAGAAACAAAATATTTGTATGGTTCTGTTTTATATACGAAATCCTCATAATACATTAATTTTTTATTAACATACTTCTCTGTACCATCTTCTTTAAAATATTTTAAAGTCTGGTTATTTCGGTTGTATGCTAGAAATAAGTATCCAGTTTCAAGTTTATACCAGAGTTCTCTTTTAACTTCAATAGGACAATCAACAACATCTTTTAAAATCTCGTAACCAGTACCCAATGTTTTCTTCTTTAGTCTATCAAATCTATCTTGCCTTGGAAATAATTTATCGTGAATACTAATTGATGCTACCATTGATGGAATTGACAACAATGCTGACAATGCTAAACACATAGAACGGTCAAATGGTTTGTTAAAAGCATACATTGCAAGTAATGTTGCTATTGCTGTATCTAACGTGGTAATAATTAAGAAAATACCAACCACAGTGATAAAATATAGAACAAAATCTGTGGAAACACGTTCACGAATAGTTCCATCACTAATAAAGTCATCTAACTCTTTAAGAGATTGTTTTAGTGTTGTACCATTAAACTTTTCAATAACCTTTGCTTTTTCTACATTAGTATCTAGCAATGATTCTTCTTGAGCTAGTTTTTCTTTTCGACTATATGAAATTGTATAGTTATCCATGACATTAACCTCTCTTTGTTATGTTATAAGTCTTTTTAGCACCCACATCGAGATTCGAACTCGAACACGACAATTTAGGAAATTGTGGCACTATCCTTTATGCTATATGGGCATGTGTGGGGGGGTATTCCCCTAATATAGATTAACACACTACTACTGGTTTGTCAAGAATTGGGCAGTACTTCTCCAGTTTTTAAATCAACTACTCTCTGATTTCTTGAACCACAATACTTCAATGATAAATCCCTTTCTTCTTCTATAAACGGACCACATACAAGAACATCACAATAAGCAATAATATTCTTTCTCCAATCCTGTAGGATATTCTCTATCTCATCACCAGACCAAATCCAAATATCTTTATCTGGATATTCTTCTTTAAATCTCTGAACTAAATGTAATAAAGGTTTATAGTTCTGAATAGATAAAGGTTCTCCACCTAATAAAGAAAGACCCTTAATATAAGACCTACCACATAATGAGATAATCTTATCTTCTGTTTCCTGAGTATATTCCTTACCACCATCATAACTCCATGTCTGTTTTTGAAAGCAGCCCCCACAGTGTATATTGCAACCAGCAGTGTACACAGACACCCTGATACCATCTCCATCGCTAATGTCAAACTCTCGTATTTGCATAATTCGCATATCTGTAAAATTCCTCCATTGTATGAATAACAAATTTACTTGTTTTCGGTAACAAATCATCAATTCTTAATTTCTTTAAGTGGGTATATGGGATTCTAATTAATTCTATATTGTTGTCTAAGCAATATTGTGTCTTCACCATGTCTCTATCCTTTATCTCGTCTTTTGCATCAAAAAATGAATTTACTTCAAAGTGTTGTCTACCATCAAACTCTATTATACAGTTAAATTCAGGTAAATAGAAATCAAATTTTAGAAATCTGTTAGAAACCACATACTTTAAATCTGAAAAATAGTACTCACTAACAAAATCTATATTGTTTGTTGTTAATAGTTCTCTTATCTTGATTTCTCCTTTAGATATTGGCTTTGAACATCCACAATGTGTTGAAATATTCTGTAACAATGCTCTCTTAGATGTTTTAAACATATTCCCACAGTCACAACCACATAAAAAGGTCTGTTTATCTAATTCACTTATAACAACAAGTTTTCCATATCTATTTCCTATAATGTCTATTAATTTTGGTGAACGTTGTTTTTTAAATGTACAATCGTTCCCACACTGAACACGATAAAGTTCAGATTTTCTTCTATTAAACTCTTTTCCACACAAACAGCGAACTAAGAAAAGTTTTGTAATTTCGTCATAATCAATAATCTTCACATCCTTGATTCTAGTGCCAAGCAAATCTCTGTATACTCTACAAGCACACTTTGTTCTGCTGTGATTCCGTATCTGGGAATCAAATAAAGTCTTATACCTACCACAAAAACAACATCTGCAATTAAAATAGGTTAGACGTTTAGTAGAACGATTATTATTTATACTTTCAACTAAGAAATCATCTGAAATGCATCCAATTAAGCTGTTGTCTCTTTCAATTCTCTCAAAGCCATAAAACCGACTCCCACAACTTGAGGAACAAAAATTTGTATATCCCCTACCAAGACTAAGAAATGTATTTGGTTTTCCACAATTCTTACACTTATGGGGGCTGTTATCTATAAATAACCTGTAGTATTCTTCTAAATCAAGGTGTTCGTCTTTTACTATATGATGAGATAGTGCATTTACTCCGTTAAACTGTCTACCACATAGTTCACATCTGTGAGTGCATAAAGAAACTCTAATACCAGCACCGTCTGTAATATCCATTTCTCTTAGTTGTGCAAATCTCATACTTAAATCTCCAATCTATTTAATTCTTTATAATAAACCAATCACCTATATTATAGCATAATTCACTATAAAAAGTCAAATAAAAAGAGTGATTATATATCTCACTCGTCATTCCTTTTAGTCATCTCGTTCGATAGTGCCAGTTTCATGTTATATTACTTATATAAATCTTTTTACTTAGTCATTCATTGTACAGACTTTATCTTAGTTATTTTTTTTCTAACATTCCACTGCACTGTTATTATTTTTATTATCTAATTGTTAAGAACATTCTTATCCTTAAATTCTTTACTTAACTATAACTTATAATTATATTATTTATTAATTTAATTATTCATATCAATCGCTCATGTTTCATAACCTTACGGTAAAACATTCACTTAATTACAAACCCTAAACATCAACCACTGAAACGGAGAGGTGAATTGGGAACAACTACTGATTAAGAAATCTAGTTTATCCCTATCCGAACAATAGAGATACTAGACTTCTTAAAGAATGACACTGAAACGTGTGAGTTTGAATGGTGTACATTTCTTCATAAGAGTTGCATTAATCTTTAGGGAACTACCATAACATATTTCTCCCACACTCCGTACCCAGCAGGATTTTAACACTTTATGAAAGTGTGAAATATGAGTTTTTTACATAAGCTCTCATGATACACTTATGCGAAAGTTGTGAACTTTTCTTACTACGGCTACCAAATGGGAACTTCTGTTCCTCGCCTATTGACCTTTTTTGATGTGGGTTCGCAGTGATTGACTTTTCTGCACTGCATGTCTGCGGGGAAGGTTGAATGCAACGAAACCTTCTTGCCACGAGCCAAATCTTCACCAACGTAGGATGGCTAATCTATGCATTCGCTCTATTTTACAATGTACTGTAGGCGAAGAATGTCTTACTTAAAAAGTAAGAGTAACATGACGTACGCACCTCTCATGTTTACAGCGTTATTCAATTTTAGATTGTAGTTGTATGGGCGCCCAACCCATATACTTGCTATCTCTTCTATTATACCATGGTACACTTTTCTTGTCAATATATTGCATTACTGACTATATTGCATTGCAACATAGTGTGTATAACAACCTAGTATGTATTGCAATATAGTATGTATTACAATGTACTACATTTTGTAATATAGACAACTTGATATAAGGCTGTTTTTAAGCGTTTTGAGAGTGATTTATATTTATATGTAGTGGAAGTCATCTAAATCAACTACACGTCTATTTCCCATATAAATCAAAGCCATACAAGAAAGAAAAAGAGGGCTTTGATAGTCCTCTTAGTTTCCCCTTGTTTACTTGTTAAGTTTTGCTGAAATTTCACATAGTTCTGCAAATAATAGTAAGAATACACCTACTACAAGAGTAGAAGCACCCATCTCAGCACTAATCTGCATGATACCAAATAGTGTTAGTGCTACTGCAATTATGGCAGTTACCTCTCTAAACTTTTCAAGAATCTTTAACATGTCTTTCTCCTCTAATCAAACCTAGTGAACTTACAATCATAGTAAGTATTGATTGATGCATACTCATTTTTCTCTTCATCAAAAGCGAAATCCTGTCCAGAAAAACCCTCTCCAAGTCCATCTGAGTTTTGAGTATCTACCCAATCACTAATAATTTCTAATTCTTTATCTGATAATTCTTCATTTGCTGTTAGTACAATATATCCTATCCAACTATCAACAAGTCGCCATACGATACTACCAATCTTATCTTTAAATTGACTGACATCTGTTTCATCTAATAGGATTTCTGTCATATCAGCATCTTCTAAGTACTTCTTAGCTTCATCATAGTCGTTTATCTTGCTAGACAACGTAAAGCCAATATAATATTTAAGCATACTTAATTCCTTTCTAACAAAAAGAGAGTTAGATAACCTAACTCATCTTCGCATACGTGATATAGTAAGTTTCATCAATTCCGTATTCAGCTTTCAACCATTCCTTGATGTACTTATCTGCATCAACATTCTCAGGTACAAATAATTCCCACTGATAATTTAGGTTCTTTCCTGCGACATTGATTACGTACATAGTCTTAACCTCTCATGAATGTTGGAATTTCTACATCCAACTCGCCTGTTTCACCCTGTTCAACCTCTGTTACAACACATGTTTCCATGTTTTCAAATACTGGAATCTTAAATTCAACAATCTTTTCTTGCGTGCCAACCTCAATCATGAATATATCCTCCTAATTACATATTAACGATAACATACATTAAGAGATATGTCAATGGTTATTTAACAACTTTCTTTCGACATTTAACAACTTCAACAATCATACTTGCCTGAGCATAAGTGTGGATTTCTCTATCTAACATCTCTTCATAAATATTATCAAGGACAATGTTAGCAATTTCTTTATTGCCAACTTTATTTGCTAATTCTAAGATTTGTGTGTACTCTTCAAAATGTTTTTCCATGATAGTTATCCTCTACTCAGTATCATAGCATATACCAATCATTTTGTCAAATCTACCCAACAAAGGACATCCATAGGAACTTAACCCAATTCATAAACCAAACCACAATATCTTGAAGTGGTGGAAGTGTGATACCGAAAAGTCCTAAAATAAAGCAGATTAAGAAGTAACATACAATTAATTCTATTACTGCTTTCAATGATTTGCCTAAAATCTTTAAGGCAAGGGCAATTACTACAATGATAATTAGATTTGTAGGCACTGCCATTACCCAGTTATATAAATTCTGTAAAATATTTTCCATTATATTCTTACCCTAAAACAACTGTTAGTATTATTAAAATATTACATACAAAAATAAATGGTACTTTCTCCTCACCACTGAAAATATACCATAACAGTGTACCGGTCAATAAGTTAGGTATTAAGTGATGAGATGTCATAAGTGCAAATACAGTTAGAAATAAGAAACAATTGTCTATTGGTTTATCTAGAAGTACTGTATAAAGCCATAATAATAGTAGTGCAATCGTAAAGGCAATATTAACACTTAAATACGAACATGTAACAAGAATGAATCCTAGTGAAAGTATAGTACTAACTTTTCTCTCTTTATAATCTTGTATTGCTAGTGTAATACCACTAACCAATAATAAAATCTTTAATATCATTATTTGTTTCTCCCAACGGTATAAGAATTTCTTCCTCTGTACCAACTATTCCCTTTGCCATGTTATTGATAATCTCTTTTTCTCTGTAATTATCACACCAACCCACTGTATTTGGGAATAGAAGTCTGTCTTTTTTAAATTTCTCATATCTCTTATAAAATCGTTCACACATCTCAAACACTACTTCATCAATCCTTTTAGAACGATTTACTTTAACGTAGAAATCCTTTGTCTTTTTTGGAATATTCAAGTAAGTAGCAGTAATCTCCATGTCGAACTCATTTTCAATTGCCCAACGGTACATGGTCATTTGAGGTAAATATCCCTTAAAATCATTACACTTTTCAGCAGTTGGTGAACCAGTTTTGTAGTCAATAAGATAAATTTTATCATCTCTATAGTCAAGTCTATCAATGATATACTTCATCTTCATAGGGAGTTTCTTTCCTAATGATTTAACAAAGATTTCACACTTTCCCTTATGTTCTGTTAAACATTCAAGAGAGTTATCGTCAAGTTCTCCACCAAGGTAGTCAAGATGTCGATTAAAATAGTGATTAACATACTCTAATACTTTTTCATAACTTCCATCAGTACACACTTCTTTTGTGAGTTCTACTGCTTTTTCACGAGTACGTTCTCCCTTTGGTAGTTGATAGTACAGTTCCATGACCTTGTGAAAATTAACTCCTCTAACATTCATTTCCCCTGTATTATAAATCTCATGGATAAGACTACCAAATGGATTTTCATTAAAGGATTTTAAGAATGTTGGAGAGAAGTAATCTGTGTTATATTTTCGGTAGATATGTTCTACATTTGAACCATATCCAAATTTAACCATTGTATCTGTCTTGTGATATTCTCTTAGAAGTTCTATAAACTCCCACATATCATCAAAAAGTTTAGTTGTATCTGCCCATCTATATTTACCTGTAACCACAGAAGAAACAAGATAATCCTTACCTTCAATCGTTTTTATTTCCATAATTTACTCTCCTTCAGGGATATAGGTGGGGAATATTCCCCACCATGTTACTTACCCTTCTTGTTTAAAACCTTAGTCTCACTCTTGCGAATTTGACCATCAATCTTTTCTACACAATCAATCAAAGCTGTTTCATAGTTCTCATTCTCCGATTCTGCGAACCAATCCAATACTTTAATGTGTACTGTGTGAAGTTTCTTATTGAAGTTGTGTGTGATTAGGATTGGAGTGTTATCTTTGATATAAGACTTATGATTTCCTAACCGATGCAACTTCTTTTCATTGAGTACCTTAATTGTTTCGTTAAAGAACCCCGTTCTACTTGTTCCAAATTCAATTACCATAATTATTTTCTCCCTTATTGAATATGTTTGTTGTGTATAGACCTAAATGCCTAGTTCTTTTTTCATGGCATCTAGGTTTAGACCTAATGTCTTTTCTTCCTTTATCTGTGCTTTAGCAACTTCCGTAAGAATATCTAAACGTAAAGTATTATCCTTACCAGATACCCATTCATGTAATACAGACCTTAATTCTGCTATATGAATTGGCTTAGTAGTAGAGTGTTCCCACATCTCATCTCTTACGATTGTAATAGGGGTTTTCCCTACAATACATACCATACCGTCAATACTATCAATTTGAATACCTGCTCGATTAAATACTTTTTCCCAAATAGGTACAGAAGAGTGAACTTCAAGTATTTCTTTACCCTTAGCAGTTTCTATAATAGATTGACCTTCTATTGCTAATTCCTGATTAGGTTTGACCTTTATATTCTTAGCATCTAAAATAAGAACATGCCTACCATACACTAATAATACATCAGTATCAGGTATATAGTCAAGTGTATTATTATCTTGTTCATAGGATAAACTAGCAAAGGATACAATTCCTTCTAATTTATCATCATACTTTAGAAGTGTAGATAGATAATCACATAACATGGTTTCTCCATCAATTCCAGCTTTAGTTAACGATATTTGAGTATTCAATTCTACATCATCAACTAGCCAATCTGTAACATCATGTACTGTGCCATTTTTCTTCTCTTCTAGTTGTGCTAATGTCTTTTTTAAGCCAAGTGCAGGATTTCCGATGACAAATAAACCACTTCGTAAATGGTTTCTTACAGCTATTGCTAAATCCTTATCTTCTGCCTTAATATTACTTTGGTCTAATTTCACTCTTCCATTCCCCCTTTAAAGGAAAGAGTGAGAAAACTAGTCTCTCACTCTTTTATTTTTAACTACTGCTCCTAAACCAAGTAGTGATAACATGCCCATCAACGAGAACATTCCAGCATTTGTATTAACGCCTGTAGGAATATCGTCATTCTTTTCAAAGATATGAACCACGTCACCATTTTCCTTAGTTTCAGTTCTTACAAGTTTGTAACCTGTGAATGTTCCAGGGTCTTTTGCACCCTTTTCATTTGGCTTTAATTCAGCACCTGTAGTTGTTTTCCAAGATGTATTCACTTGACGATAAACGTGCTTAATAATACCATTTTCTAAAAGGAGTTCAGTATTCTTAAATGAATAGTCTGGAATAGACTTAGGATTTTGTTGTCCTACATCCTTAGATGATAATTCCTTACCACTTTCATCTACATAGATTGTGTGTAAGAGTTTGTAAATGTGCTTTGTATTACCATTATCATCAACCTCAGTTGTACGGAAGCTATAATCAACAAAGCCCTTTTCCTTATGTGTACCCTTTTCAGTAGGAGCTAATTCCTTACCTTCTTCTGTTACGTAGGAAGTCTTAACCTGACGGAATACATAAGTAACATTGTCCTTATCATCCTTCTTAGTTTCTACATAGTAGTATTGAGGAATTGCATCGCCGATTTCAACTGTCTTATTTCCCTTAACAGGTGTCTTTAATTCATTACCTTCTTCATCTACCCACTTAGTTGTGTATTGACGGAAGATGTGAGTTACATTGCCATCTTCGTCTGTTGTAGATTTAACGAAAGAATAAGAATCAATATCACCATGTTCTTGTGTTGTACTTCCTGTAACTTTATTCTTTAATACATTACCATCTTCATCAACCCAGTTAGTGTCGTATTGAACAATCTGAACACGTCTGAACCTAACTTCTGTATTCTCTACTTCTGCAGGTGCATTTGTAGGAGCTACAGGATTTGCCATATTAGGTTCAACTGGAGCAGTAGGTTCTACAATAGTATTTAATGTAGGTTCTTCTGGCTTAACAGGATTTTCTAGTGGAGTTGGTACTTCTTCGTATGTAGGTTCATCAGGAACTTTTTCATACTTAGGTGTAGGAATTAAACTCTCATCCCATACTGCTGGTGGAGTTGGTTCATCCTTAAACTCGATGTATTGGTTATTTAGACCAAAGCCACCACCTGCACCACTCCAAGATGCAGTAACAGTATCACCTGTAACGATACCAATACTGATACCACGTTGTACAGAGTAGTTATTACCAACTGTAGCAGGGTCATTAGGAAGATTACTATGGTTTAGGTTTGCCATATGTTCATCACCGAAAGTCCAAGCGGTATAATCGTTCATTTGTTGAACTTTTGTATAACCTTCTTGTCCTTCAGTAATACCACGAGCCCTATCTGAAGGTGCGATAGGAACAATAGCCTTTACAATACCATTAGAAGAAACACCTAAGTTTTCTCCTGCTTCTAAGTCTCCTAAAACGAACATACGAACCAACTTAATTGGTTTTCCAGTAGCTTCGTCATAGAATTGATATGTTGCTCTTGCACCATCTTCAAACGCACCAAGAGTACCATCCTTACGGAATGTATAAACTGCACTTGCACGTGATTGATGCCACTTACTTACTGTTACGTGAGCAGAAATAGTCTTACCACTAGCAGTTGTACCAAGATTATGTAAATCAAACTTTAAGAAGTTATCAACTACTTGACCTTGTGCCGCTAACTTATAGTTATGCCCATATTGGTTATCATACTCTGTAACACGAGAATCCTTATAAGTAATGTTCATAGTTGTCTGGTTAGTAATACCAATATCACCTAATGAGTATTCATATCCAAGTTCTGCTAACTTTTCTTTGTTATACATTGTATAAACATTATTGAAATACTCAGTTGGACTACCATTACCGTAGTTATGGAAGTTCATTTGAGATGCGTCAGGTGTACCCATTACAGCAGATTGATTATTGGCAATCCACCAATTCTTATATACAGTACTTTCTCCCTTATCAACAGACCTAGCACTATCATTATAAGTACCACGAATTACAATACCACGACTTGAACCATCTAATAATACTGGATTATTTTCAATAAACTGGTCGTATTCACTCTTTTCTTGTTCGTAACGAGTTACTTCTTGGTCGTGTGCTTTCTTAGCATCTGCTACTTGCTTATCGTAGTTATCCTTGATTTGCTTGTTGCTTGCAGTAATTCTCGCTACATCATTCTGCCAATTTGTTTTCTTTGTTTCATTGCGATTTGTAGCATCTGTAATTTCTTGATTACGTTGATTGTATGCTGCTAAATCTGTATCATATTGTTGCTTTTTCGCATTGTATTCAGCAGTTAAACGTTCATTTTCTGCCTTTAATTCCTTATTTCTAGCAATGTCAGCATCATACTTTTCCTTTTGTGCAGAGTATAAAGTCCATAATTCATCATATGTAATCTTATCCTGCTTATACTTTTCTAATGCTTCATCATATGCCTTTTTCTGTGCAGCATACTCTGCCAACTTTTCATTAACTTCCGTCTTTGTTGTTTCTAATTGAACCTTTTGTTCACTCTCACGTTGTTTTGCTTCTTCTTCTGTGTGTACTGTGATTGGTTCATCTTCCACAATCTCTAATTTTGGATTTTCTCTGCGTAATTGTTCTACAAACTCTAAAAATTTTGGGTCTGTAATGTCCTTTGTCTTTGTCTCTGCAAAGGCAGTTAATGGACTTAACAATGTAGAAGTAAGTAATCCTACTGTTAGTAACTTTCTTAACTTCATTAATTTCTCTCTTTCTCCTTCTAGCTAGTTTAACGACTTGCTACACGGTCGAAAAGAGTTGAACATTTAACAATATTTGCATTAATAAACTGTTCAACTGTCATATCCGAAACATCCTTACAATCTCCAAAGGAATTATAATCTATTTCATAGATACTCTTCCCTTTGATTCTTTGCTTTAACTTTTCTCGTGCATTTTTACCACGTTCATCATTATCTAATGCTAAAATAATCTTTCGTTGAGGTAATTGTTCTATCTCTTTTATCTGTTCCCAAGAACCAAGACCATTCAACGCAACTGCATATTTACCACAAGTCCAGATGAATAATGCATCTAAGATTGATTCACATATATAGACTTCCTTTGCATTTGTCTTAGAGAGTTCATAAATACCATATAAAGGTTTTTCTACACTCTCTGGATAATGAAAGTATTTTCTATCTACTGCACGTTTAGCAAAGAATAATATATTACCAGAGATGTCCTTAACAGGAAATGTAATACAATTTGTATATTTATCATACCCCACATCAAACATCTCTATAATATCATCCGTTAATTTTCTTTCATACATGTATGGGTGCTTTACATTAAAGTATTTAAGAGTTTCTTTATCTACATATTTTGTAGTATTACTCGGTCTCTCTAATGTTATTCCCCATGACCTAGTAGAAACATTACTGCTATCAAACTTCTCTCGTAACCAGTTAGTACCATCTACATCAAGACATTTTGTAATAAGTTGAGGAATTGTCTTTACTGCACCACAGGTAAAACAATGGCATACACTACCATCTTCCTTAATACCCATAGATGGGGTATTCTCTTGTCCATCTTTGTGGAAAGGGCATTGTACCATTCTATACTTACCACTCTTCTTTGGTGGTTTCACTAAGTAATTACGATGTTCGAGTGTTATATCACTTCTTAGTTCATTTAATATGGTGTCAATATTTGCACCAATCTCCATGTTTTCAATTCTCATGACACACTCCTAGCTATTGAGTAAGTTTTCAACTTCGTCAGTATCCTTATTTTCTACTAGTCTATCAAGACTATACAATAAGTCCTCAAAGATACCATTGATTACTGTTCCGTCAATGTTTGTACGATAGTTTTTACTAGCGAGAAGTTGTTTAGCCTCAGCACATGCTTCTCTCGAATATAAAGCAACAACTGATAAAGAATCGCCGTCTACGTCGCCACTAAGAGAATTTAGGATAATAGGATTTAGCTGGAACACATATCTATCCTTATCTTTATCACTAAACTGAGGTATCATGCCAATTGTAGAACCTGCACCGATTGTTGGCATACGATTTAACAAGCAATAGTATTCACCTTCAAGTAGTTCTCTATTAACAGAATCAATATCTGTAATACCTAGCACTGTATATTTGTTATACAAGTTAGGATATAAGTATTTAATAAAGTAACTCCCAATCAATACAACATCTTCTTCAAGTGAGAAGTTGTTTGTAATAACTGCTCTACACATACCGTCTACTGGATGACCTTTTAATTCCAATTGTACCTTACTACGTTTACCATCTTGCATAAGGGAAATCAATTGATTATAGATTATCTCTAAGTGACTAATAATATGGTTTTTAACTGCTAACTCAAACCAAATATCTCGTTCTTGAATTTCTGCACAGTAAAAGTCATATCTATTTTTAAGACGTATAATATCAATATATGCCTGATTAATCTTTGATAGATGATATTTTCCTGTTACCTTATCTTTAATTGGTGGTCTATACTTTGGATGAATAACACAAATCTTGCTTTGTACATTTAGGTTGTATTCTTCTTCACTCATACCAAAAACTGCAAGGCATGCTTCCTTGCCAATTAACATTTTAGATGTATCATACTTAGTTAAATCACTTGATAGGTCTAATTTAACATATTCACCATCATAGATAAACCCATTATAATGTAATAAATCTCTAAACAATTCTGACTTATTTGTTAGAGAATATCTAGGAATACACAATTCTCCAAAGTCAATATACCCATAGTCTGTATTAAGTTTATGGTCTACATATCTAGGGAAGATTTTATAACTGAAGATACCATTTTCATCAAAGGCAAATTCCCCATTTCGTTGCACAACAGATTTCTCAAACAATCGTGATGAGGTAACTTCTCTTGCAGGATTATCTTCAATCACTAAACGATTTATCTTCATCAGTTTCATCCTCCCTATCTTCGTAGTCCAATTCATATCCAAGAACTTTAAAACTATCTTCTATTGCCAAACGTGGTTTACCAATCTTGTCAGGTAATTCTCTAGTTCTCTGTAGTGTCATTGAACTGTAATCCATTCTATTACTTCTTAGGTCTAATTCCTTCATGATTGCAGTACATCCATTTGCCGCTAAGTGTAATAACTCCATCTCACCAAATCTTAATCCACTTGGAGAAATATGAGTAAAGGCATGATGGTGTATTCTCATGATATTATTAAGTCCTAACGGAATACGCATTTGTTCTCCATTATATTCAACAATAGACTTCTCTGCATATTCATTCATTTCTTTTTGATAACGTTCTACTGCAATAGATGCAAAGTCTTCACCCTGTTTAAATTCAATCCCACTAGCAAGAGACCAAGCCTCAAAGATTTGTCCTAGTGAAACACGTCTAGTGGTACTAAACCCAGAAATAATTATCTCTAACGGACCTGCTTCCATATTACCAACTTTATTTAGTAGTTTTGGCATTTTATCATCAGGTAAAATTAGTCCAACAGTGCCTTTTGCACCATGTAAATTAGTAATCTTATCCCCTAATCTAAAAGGAATTTCCCAAGATACAAACACTCTAATAATATTTTCTATGTATTCTACTCTATCTACATTAAGGTTTTCATAGGCCTCACCAACAATTTCACCCTTTGTAAATAGTTCTTCAATACGATTATATACTAATGATTGTTCTTGTTCACTACCTTTTTTGATGTAAAAAACCTTACTACCCTTTGTACGTAATCTCTCTGCAAAACTCTCAGAGATAATAATACTATCTGCATAAGAATATCCACCTAAATCACAGAACCCAACTCTTGCTAGGATTCTATGTGACATACCATCAACTTCTTCCTCTAATGGTACAGATTGAGAAGTTAATTTAGCGTTCATCATGATACGCTTTGCCTTATCGTTATTACAGAATGGGGCAGAAGATAAACATGATAATCTAATCTCCTGTGGTTTCTTATAGTAATAGAAAAAGTTTTGTTCTTTCTTACCTTCTTCTGTGATATACAACATACCATGTCTAACAAATACATTATCTAGTAATAGTCTTTGTCTACCAGCCTCACCAGATGTAACAGTTCTAAAACTGTCAAAGATACCGATAGTATCATCATAGGTAAAAGCAGGTTTATATCCTGTATCAGACCTATAGATATTACATACTGTTCTAAAACTTTCTAATGCTTCAATCTTAGAAGTGGTTGCAGTTAATGCACCATCTAATAAGTTTCCGCCCTCACTAAATAACTTCTTAGGACTAACAAACATTCGGTTAATGCCAAGCAATTGACCTGTCAATGGTTTAGCAAACTTTGTACCCTTGAAAATAATGTTTTCAAAGTACTCTAATCGCATATACTTAAAAGCAAATACACTATCATTAGGAATGATTGGCATATTTCTCATAGCCTCTTTAAATGTACTTGCAGTTAATTCTTTATCTAAAAATGCTTGCAATAGACACTTACTTCTATAAGATAACTGTGAATTGAAGATAACATCATTATCTGGCTCGAATACATTCTTTGTTACCAAAACAGTAAACTCATCTTTATCAATAAAGTATTTCCAACCCTCACCAATGATTGTATTTTCATCTACCTTACTAATGATTGTGTATAAATCTCTTAGTGCAGTAATTCTTGGTGTATAGTGTGCATAATTAACTATCCAAGATAAATCATTTGAAGGAGTAGGGAAAGCACCAATCTTACACAATTTATACTTTCCCTTGTCATCGTATTCAGCATACATATCAATACACATGTTTCTGACATTTAGCTTTAATTGGAAACTATTAGGTTTTCTCTTTGCAACATCTTTATCCAATCTATCAGAGGAGTTTAGATGTCTTACCAGTTTACATGGTTTATCACTGTTCCAGTACTTTGTACAACACTCATCTATAATTGCTTGTATATCAGAAAAAGGTAAGGTTTCATCAATAGGTTCTACACCAAACAGTTTTACATTTTGTTTCTTCCAATACGCTAATTCCTGTTTATATAACTCGGTTATGTTCACTATAAATTTCCCTACCTTTCAAAAATTACTTACTTACTATTTTCACGACTTTCTTCTGCATTCTTAACCATCTCGATTACGAACTTTGGAAGATATGCTTTAACTACATCATGTGTATATAAGAATAACTTACAGAAATCTTCATAAGTCATGCCTACACTAATCTTTGTATCTGGTTCTCCGTCAGGAAGAATAGCACCAGTTTCTGTTACTTTACCATTTCCAATAGATGTATTTACATACAACTTATTCTTATAGGATGCTACATACATCTTTCTTGATTCTGGTTTTCCATCTCTGTTCTTAGACTTTGGAACACCATTAATTACAATTTGGTATCCCTTATCTTGAACCATCTTAAATAGTCTGCCAGTTGCAATATCATTTGCAACAAGAGAAATAGTAGCAAAGTCTACATAAATATCAATGTTCTTCTTTGTTTCATACTCAAATGCCTTGAAATGTACCTTTTCAATTCCAAAGCTGTCTAAGTATGCAGAAATAACCTGCTTTGATGTACTTACTTCATAAATCTTATTTAAGTCAAACTCATTTTTTCTTTTCATATTAGGTAGTATTCTCCCATTTTCTCTTTTTAGTATAACATATCAAAATAAAAAAGTAAATACCTTAGTATCTACTTTTGAAAACTTTTTCACAGTTTTTAGAACACATCAGTAAACTCTGATGAATCTTTGAATTTACCTGTTAATTCTCCACTGATTTCTGCATCGTGTTGTTCTAAACCACTTGCCTTATTAGGTTTATATTGGAAGAATCCCTTATCAACATCCCAATCCCACAATAGTTTATTACCTACAACACCATTACGTTGTTTTAGAATTGCCAACTCTAGTGTATTAGATGTCTTTCTCATAGAGAATACTTTGGATGCATTGTGTGCAAATCCATCACTTCCACGCACTGTTTCTAGTGTAGGGGCAGTAATAACATCATCACCTGCTGCCTCACGATTTGCTTGAACAACACCAATAATAGGAACACCAATTTCAACCGATAGTTCCATAATATCTTCACTGATACTTGTAAGTCTTTCTGTAGTATTTTCTTTACTTCTACCACGTTCATTCTTCAAGTATGTCATTCCATCAATAACTAAGAAATCTAACTTATTTTCAAGTATCCAACTTCTAATTGCAGAAACAGTTGTTTCTTTCCCAAAACTCTTAGGAGTAGTTACCAAGAACTTATTTTTATGTTTTCTTAAATCCTCAATATACTGTTTATAGACAGCTTCTTCATCTCCAACATCTATGGCATTAACAAGCATACTGTTACTGAAGTGCTTATACATTGTATCAAAACGATAGCCAATAGATTCACCAGACATTTCAGGGGAGAAATAACCTACATTGTACCCCTGTTCCCAAACAGAAATAGCAATCTTCTGACTAATCCAAGATTTACCTTGGTTAGTTCTCGCAAAGAGTAATATAAATTCTTCTTTACGTTGAATACCACCTGTTACCATATCTAATTCGGTAAGACCTGTTTTAAAGAAATATTTATCTCGATTGTTCTTTCTATCAATCAATGTTTCATAACGCTTTTCTGCATCTTGAATAATATCCTCACCAACTACACCAAAGTTTGTAGGTAATGCACTTAACTCTTTAAGAATGTAATTAACACCGATATTACTATCTTCATTTACTAAATCCTCTGCCTTATTTAAAATCTCTCTTGCACGATTATATGTGTAGGATTCTCTAAGGGCACTGATTAGAAAGTCATTTGACTCCCCTACTTGGATAAGTTTAAAGTCTGGAAATCTATTTTTGAATGTTGCTACATCAGGAATAGTGTTATACTTATCAAAGTGAGCTTTAATGAACTCATATTCTTTAGGATAGTTAGGGAAATGGTCTACACCAATACCACTAGCAGATAATAAACTGTATTCTTTTGAAACAATTAGTTTACTTAAATACTGTAACTCAATCATGACCTATCCCCCTTATAATACTATTCCACGAACATCTTTTCCAGTAAATACAGCAACAATAGATGAATTATATACTCGACTGGTTAATCTAGCTCCCAATACTTTTAATAACTCATCCTTTGAAACAACATTACTTGTATAAATGTTTGATTTCTTATTAATCGTTCGACTATCAATTAAAACTAATAACTGGTTATATTCATAGTCTGTTAGAGGGGTTGTTGCAATATCATCCCAAATTACAACATCACTCTCTTTAATCTTTTCAATATACTCATCCGACACTGGATTATTAAAATTCTTTAATTGTCTTAATAGAGTAGGTACATGAACAAATAGTCCAACTGAATCAATCCCAGAGGTACTCCACTTCTTATCAAAATAACTAAGCATCAACTTAATAGCCCAAGTTGTCTTTCCTGTACCACTTTCAATAGAACTAAGAAAGAAGTTATATCCGTTATCAATATATTTATCAATTTTACGTTGAATATCCTTTAACTTTCCAAACGTTCTCTTATCTTCTTCTGTTGTAGGTGTTAGTCTATCTGGATACCATTGTGCTTTTGGTAATTCAGACCGTTCTAACATATCTACAATTGTTCTATATCTTACACAATTATGACAATCTAACTTACAGATGTCTTTATACCAACAGTTGTTATTTCTCTCCATCAGAATGTCTCCTTGTTATCTCGAATACTCATCAATTCTTCTTCTGTAAAAGAGGAACTAACAGTATTGTCTCTACTCTTCTTATAATTATCTTTGTGATATGGGTAGAACATTCCCCACTCTTTATCAATACTTTGAATAATACTTTCAATCTTTGTAGGACAAGAATCAAGAGACCTCAAGATGTTCTGAATATGTTGCTTGCCAATTAACTTATGATTGTAAAATTTAGATGTTTCTGGTGGATTTAATCGCAAGTTAAAGTATCTCATTAACTGCTTTCTTTCGCCATCATCTGTTGTATAAGCGTTCACGCACTCTGTTATAATCTCTGGCAATGCTTTTGACTTTTTCTTCTTTAACTTCTTACTTGGTTCAGTATAGAATGGCATATCAGATACATCTTCAACCTTTTCTTTCTTTGTTATTGGGGAAATCAATAGTACATATTCATTTTTCTTCAACTCAATGTAACCATTTTCAAACAACTCATTGAAAGCATTTTCATCTTCAACCTCAATACCAGACATCATACAAGCGTAAAACCCCTTAGCACGTAAGGAAAGTGACGTATCAAGTAATGCTTTCTTAGGTATTGTTGTGTATGAAATTTGTGTCTGTACTCTCATTCAATATCGTTCTCCCATTCTTCCAATTGACTTAGAACATACTTTCTTCCCTTTCCTTCGGAAGTTTCTGGGGAGATGTGATTATTCTTCAGTTCTTTAATAATATTCTTATTGTCTGTGATGTAAAAAGTTGAATTTTTAATCTTATTATTAACCATGTATCTCTTGTAAAAACTTATAAAATTGTTATTTTGGTCAGGATTAAAAATACTAATTGCTTTTCTAAATAGCAAATAGCGTTCTTCCATATCGGATACATCTTGGTATCCTAGATACTTTGTTCGTTCCCAGACATACATATAATCTTTACGTCTGATTGCTTGTAAAATATCATATTGATTATTACTCATCAAAAATACCTCCTAACCATTATTGCTAGTCAAGTTGACTGGATTTGCACCAGTCCTTTCGTTATACGAACGTGCTACTACTACACAACAACTTGAAGTTAGGGAGTATGATTTACTCCCTCATTATAGCATTGAACTAACTCTTGTCAATAGTTAATTACACAGAAATTCTAACCAATCTTCTTTAAAGACATCTAACACTTCTGAATCTGATGTGTTTGGTCTATTCTTCTTTCCGATTGGTTTCATATCTACCTTAGTTACTACGTGCTTAACTTGTAATGCTTCTTCACCTGGAATCTCCAACTCTTCTCGAATTGCTTTACGAATTGCCTTATGTTTCTCAGCAAATTCTTTCTTTGACTCCAACTTTGTGTATTTTGGTAAGGTGGACTTATCAATCTCGCCTAACTGTTCATTACAAATTAGATAGCCAATAACAGCCTCTTGAAGAGTAAACTTGTGGTTTGGTATGAAAGAAGATTTAGATGCTGTGAAATCATCTAGTGAATCTGTTACTTCTTTTGTATCAAACTCATTTAAGTGAGAATTTCTGTATTCATACCACTTTTCATCTGCATAAATCAATCTATCTACATACGGGCCTCTTAATTTTGCACTTGCAGCTTCATCAATTTTTTCCTTTACCGATTCCCTTGTGTAGATATGCTCTGTATCTAATTCTATAATTCTTTCTTTGAAGAAAGCCTTACCAACTGTGTATAATCTATAATAGAAGAATTGTGTAAATCTTCCATCTGAATAGTATTTACTTGGCAGTCTTTCTAATTCTTTTTCTTGTAACATTCAGAATAAATCCTTACTAATGACCGGATATACTCATTTCCGCACTTGAATTTAATTACATCCTCTAAACTATCTGTACGGTTACGAACTTCCTCGGTGAATCCAAGAAAGAAAGAATCAGTCATATAGCTTAAACCGTCAGGTAATACGATTGTGTTTTGAGTATTCCAGTCAACCTTATCTTTAATTAAGTTCCACACATTTTTTCCAAACTCTCTACCACTTAGGTAGGCTTGGCTAATTTCTACTTCAATCATCGCATGTAAATCTCTATTACATCGCCATGTAAAACTGGCACATATTCCTTATGGTTCTTCATAAAGAAATATTTATTGTAACTCATCTTACTCCAGTATACTGCCTCTTCTTCGTTGCTTTCATCAGAGTTAAACACCTTACTATCCTTATGTAATAACTCTGCAACAAGACATCTACTCTCATTGTCGTAGTAGTAATCAGTATTCTCATCTTTGGTGATAGTGTATCTCTTTGAGTATCCACAGAACTCTAAAACATGAAGTGCTAACTCATTATCTAACTGGTTGAAGTTTAATGCAATATCCTTTGTATTGTTACATACTAACTTACTGTGAGTTCCTAAGAAGAACTTTAAGTAAATATTGCGAGGAATCTTAAACTTCTCACTCTCAATCGCAGGAATGCTTACTAATGCATACGGATTGACATTACCTGCAGGTGTAACACATGTTTGACCAGTTTCTCCATCCTTGTAAAAACTAATTGGAATCTCCCAATATAGATTACAGTTAGGGAAGAAGATACGATGTCTAGCCATAAATCTTTCAAATCTAATCTGTCTACTATTCTCTGATTGTTCTAATGCCATCTCAGTAAAACTATTACCTGTTTCGTCATACATTAGTTTTGCTTGTGATAGAGAGTTAATCTTAACTCCTGTATTCTTTTCATAATACAATCTATTAACTTGTAAAGCAAAGAATAAATATCTAGCTTCACTAAATAATAGTGGTATTTTAAATGAGTCGGATACTGTCAATGCACATACTGCATTACTATAAACATTAGGGGTAATCTCATCATGGAAAATAATTTCTGATAGAGTATTAAAGTCTAATGTCTTAAATCTACTCTGGAATTCTAAATCTGATTCTAATCTGTTGTAATACTTTTCGTTGGAAATATGAGAACTTTTGAGCTTATACATTTACTTCTTCTTGGAACATCTTTCTTGCTGTTTCTAACTTTTCTAAATCTTCCTTACTTAATTGATTGTTGATTGCTTTTTCATGGAATGAATCCTGTTGAATGTCTACTTGTACAGTTTCCTCTAACGTCATATTGTTATATACCTCTTTCTACTATTTTTTGTATACATAAAATACTTTTTCTTGCATTTAATCTTTTGATTGCTTTATAAGAAGGATTTTGTTTTCCACCTCTATCCCTAAAGTCAATGGAATTACTTTCAATATCCATCAAAACAAAGCCACCATTGGTTCTTCTCGCTTTAATAAAACAGGTTCTTCCTAGATATTTAACTTTATCGTATTGTTTAAACCCGTGAACCTTACCTATTGGGTATCTCTTCTCATCTCTACTGCCTTTTGTTAATACCCTGTTTTGTACTGATACACATCGTTTTTGGTATAGTACCTCAGAGGGGCTAAACTCTAAACCACCACTTGCAATCACACAGGCATCGATGTAATGTTCCTTTTCGATACCTAAGTTTTCTCGATTGGCTTTTGTTACAAATCCAAAGGTTTCTATTGCATTAGAATATTTCTTTAACAACATACTTCTGAGGATAGACAGTTGAGTTGCATATCTTAAATTACTTCTACGTTTACCCTTTAACTTCAAGTCTACTTTACCTAAGTGAACGGCTTTATGACAATCTTCACATAAGGTAATGAGATTCTCTAAACTATCACTACCACCTTTGCTACGATAGATAATATGATGAACTTCCAAACCACAACTCTTTTTGCCACAACATTGGCAAGTGTACTTATCTCTAACCAAAGCATGTTCTCTAGCATTTGCATAACCATAGTTTACACCTTTTTGATACGCCCACTTGTGTTCTTGTAACCATGGTTTTTCCATGAGTTGAGTGTCAAACTTACCTGTTTCAAGAACAGTGTCTTTGATTGGAAGAATCTTCTTACAAAACTCGATTTCTCGTTCATGTCCGTAGCACTTGCTTAGAACCGTAGGGCAATACCTACCTTTCTTGGTAGAATTGCCTCGAGTTAAGAATCTATGTTTTCTATATCTAGTTTTTCTACTTCTACGATTACGTCTAAATGTACGTCTACGGTCCATTTTTCGCTTAATATCATCTCTTAATTCAACTTGTGCTTGATACAGTACCTTTCTATTCCCAACACAGGCTACACCTACGTGTTTAGAACCTGTATCTACACCAAGTACTATATCCTGTACGATTTTAGTTTCAGGTTCGTACAGTAACCTGATTGTAAATGGACAACGTTTAACCACTTTTGCCTTTTTATCTCTTAGTAATCTACGAACCTTGCCAAAACGTGATGTTGGCATAAGTGGTTGTCCATTCTTGTCTAAAACATATACGAACATACGTTTCAACTCCTTTCGTACTTTAATTTTAGTGAGTTTCAATTAATATAATTCAGTACTCACTGAACTGTAATGTCTAACTTATCTCTTTTACCAAGATAAGTGTCGGACTTCTCATCGACAATGATAATTAGAGTTTTGAAATTACTAACACAGAGTTATTTTAGCACTCTCAACTCAACTTAATCAGTAATCACAGGGCTTCGGTCTTGAGCATTCAACCGAAGGTGTGTATGTGTTTCATCTAACTATCGTAGGTTAAATTTCTTTAACCTGAGTCTTGTAAACAATCGTACCTTTAGAAAGGTATTAGGATTTATCCTAGTGCATGTTTACTCTTAACCGTTTCTTCTAATGTCATGTTTCGCCTTTCTTTTTTCAAAATTCTGCAAAAATAGCCTTTATAATATCATTACCACTAGTCCTAAATTCCTTATTGCTAGTAGAATAAATATCAACCCCAATAGACCATTTTGACGGGGTAAATAATGTACCAGTATCCTCTAAACGATTGAATATATAAATATCCTCATCTGCAATTCTACCACTTATATAATCTGGTTTAATATAAATCAATCTTTGAGCAAATGTGTCAGGTAGATACAATTCTTTTGTTTCTTTAGCAACTTGTAACATCCTTTTCTTTAATTCACCCTTTGAAATAGTTAAATGTGTTGTAGTCATTCCATCTATCTCTAATACATTATAAGATTGTCCTTTTTCTCTTTCTCCGATAACATATACTCGATAAATCTTATCTACAACGCATAAAAATGTAGGTGATTTAAACCTATCTAAGTAAAACAATTCTAAATGTGGAACACTTTCCCAATCTCTTTCATCCGATAGAATATGGGATAGTTCCAATGCTTGTTTCACTACTTGATTGTTACCACTTACATACAGTAGCCCTTCAATTACATCTTTTGTTTTCACTTACCGATTTTACCAATTACAAATTGTCTATCTTTAAAGAATCCACTTAAAGCTCCAACTCTATCCATATCACTAAATGATACGATAGCACTAAATAAACCACACTTAAAGATACATTCTCTACTGTGTTTGTATGGGAACGTAAACTCATATAACTCATCAACGTTGTCTGGGTTAAATATTCTAATTGTATCTGTACCATGCTCTTTTGCCAACTCATACAAGTAGATAATATAATCTTTAATTACATAATCTAATTGTCGCTTTGGCATATCTATACAGTCAAGTCTTAGCATGATTTGACTTCTTCACCCCAAAGGTTAATGAGGAACTTTGTTTGTTCTAGCTGCTCTTTGATTGTCTTATATTCTGTACTCTGTCTGTTAACTAGTGGTAATGTTGCACGTAAAGTACTATCCAACTCATAAAGTACCTTATTTATTGGTTTAAACTTACTACTTTGCAGCACAATCTTGTTTACAGTGTTTCCACCGTTTGTGCAGGTAGCATACTTCTTCTCCTGCAATAAATATTCTTTAACTGTCATAATTATTCAACCTCTTCTTGGTTACGCAAGAACTCAAGGAATAATTTAAAGTCATGTTCTTCCAAGATGTAAAAATTACCATCATCATCCCCAAAATTAAATGAGATTACACTATGGTCTTTTCTCATGAAATGACATTCATCTCTGTTTTTAGTAATCCATTCTTTTTTGATACTAAATGATTTCTTTGGTTCTACACATGTTTTACACTCGATTAACATTGAAACATCACTTACATTTACATCACCCTTTTGCCACATGGTAGCACCACTGTTTTTCACAGTAGCACCACCAGTAGCCTTAGCAACATTATTCTCTTGTTTCTTTGAATAATATCGTGTTGGATGTTTTGTTCCTTGTTCAAAAGGTAATTTCACATGTGTTTCCACTAGGACTTACCTTCCTCTCTGTCTAACTTCTCCATTTCTTTCTTAAACTCAGCCTCTTCTTCTGAATCATAGTTAGAAACCTGTTGTTCCTGTTCTAAGATTACAGATAAGTCCTCGTCAGCCAATAATGAAATGTTACCACCATTTGACATCGCTTGTTCCAGACGTTCTGTGTACTTCTCTGCAAATTCTGGATGTTCCTTTAAGAAAGTAATAAGTTTTTGCTTACCATTGAACTTTAACGGTTCTCCACCCTTTGTAGTAAGCACCTCGCCACTCAATGGGTCTGTCAATGTAATCCAAGCACCACCTGCTGTAATATAACCAAAAGTAGTTGCAGTAGCCACTAAATCACCAAGATAGTCCATACCACTATCGTATAAGTATGTGATGTATCCACCACCACGATTTGTTGCACCAACTCTACTCTTTGTAGTGCTAAATGAAATTCTGAATCCAACTGCCTCAGTTGCTTTCGAATCGGAGATTTCTTCCCCCTTAGCGTTGATGAACTTACGTGTACCAAATCTCATCTTAAATGATGGATAATAATTAAGTGCATATCCACATGGTTCGTTGTAACGAATAGCACCATTGTGTAATTTTTCAATTCTTACTTGGTTGATAACCAATAAGATATTTCCAACTCTTGCTGTTAGAGTAGTCATTTTTCTAATGAATACCCCCAGTGCCTTAGCAATACTAGCTCTCATTCCCTTATCCACAGTACTTGAACTATCTAAAACCTCTTGTGGAATCAACATTGGTGCAGAGTCTAGTACAATCATACCAATCCAAGGCTTTAATTGTAAATCTTCGATAAAATCAAATATCTGTTCTGCTGACATTCCATCAACTTCACCACGTAGGAATTTTCCTTCTTCCGTACTTAGCCCAGTCATTTTACAAAGAAATTCCTCTTGTCCACGTAAGGTGTTTTCGGCATCAACGTATACACAAACCTTACCAGGATTTTCATGTTGATATTGTGCCATTAACTGACAAGCGCCTAATGTTTTTCCACTATGTTCTACTCCACTAGATACAATAAGTTTTTGATACGGTACTCCCCCAAATGTTGCATAGTTTGCTGATACGCTGCCAAAACTCAATCGTCTGACTGCACCAATGATGTTGGATAGTCTATTCTTCCCCCACTTTTTATTAAGTGCCTCAACATCTGCTTTAAATGATTTTAAATCTAATTCTGTTACTTCCTTACTCATCTCGAACTCCCATCTTCATTTTCTTTTCTGCACTTCTGCTAATTAAAACACTATTTAAGGTATTAACTAATCTATGTGCTTCATCTAATTTAACACTCATTAAGTCCTTAACCATCTTATATAAAGAACTTACTGCTTGTTTATCCATTGAATTGATTGTTGCAATACTTGTTTTTTCTGCCTGTGTTCCTGTTGCAGTTGAGTATTCCCTTGCGTTCTTCTCTTTCTGCAAGATAGTGGCACAATCACTCATCAGCGAACTTTCTGCTGTATAGTTGCCAAAGAAATAACATTCAATAGATAATCTCATCATTAACTGTCTGATTTCTTCATCAGTCATTGATTCTAACTTTGACATTTCTTTTACAATCGTGTCAATTGGTTTACTATACTTTTCGACTGCTTCCTTAGCAATTGGTTGGAGTTGTAGATATGTATGTCTACACTCTTTTCTTGCCTGTTCTATGTCCATAATTTCCTCTCCTATTCCAACTAAATCATATCATACGTTTTTAGCCTGTCAAGTGGTTGAAACTGCCTAACAATAACTCACCAATAGAACCTATTGTGTTTGTAGGTAGCCCAACAACTTCTACATTATCCTCACATAACACAAAGTTCTCTAAGTTATCTGTTGGAATAGTATCACACGATGTAAAGTATATTCCCTTACTATCTCGAACAATCCACTCCGCACCGTCTCTATAAGTCTTTTCAATCCCATTATTTAGAAACATCCTTCCAGTCGTTCTTTGGTGATGTGGGATTGTTATTAGAACTACGATAGATACAAAGATTTCTGATAGTGTGAGAGCTTTTAGGAATGAACCACCAAATGCCACGGTAAGTGGTAATGATACAAGAAATCCACCAAACAAATGTCCTAAATAGTAAGTTAAGAAATACTTAAACTTTTCTCCTACAGGTAGTGCAGTATATTTTTCAAAAAATACTTTCTTTCTTACTCTACCAAGGTATTTTTTGATACCCTTTCTCTGCTTTTTGTCTATCTCAACCATACCCTACCCTCTCAATAAATAAATAGCATAACTTACAACCACAAGTCCTTAACAATTTCACTTGCATCTTTACTATCCCAAAGTGTTACAACGTCAAATCTTAGGTCATAAGGTATTTGCAAATGTTCCAACTCACTTGGATGATTCTTTTGTTCTTCTGTAAGCCCATTATCAAACTCTGTACCATCAGAATTTAACCGATTAATTAATACAACCTTAAAGTCAATATCCTTACAACTCTTAAATAGATTATACTCACATAGGAAACGCATATCAGATAAAAAGAACACCTCATTATCACTATTCAATATCTGATTTAGCACAATAGCACTATAATAATTATCATTTCCATAAATACCATAATGCTCAGGGTCATCTAATGCCTTTTCATTATAATAATTTTTTACTGGTCTGGATAACGCTTGTAATAGATTTCTACCTGCAAAATCCTTTTCTCCATCCCAACCCAATGACTTTGCCTGTTCCTTTAAGTGTTTAGCAAAGCTCACATGTTCACACTTAGCATTACATAGTGCTTTAGTATGAATTACCATAGTATCCTTACCATGTCTAGCCTTGCCAATAAAAGCAATTACCAATCGTTTACCAGTTCGTTGGTACTCCTTCTTTTCTTGTTCAAAACGTTCCTTCATTTCCTTAGTAACTGGCATATAATAGCCAAAGGAACTAAGATAAATCTTGTCAATTTCTCCCATAAATTTCCATACTCCTATACTCAAAACTCTTCTTCGTCTAACAACTTCGTTTCAACCTCTGTATCTCTATAATATTGGAGGTCGTCTAGGTCATCTGTAATGATAATATGTAGTCCATCAACTGTTTCATGGGTATATTGATACACATTACTAAACGTCATACCAGAATCAAGGTCATCTTTGAAAGTAACATCATACTTAGCAACAACCTTATCCCCATCTAACAACGAGATTGTCTTTATGTTATTTTCCTTTAGTTTATTAAACACAGATAATATATGCCCATTATAAGAAGAATACACTATATTGCTTGTATCTGGAATAAACATCTTAACAAAGTGTACTGTTTCTTTATATGTAGTGCTTACACCGTTATAACTTGTGTAACTAATGTTCTTAGATGTAACAATATTGTCAAGAATTAGACTATCAATATCACCTACATCAATAGCAAACTTTTCATGGTCAGAGAACATAAATTGAATTGTATCCCACGTTCCATCGGTGTTTTCTTCTACTCTTGTGAATAAATTACCATATTTCACAAGAATATCTTCCCAATCATCTCCAATATATAGTTTGTGCAGCGTAGGAACTTTCTCTAACAACTCATCAAAATCATGGTATCTCCATGATTCATCCAGTTGCCCAAACAGTAGAAAAGGAACTTTCCTAAACAGAAAATCCTTCTTACAATACGGGGAATTATCATAGCCAAAACAAGGTTCATACACTTGCGTGGATAGTGGGAAAGCAATCTCTACTGTATCAGTATAGAACTTATCATACACTGTTCCAGCATTATGCTCGTAAGGAATATCATTCCAGTCATCCCCATAAATACCATTAACTGTTTCACCAAGATACAGTTTAACGATATTACCAAAACACTCAAAATCTAAAATCTTCATTATATAAAATCTCCTACCATTATACTACCACATCAAAGCAACCGTGTCAAGAAGAAAAAGAGAGGATATTACACCTCTCTTAAAGTTTCACTCTTCTTTAAGACATTCTTACCACATGAAGTTCTACCAGATGGTTTGTAGTCTTTCACTACAACATCAATAGTTCTCTTATCTGTGTCTAGTTGTATCGTATCTGTATCATCCACAGTATATACCTTGTATAACTTGTCTCCATCTTGTTTAAAACCCATTACAACTGCACCGGACTTCTTAGAAATGCCTAATGACTTAGCATATTCACACTTCTTAACAAGACCTAACTTAGATACAAATAGTACAAAGTCTTTTGGTTGAGTATCAATAAAGATAACCTTATCTGTAATACCAAAACTTTCAAATGACATACCTTGTGCAGTAGATAGACATACATCAATCTTCTTAACTGGTATCTTATACATCATACCTGTTTCAGTTACTACAATTACATTATCTTTCTTTGTAAACTTACCTACATATAGGTCAGTAGGATTCTTCTTATACTTAACAACCTCAGTTGATTTAATTGTATGTTCAGAAGATAAAGCAACCATATATTCCTTTTGTTTCTTAGGAGTACGTTCTTTCATCTCTTTTTTAGCAACAGCCAACTTAACTTCTTCAATGTCTGCTAACTTAGTTCTGCGTTCCCAACCATACTTATCTACCAACTTATCAAATCTACCTAAGAAATGCTTATCTCTTGCCTTATCATCCTCTAATAGATTTGTATAGTACTGTAGTTCTTTCTCTAACTTAGCTTGCTCGTCATGAATTTTAATCTGTTCCAAGTTAGCTAATCTACCCAATGGCATATCTACAATGGCTTGCGTTTGAAGTTCAGTAAAGCCTAACTTCATAATAGAATCCTTGGCATCTTGCTTGGATTTACTCTTTTTAATAAGGGCAATAATCTTATCAATCATATCAAGAGCGGAAATAAGACCATTTAATACTTCCAATCTATCTTTATTCTTACTGATAAAGTAGTTAGATTCCTTAACAACTAACTCTCTATTATTTAAGATAAATTCATCGAGGTATCTTTCCATTGTAACTATCTCTGGAATACCTCTACGAGTAATTGCTACACGATTATTAGAAAGACTTACTTGTAGATTTGTCTTAGCATACAAGTAATTTAACACAAGATTCGCACTCTCATTGTCAGTGCAAACAATTTCGATTTCAATGCTATTCATATTACTATAATTAGCCACGGATTTAATTGGCAAGTTATCTGCTTTTGAGGTTAAGTTCTTTAAACTTTCCAAGAATGTTTCTGGATACACTTGGTATGGCAGAGAGTGAATGATGATAACATTATCAGTTATAGTAGCATTGCCACGTAACTTAACTGTTCCGTTACCTGTCTTATACATGTCAACCATTTCTGACTTGTTAATAATAATACCCCCAGTAGGAAAATCAGGGTAAATAAGAGAATAATCTACCTTACCACTCTTCAAATATTTGTGAAGTAGATTCTTAAACTCAATTAGATTACCACCAACCCATGTATTAGCCTTACCATACCCAATACCTGATAGGTGTGATATATATAATAATGGTACAAGGGAAACCCACTTGTTTAAAATAGGTTGTTCATCTTCCTCTAAGTAGTTCAACCCCATATCAAGCAATTCTTTGTTATAAAGAAGAATGTCATGGGAAAATTCAGATAATCTCATCTCTGTATATCTTTGACTTGCAGCATCATCTCCACCAACAACAGAGCCAAAACTACCATGTCCGTCAATTAAAGGAACTTGGTATATAAAGTCTTGAGCCATACGTACAAGAGCCTCATATGCATCTGCATGAGGGGAATAGTTCATTAACTCACCAGTAACTTTTTGAGATTTTGAATAAGATTTGTCATAAGTATGTTTATTAGCATACATAGACCATATACCTAACAATCCAATTGGTTTTAACCCACTTGAAAGGTATGGAATGGCACGCTTTAAATTTACCTCATTTGCATAGGTATACATGCTATCCATTATCTCTGAAACAATGTCTATTTTATCTGTCATAACGCTATGTCAACTCCTTTCTTTGCCACATCCTCGTAATAAGAATCTAATATTTCACTTCTTCGAGTTGCATCATCCCCCATGGCAATTTCAAGAGCATTAACAAAATCATCATAGTCTGTTATCTCTAATTGCTTTATGTTTCTAGTGCTTACCTGCATTAACTGTTCGTATGCTTCTTCTTTTGTCAATTCGCCAAGACCCTTTGCACGAGAAACCTTGTATTTCTTATTAGGATTATCCTCTTTCCAAGCATCAAAAGACTTATCATCTTGGAATAATTGATATGTTCCATCTGGGAATGTAACTTTAAATAACGCACCATACACACGATATACATGCCCATTAAGTAATAGTTCAGGACACAACCAATTAAGCGCTGCAATAAATAGTAATGTAATGTGATTTCCGTCAGGGGTCTCCGTCACAGTTATGAGCTACGACGCCTCCTTCAAGCAAGAAGTTGTGATGTTCAGGCACTTCCATACAATACACAGGTTCATTTTTAACATCAATAAATTCAATGCTTGTTATCTTGTGATTGTAGTGTTTTCCTGCTTCATACGCCTCTTCATAAGAATCAAAAACTGCTAAGATTGTTTCAAACTTAGGGTCTTTCTCTTCTTTAATTCTAACCGAGTTATAGTTTTCCTCGTTTAACTCTAACCCTCTATCAGTAAGTCGGTTAATAACCCTAGCAACTCTTGACCGTTTCTGAACCTCAACGTTATTGTCTTGTTCTCTCTTGAGTACATAATTAGAAAAATTTACATCCTTGCTTAACTCAATAGCTTCTTCTAAACTATTAAATAGTGTGTTTAGATTAGAGAATAGGGCAGCACCTTGACACTTATTGTAGTTATAATTCTCTTCATTAACTTCAAAACCATTTTCAATAAGATATTTGAGTGTCTTTAGTGATTTGGTTTGTTTACTATGGAGAATATGCAATGGGTTGGAGTTAGACTTCTTACATGAATCTCTATTAGCCTGTGTCTTATTGTACCCAATAAAGTGAGAACTTCCGTCATAATGCCCTAACTCCCTAGCTCGCTTAACAGCATCTATATGTTTTTCTGAACCATTATACGTCTCTGCCCAACTCTTTAATTTACCTTCTTTATGTAGTTCTCTAAAGTATTCTTTTCCTTTTTCTGATTTATTGTGCTTAGAATGTTCTATAAAATGTTCTTTCGCAGTTAGCCATTCAAGGTTTTCTGGAGTATTATTTAAACTATTGTTCTGATTAAATACACCTATGTGATGAACGCATATACTATTTTGATTTGGTGAATGTTCTTCATTCTGCAATCTCTCTAAAGCATCTTCTTTTTCTTTAACTAAAATAGTATTTCCAACTAAATCATGTGTATATTTATACTTTCCAGAATTTCTATCGAAATACATTTCATGTTTATTCTCTATCTTAGTATAAATAGGCATTAGTGATTGACCGACTTTTAGATTTTGAGCCTCTTCATAACTCAAATCCGGTAACATAAACTTATGGTCTAATGTACATTTAATAACCTTACCATTATCTAATGTAATCTTAACCAATTTATTTGTTTCTTTGATTTTACGGATATTCTTTGCTAAAGATGGGGCAACATTACCATTTTTATCAATAGAGTATACCCACAATGTCTTAACATCATTATCTACAAGTTCCTTAAAGGAGTAGAAATTACCATCTAAAGATTTAACCTTTGTATCCCCTGTGAAACAAGCAATAATAATCTTATGATAACGCAACTTCTTAGTGTTGTATATGAGTTTACCTGTATCTTTATCTACATCTAGTCCAAGTGCCTTTACAATACTGGCAATTTCAGCATTTGCATAAACCTTGTCAATAGATGCCTTTAAACAGTTTAGCCCTTTACCACGAACAGGAAGGCATGCCTGGAATGTACTATCTCTTGTAGATTTGATTGTTCCTCCAGCAGAATCTCCCTCCACGAAATAAATTTCGCACTTACTTCTATCGTTCTTGTTCTTAGGGTATGCATCGGATAGTTTTGTAGGGAAATCACCAAATAAAGATGTTGTATCCTTTTTAGCAACTTCTCTGATTTTATCTTTAGCCTTTTTAGCTGCTTCTCTAGCACGTCTGGCGACTAAAGCACGTTCAAGAATAATATCAGCCTCATTAGGATTATTCATTAACCAAGTAGCAAAATCTCCACTAATTGTTTGGTTGATAATGTTGGCATCAATACTATCAATTCTACTCTTATTTTGTGCATCATACTTTACAGTTGTGGTAGTTACATTAAAAATAACATAAAGACCTTCCATTAACTCATTAGAAGTTAGATTCTTTTCTTTAGCCTTTAACTTATTTGTTTCTTGTGCATATTTATTTAATGTTCTAGTAAATACACTCTTAAAAGCAGAAATATGTTCACCACCCTCAGTTTTTCCTAAATTAACAAAGGAAGTGATATTATCTGAATAATCTGATGTATAAGTTAAACACATAGAGATACTATCCGTTCCAATAGTTCTATCAATAATAAAACGATTAGAAAATAGTTCTTTATCTCCAACTCGCTCTGTTACCAAGTGGTCTAACCCATCTGGAATAAAGTATGTAAACTTCTTCTCTTTACCACCTTTATTATAGGTGAAGTTTGTAGTTAAATTTGGAACTAATGCACCAATTTCTTCAAAATAGTTACATAAAAATTGAAAATCAGGTTCATTAGAGGCAAAGAATTGTTTATCTGGATACCACTCAACAATCGTTCCACTTTGCTCTGAGGTTTTCCCCACTTCTCGCTTTTGGAAAATACCATCTTTAAACCACAATTTTTCGTACTCACCATCTCGCACAGATTTTGCAATTAATTTGCTTGATAGCCAGTTGGTCAGCTTTGCTCCGATTCCATTCAAACCCAGGGAAACTCCACTATAAACACCATCAGCAGATGTCTTTCCTGATGTATTCATGACGTCAAAACTACGTTGCATAATAGTTTCTCCATTTTCATCAATACCCGCATTAATTAAGAACCCCTGTCCAAAGTCTTGAACAACATACTTATTCTTATCTATGTCAACTAAAACATTTATTGTATCACCATGTCCTAGCACTACCTCATCGACTGCATTAGCATAGACCTCTTTAATTAGATTTGTATTTGTCTTTGAACTTCCTAAATACGTTGATGGTACTCTTCGACAGAACTCCCTAGGGGTTTCTGATATAATACTATCTTCTGTATATAATGTTTTATCTCTTTTTACCATTTGCTACTTCCTTTCTCTTTAAACTAAAACTCCGTAATTTACTGCATTTTACGGATAATTGCTTTATTTGTGATATTATCATTACTTTTCACAATCTATCTTCCTTTGAATCAATATTCTTGAAAACTTTAGTGTTGCCTTTCCGTTTTCGTATAAACATAGGTTTCTCATAGTTGGAGTATAATGTCCTTTACCACCACTTGAAAAGAAATCATTACACCATTGTTCTCCCATTCCTTTAATACCCAATTCAATATTATAGGGTATTCTATCTATTCCCACAATCTTGAATTGATTAGGATTATATTTCTCTATGAAAGTAATCGGTACTCCCATAATACCATAATAATCACATGGTATATCAGATACTTTATCTACATTGATAGCATCGAAGTTATGATACTTAATGTAATTTTCCTCTTTATATTTCTTTGTTAGAGTTAATTTCTTAACATTTTTCCCAATATTTGTTATCCATATAGTATTTCTAATTTGATATATACTTCCATCTGGCTTTATATAATTAGCAGGATGTGTTTTACCGGTCCAAACTTTATTCTCTTTAAGTTCCTTAAATACATTCAGATACTTAACAACATTTATTGTTCCTATAAATAAAAACTGTTTCTTATTTTCCACTAATATATCAAAGAAATCACGTATCAAACTAAAAGGTGGATTTGTTATTACTATATCACAATCTTTTAATATCTTGATGCACTCATCACTTCTGAAATCTCCATCGCCAACTAACTTTTCTTGAATAACAGTTTTTCCATCATAAGTAGTTTTATAGGATTGTTCGTTATCAAGATAAGTAGAAACAATCCCTTTCAACTCTAAAACGTGGAAGTTATCATAAAAGTACTTCCAAAAGTTAGAATACTTAGGACTATCACAATTACAGTAAATTATCTTATCTTTTAAATACTGTGTATAGAACTTTAACTCATTTTCTATTTCATGTAGTTGCGTGTAGAACTCGTCATTCTTGGCAACCATTGCTTTTCTTAAATTGTCAGTTTTACCCATCAGTTAATCCACCGTACAATCGTATCACCTTTGTATCCCTTCTCAAACACAAACCACGCATAGGCAACTGCACTAGAGGTGTATTTCTCAAAATCACCATTCTTGGCACAATTCAATCTCCCACTTGCAATATATATATATCTAGGGGGATTTTCTTCAAAGAACTTCTTTCGTTCCTTACCTTCTAAGAATAACACCTTTAAGAACATTGCTACCTTATTTCCTGTAGGGATAATATCTAAACAATGTTTTAGAATAGGTAAAGCAATCTTGTATGGTGGATTAGTAATAATATCTCCATTAAATTCCTTAATATTAAATACATCTTCCTGTTTAATGTCGTCTATACCACGATAAATTAAATCCGTTGCAGTTACACTATATCCATTAGAAACAAGTACATCTCTAATGTGCCCCATACCTGCACATGGTTCTAAAATGTTTTTATTAAATGTTTCTTTTTCTAATAATAGTACCGTTGCTTTTGGTTCAGTAGCATAGAAATCATTTTCTTCTCTATCATTAACAAGACCGTTAGCACCCATTGTTACAAATGTATTAGTTCTTTTCATTGTACTCTCCTTACTTACTTAAGTCCTCTTGAACATCTTCCCACCTCTTTTTAGGTGTGTATAGCCATAAGGAAAGGAGTAAGAATAGAATTGATGCAATAAGACGGAAATTTTGTGAAGAAACAGAGTTAGTATAGTATACCCCTACCGAATTTAATAATGACATGTTAATACATATATTACTCATTCTTAAACTATGTTCTTTATTTCTTTCCATCTTGTTAATCATTCGAACACTAATAAATCCAACTAAAATACCAACAGTACCTAACCATCCACCAATAGTAAAAAGAATTGGATAAGTTCCTTTGAATGGGAAAAATACTAACATCACTAAGATGATGCCACATTGAATTAAATCTAATTTCTTAAGCATATATTGTCTCCTTATTTCACATTATACCACACAAAATAAAAAAGTAAATACCATTAGGTACTCACTCTTAAACATTTACACTAAATAATTTAATGATTAAATTAACTACTTTCTCCCAAACAATTAAAAATAAATTGAACATATTATCTCCTACTTAATTAAATCAGAAATCTTGTATTTCTTCCCTTTAAGTACATTATAATTCTTAGAAAAGTTTACTATAATGTTAGGATTATTTGGACTGGTGAATACTGCTTTAAGGATATATCCTTTCTTATTCTCTTGAGGCTCACCAAACTCTACATAAACAGAACCATTATGAAAGAACTGCTTGATGATTTCTAATAGTAAGGCACTTTTTTTCTTCTCTTCTGGAAGATGTAACATATACATATATTCTAAATCAACCTTGGCAAACTTTCTCCCCTCAGTGTACAACAGATAAGAGAATATAACCCCAACGCAAAGTAGAAGGACACTATTAGAGGACATGACCACACTAATCAGGATAAAGGAAATAATAATGTATAGATACCCAATATCTCTGTAATGATATAAAGTGTAATGTAAACCAGTTACATCATTCAAATGTGAAATAATCTCATTTTCTAAAATACAAGAACCATTAGATGACTTAAAATTCATATATTGTTAAATACCTCCACTTATGGTTTTTGCTAAAAGGGGTACTTTCATATTTTGAAAGTAAAGGAAATCTATATTTCACTTTAGATTTCTTGACAACGGACAATAGTTCATTCCAATTAATAAATTCAGGAACATCAATACCCAATTCTTCCAACGACTGAGTAATTGACTTCTTTACTGTCTCTAATTTCGGAAAAACTACTGTCTTTTCTGGTTGTCGTCTTTTAAAAATATATTGACAAGAGAACTCATGTCCTCTACGACCAATTTCAATACTTGTTAATACAGGGTCTGGCAATTCCAAGTGTCTATTGACTAGATTACCAATAATACTTGAATATTGTGGTTGAACCTCAACCAAGGTTGTACTACTAGATAAAACACGGTTTCTTATTTGCTGAAAAAGTAGATTCCTGCACCACTGACCGTTGATAAGTCTATTTAACTTCTTACCTTTATTAAGACTAGAAGATTTCATACATAAATCTTCTATAGCAAACACTTCACAACGATAATGTTTACAAAGTTTAAATAGTTCCTTTGCAATCTCTATTACTTCATGTTTTCGCTTATTGGTTATATACTTCGACTCGTTTGAAATGGAGCTAACAGCTAAGTGGTTTTCATAATCATTCAAAGGTTTTAAACTAAACATACCACTCGCAACTAAATGGAAATTATAATCTTGTTTCCAATCAGTTACAGACCAACCAACATAATTAGGATTTACATCGATTTGCATTGTTCTGTCTTTCTTAATTTGGTATCTATGATTTTCAAATATTGAGTTATCAAATATTATATACACATGGTCTAGGTCTAGTTCATAAGTAAGCGAAATGCTATTTGCCTTTTGTAACTCAATAAGTTTCAATAACTGCTTTTCCCTGTTTTTACCAACATTTTTAAGGGTTAATTTGATATGGTGCTCCATATCCGACTTAAATATAATTGTATGTGTGTCTACAATCTTAAATAATCTGTTACCATGGCAGTTACATTGCCCAATGGCGTAAATAGGGAACATACGCTTTTTGGAAAATTCATCCTTGCTAATCTTGTGTTTGCATCTGTCAATAAAACTCTTTCTCCCTCCAAAAATAACTTTTTGAGGATTAGATGCCTTATTGATAGTATAAATCTCCCTACTTTTGTAAATTGCAGAATTTTTTAAGTGTGATTTACAACCATCAATATTATTTAAGTTAGCTTGAATGGCAGTCAGTTCCTTAGTAGAATATTCACTATTCTCACAAATTCTATTATATGTAACTCGCAATACCTTATTAAAGTCATTTTGCACATGATAAATATATTTAAGGCTCTCTTCATCTGTAGAGTAGCTAATTTTTAATGTAGTTAGGTTTTTTGTTTTCCGTTCCACTCCTTTACATGCAACATTTTCTAACAAGTTGTTACTCTTCGACATTAGTTTTCTCCCTAATATATACTGAAAGTGTTGCTATGCCAAGACCTATGTAAGATAATGCCCACATGATAAAGATTTCATGTGTAATATACCAATATAGGATAGCATTAGTCAGTGCCATACTTAAAAAGTATTCTAGTCTTGTGTAATTGGTGCTATAATCTCTGTTTTTCCAATCAAAGACAGTTAGGATAATCAAAAGCGAGATACCAATGCATATTCCAGCTATCTGTGCAATTAGATAAGTCTTTGCAAGACCTAATAGAGCAACTAACACTAGCAGCCCAAAGCCTTTAATAATTCTCAGGCTATTTATAGAAGTATTAGTCATCTTCTCCATACATTCGTTCCCAACAATCCCCACAAATACCTGTCATTAATGCCTCTCTATCTTCATTAGAAAGACTTGGCAAACAATCTTGGATTTTCCCACCATTTCTCCATGCAATAAATCCATCATGAGGAACAACGACAGTATAAGACTTACCACACATAGGACAGCGACACTCAACATTACAAGTATTCATATAAGATTACCTCTCTTTACGTAAATAAGTTTACCACACTTTACCCTCAAGTGTCAATAAGAAAAAGAGGTTTTTACACCTCTTCTCTTGTTAAATATTCTTTAACTAATTGTACTACAAGACTTGCCTTCTTACCGAAAATCTTCTCAAAGAAAGGCTCACCTGTCTTTAAATAATCTTCCTTAACATCCGCAAGATATAAAGGAATAATCTTACTTAAATTCTTTAGGTCTACATCAAACGTTTCCTTACTCATTACACTCTCTAAACGTGCCATGGTGAAGTAACGGTCAATCTCAGAATTAAACTTAGCCTGTTCTGTACTTAGTTCAATCTGTTTCTTTTCTTTCGCAGTATTTTTAATTTCAGTAAATCTTTCTGTCTTATGTTTAACTGCAACATAGTTCTGAATAGCACCAGTTTCTTTATCTAGTTCAAAGATTTGAGAGTTAATAGGTTTATACACCAAACCTTCTTTCTCTCCACCCAAAGCAGATTCAACAGTAAGGGGAGTATTCATTAAATTCTTTAAAGTATCAATGCGAACAAAAGGAACAAGAATATCCTCTGGTACAAAGTTCTGTAGTTCCTCAAGAGAGAAACTTCTAAATACTTTATCTGTCTTTACAAAAATCTCAAACACTCTAAAGTTACGAACCTTATCTAAATTCTCTTGATACTCCATGTGTTGAATACCAGAACCATATAACTCACCAAACACATAGACCTCAATCACATCAGGATTTTCTCTAATATAGTCTTGAGCAAGAGAAATCATACGATGAGTATTCTCACAGGCATCCAATCTACTACCTAAACTATCATTCTTACCCACAAGTTGATTACGGGAGTAATACTCTACATAATTAGGAGTAACTAAAATTTGCATATTAGAGCCATGAATCTTCTCAGTAGCATAAAAGACATCATCCATAAAGGAGTTTAAATACTTATTCTTGAACACGTTATAATAATTCTCAATAGATGGATATTTCAACATAATAATTACCTCTCTTTTACTACTACATACTAACACAAAAAATAATTTCTGTCAATAAATAATTGTAATAAAAAATAAAATAATATTAAGCCTTAACAAATATTATATATAAAAAAATAATGGAACGTAATTAATACGCTCCATTATTTAGTGTTTAATTTAATACAAAATATTAAATATTGTCAAATGAAACACCCTCTGGTGTTAAAATAAAGTCTAGAACAACGTATTCCAATGCGTTGTAAGGTTTAAAGTATATCTTTGCAGGTAACTCTCTTCTATCCCTAGACTCTACCGTATCATTTACTTCAATCTTATAATCAGAAAGACCTCTATTTGCTCTAATATTGTCTAATATAGGTGTTACAGCTGACAAGAAAGTATTCTTTGTTACTGAATCATTAGGTTCAAATATTAGGCTTCTACAAGCGATTGCAATAAGTTTTCTCATACGAAGTAACAATCTTCTAACCGCAATACGATTAAGTTGAGATTCTTTAACTTGTAAGTTCTTTTGACCCCAAATCTTAACGCCATCAGTTGCAAATGTCTTAACAGGATTAATACGTCCATCATAAAGAACATCTTCATCTGCATTTTTAGTTGTTAAGTGCGCTCTAACACAATTAACTTCACCACGTTCAAGACCAGCAGGTGCAAACCATGGATAAGTTGTGTTATCTGTTTGAGCAAAGTTTCTAACAACGTCCTTTGTCGCAGGTAAATAAACATATTGACTATTATCTTGGTCAAAATATTTTACCCATGGATAATATGTACATGTATAATTTGAATTGATTTCAGAATCTTCCAAATTATAAACTGCATCATCAGGAGTAAACATTTCATCAACGAAGTCACCTGCACCCATAGGTTTATCAGGAGTTGTTACAACATATATAGAGTCAGCTCTTTCTTCTTCAAGCATTTCTATTGTTTCTTCAACAAGTGTCTTGTTATTTACATAATCAATACCAGGTGTTGCAAAAACATTAATATCAACAGCTTCAGGGTTAGAGAATTGTCTAATACCTGCTAAATAAGCGTACCAGTCTGATGTAATACCGTTTTGATTTAATCCTAACATATCTGGGTCTGATATTCTATTGAAAGAATAACCTTCACCACTATTATTGTCATAGCTACCTAAATATTTA